TTCCCTAGTACCACTAATCGCCTAGCATTTATGTAGAGCTCTTGCGTGTTCACGATGGTTGCGTGGTTCACTTACAGGGTCTCTTCTGCGCTGAAGTCGTTGGTGAAGTCTTTGCTCTGAAGGTCTGCCAGTTTAGTCTGAACAGATTCCAGGCTCTTCTTAACGTCTGCCAGATCCTTTTCCATGCCCTGAACAGCCTTCATCTTCTTTTCCAGGGTTTTTGCGTTGGTGTCCTTCTTGCTCTTGAGAGAATCAAGTTCCTTCTTTGCAGAGGACAGCACTTCCTCTGCATTCTCAACACTCTTAGTAAGGCGCACAACCTTAGAGGACAGCTTGCGGACACTTGCACGGCGGTCACGCTCTGCCATAGAGAGCATAGCAACACCGCTTGCGTTGGCACTAAACCATGCTTCAACCCACTTGACAAACTTGGTCTGAGATTCTGCTTCCGTGTCGTAGCCGTGGCCTGCTGTGGTAGCGGTGAATGCACGCACCTTGCCCACGCTCTGCTCAATGAACTGCTCAACAGTGAAGGTTGCAAAGACATCATTGACTTTGAAGGTATCGCCCATGATAGCGGTGGTAAGGCTCGTCAGATCGTTGAAGTAGAAGGTCTTAATCTTCTGAACAGAGTCTGCGTCTGCGGCATAGCGTGCCAGCAAATCAGCATCCAAGTAGACAGCACGGACGGCCTTGCAATAGGTCTCGTACTGCTCTGCTGTGATACCCTTCAGGCAGTCTCTGCCCAGGGCCTTCTCAGAGGTGTTGACTTCCTTGCCGCCCTTCTTGAAAAGGGCAACGGCTGCACCGGTGGTGCGGTTCTTCTCTGCGGCTGCGGTAGCGTTGAAGTTGATAGCGGACAGAATGGTAGTAGTAGACATAGTATTTTTCTCCTTTATGTGTTATAATGTGTGTATGGACTTCTTGCTATTATGAGCAAGCCAAGTGCTACAGACAAAATTCCAGGTTCTGCCTGTAGCCTATGGTTCGCCCACGATGGGCAAATATGTATACTGTAAAGCATGGTTTACCCTCTGTCTGCCAAAAACAGCCCTTCAACCATGCTTGCTATTATTCAATTGTCACGGAAAACTGTCTATTTTTGCTATTATCTGCGACAAGTCCAAACTTTTGAAGTCCAAACAAAAAACGCCAAACTTTTGAAGTTCAGCGCCGTCTAATTGCATATCTTTGCAAAAATATTCTGTTTTCTCAACCATGCAAGGTTGCATTGTACCGCCTAAAAGTAACAAACTGATAGCTTGCGTTTGAAACGTTGCCAAAACTTGCGTTTTGGATTCTTTCAAAACGGTTATATTGTTTTTATCCTTCCAGCGCATTTTGTCAATCTGGAATCGGTTTTGACCTGTTTTGCAAGGTAAACCACTTGAACAAATACGGAATCCGACCGCCTTGCCCGCCGTGCCATTTGCTCAACCGTTCGATTGATTAAAGGGTTGATTTTGTGTGTACACGTTCAAACCGCCATACTCTCGACCCGTCTGTTAAACGTGGTATCATGCTTGAGCGCCGTTCCGTACTGTTTGCTTTTACACTTCCTTCCGTTCGGGGAACGACCGCTTGCCATTTGGCGATTTGTCGGGGAACTTTCCCGCACCTTCCGACCGTGCGTCCCTTCAAGCCTTCCGGCCTTCCGGTGCCTATACTTTACCACGTTCCACTATGGTTGAACATATACTTTTGTTGCAAACGCATGGACAGAACACGCAAGAATTATAGATTTTTTAAAAATAGCGATATATCGTTAAAAATTATATTTTGGCAAGTAGTGGGCTTTTTGGCCGGAATAAGGATAAAATATAATATATAATACCTTATATGGGAAAATGAGATGCTTTAGCGTGGTAAAGTGTTAAAGTATTAAAGCAAAGTGCTTGATCTGGACAGAATAAATATTTTAGTATGGTAAAGTGCTAAAGCGTTAAAGTATTTCAAATTTGAACAATCGAACATTTGAAAATGCAACTAATTTGCAAATTCAATTCCCGGCAAAAATCAGCACTATAAACATACTGGAAAAATAGGAATATTCCCGGCCTGGAAAGTGACAAAACAGGCACTTTGTTCAATTAAAGCAAATACCGCTTTTTGCACAAAGGCGGCTTTTCCACTATGGGGATACTTTTCATTTTTGAGGCATTCCAGGCAGCAGGTCGAGATCCCAGTACATCTTTCTTGTTCATAATCACCAATTATGAATTTCATCTTCTCTTATTCTCTATACATTCTGCACAACAATTTCCACAAAAATACCAATCCTTTCTAATAACCACAACCTCTCTCCTATCAACTCAATTTATCCATTTTACCTGTTCCTATCCGGGTACATTTCCCTGACAAAATCATCCTAAAATATATCCCTATACCCTCTCCTACATACACCTACAAATCACTCATCTTTCCATCACTTTTCCATCAAAAATACCTAAAAATGGCTTAAAATCGCTATTTTTCAATCGGTAGCTCATTCGGTAACTAGCTAAATTTTAACGTATTTTCGTTATATTTTGGCTAGTTTTTCTTTTTATTTGTACCTTTTTACCCCTTATTTTGTTCCTTTTTAACTCAATAAAAGCCGAAAAAGCTAGGATTCATGCTGGTTTTCCCGATGTGCACCTTAAATGTACCGAAAATGACCATCCTTCGGAGAATAAAGTACCTATTTATGCTCATCCATACTCCCCTATCGCCATAAATAGACTGATCTGGCATCTGAGCAGCACTCTTAGAGACTCCAGACACATTTAATAAGCATAATTGTAGCCTCTGGCAGCTTACACAGAACACACAGAGTATCTAAATATCCTTTATAGAGAACAATGTGTAATAGCGACTATCGCTAAGTAAGCTGACGGTCACTGTCTGGAAAGATTACAGTAGATGATACTCCAAGAAACATACCTTATTATAATAGGCGCTAGAAATATTGGCATCCTGTATTATGTAGCTATTGAATTTTTGGCAATCTCATGGTATAATGAGTGTAGATAGCTATACAATACAGGATACTGTAAAGGAGATAATGATGGAATGACTGTAGTGAATGGTTGTGGTGGATATTTATAGCAGTCTTCCAGACAGGGCGTGGAGAGGGATCTCGCGTCTGCGGACGCTCGTAGGTTTACTCAAATTGAATCTATGTCGCTTACGCTCCATAGCTTCAAGTCGAGTAAACCATTAAAAGATATTTTGTGATAGGAGTTGTGGGTGATAAAACCTTACAGAATTCAAAGTACAACTAAATATTAACAAATTATGAATTTTGAATATCAAAACTGATATTACACATTCTATATATACGATTTGATATTCAAAAACTTTAGGAGGTATTACCGTATGGCAAAAACTTACGATGTTACACCAGATATGATAACAAAACTATCAGATGGTCAAGTTTTTAAGAACTTTTCTGAGCTTGCAAGATATTTGGACGTACTTGATAGTCATGGAAAACCAATCACTGGAGATAGTCGTCCTGCATTCTTGGAAGAGCTGGACAGATTCGTGGTTCTAAAGAAGGCTGGTCGGCAAATCATTATAAAAAGCATACGACCAGATGATGAGATACTTCCGGCAAAGCCAGTGGGCGGTAATAGAAAGTTTATTGACCTTATTCAGAAATTGCTCGTCTACCACTTTAACGCCCTTTGTCAGTCGCAGCCATGTGACGGCATTAAGCTACTATGGGAGAAGAAAGACATCTGGGAGACATGTGGAATGGTTGGTCATGATTACAGATGGTGGGGACGGAATGCTGAGACAGAGGATGACGAGGCTGTTGCTGAGGCGTTCCGAAAAATGGTTGGAAGTGTAAAACTAAAAACTTGGCTAGATAGTGCCCTGCATGGTTTAAAGGTAAACGATGCGTTAGATTATGAGGAGACGAGGGCATTTGTCAATTATGTCGATGGCCGTGCTGTCATAACTCCTTTGACCGACAAACAGAATTTAACCTACATGCGATTGAAGGCCGAGGTACTAAAAGATTACACATTGTCTGATGGTAGAACTCCGGCAACTGAACGGGATCTTTGGCAAACTGGTCGGATGAGAGATTTCTATCGCAAGCTGAACCCAAAGCTTAGAGAGGAATTTGAAAAAGAGCAAACGTATAGTACCATTCAAAAGGTTTATAGAATTGTTGTTGAGCCAAAAACTATGAACCTATTTGCTCGCAGGTTTGGAAAAATCGATCCAGCAGATGTGGAACTCGCTGTGCAGATGATGGCAAAGTTAAATACAATTGTCTGTGATGGCTTATTGTCCTCAATGATATTTAATAAGGAAGTCATTGTGGCAACAAGAGTTCAGGAACATGAAGATGTTGAGCGGCGACTGGAAGAGCAGAAGCCATGGGGAGACAATAATAAGATTGAAAGAAAAATCCGAAAGGAATTTGAATATAAAAAAGTTAAGTTGACTAACCAGCAGGTGGCAGATATGGTTGACAACACAATTCGTCAGTCTACCGACCAGTTACTTGTTACCTTGAACCAAAAAGACCATGGATGCAAGATTATCGAAAAACTGTATATCGACAACTTCTTGGCTGGAAGCGGTTTGACTGAAGAGCAATATGAGCAAATTATGCAGGATGCGGATAAAGAATCTGCGGATGCAGAACTTATGGCTCGACTTGTGGCTGAGGCGAATGCGAGAATGGCAGCTCGTGATAACGTAAATGTAGAATGCGTTATGAATTTTGAAGCAGATATTGTCGATAAGGTGTTGGCGGACAAGATGGCAGAAAAAAGTAATAAGAAAGCTGGCCGCAATGTGCTGGATTGTGGTCTTAATATTGATGATTTAATTGGTGATGTTTGAAAGAAGGTTAAGTATAATGAATTTTGATAACCCCTATTGGATTGATTTAAAGGTAACTTATGAGTGTTACCAAGCGGTTGGGCGCTTGCCGGAGTTTTATAAGAAGCATGTCTGCACAAAATGCCAGTATGAGATCCCGTGCTTCACTACTTGTGATGATGTGCGATGCAAGTGCCAAGAGTTTAAGCCTAAGACTGTGCGGAAGGCTGACAAGTATTTACATATCAATGATTTCATGAATGATGTTGCTGCATTTGAGGCCGCTAGAAATATTTAAGGAGCGTTACATAAATGGATAAGAAATATTTACCATTTGGTTTTGGACCAGAAGAAAAAGTTTCTATTTCAACTATTGCTTTTCAATATGGTTGGAGTGCCGCACGATTAAACAGCTTTCTTTACAAGTATGATGTGATCTATTTCAACGACGAGCATAAAACATGGCTTATAACAGACCAGTATAAAGATAGTGGATATACCGAATCTTCGTTGTTCACTAGCAAAACAGGATATTATTCTCAAGAGTATCTTGTTTGGACACAAGAAGGGCAGAAGTTTATTTATCAAATGTTAAAGGACAAGCTAACATTACTTCCTGAAATTAAAATGCTCGATGAAGAAGATCGGTCTGACGGTTGTTTAACGGCAGAAGAGCTCGCGGAAGTTCTCATTCAAAATGAGATTTATATAAACGAGACATCCATTGGCAGACTTACTCCAAATAGCAGTAATGTATTTTCAGTTCTACGGCACAAAGGATATTTAATGAAAAAGGATGGAATATTATATAACACTCCTTGTAAGAAATATCATGGTTCTGGGTTATTTAAAGTATTCAAAAAACGAGAGCCAGTTTATCGATACTATCAAGATGAACCGGTTGGCGATAAGCTTGTGTATGTTACAAAAGTCACTCAAGGAGGCAAGGATTTCTTTATTGAATATTTCAAACATTTGATGAACAAAGGATGCGCTATTATATAAGGAGGGCTAAGAGATGCGAGTGCAGATTGGCAAATATATTATTAAAAACTGTGACGAGCGGAATCTCGTTATCATTGAGCAGCGACCTGCTGGCAAGAATCCAAAGACTGGTGAGATTGGCACCGGTGTAAAAGAGGTTACGGTTGGCTATTACCCGAACCTCGAATGGGCTTTACATAAGATTAAGGATTTGAATATTTCTGAAAGCGATGCAGATACCGTGGATGTATTGCTGGCAGAGCTTGAACAGATTGGTGAGACGATCCGCCTGGTAGCTGAGGAGGTCAAGTGATGGAGAAATATATTAACGCAACACGATTGATTGGCGTCCTCGATAGTGCTATCGCTCGTACTATGGCTAGAGGTAATGCAAAGTCTATTGATGATATGTGGTGCGATATGGCAATGCAATACACAAAGCGCATTCTTGAAGAAGAGATATCTGCTGGCGGTGAGTTCCGTCGAGTGGTTCATGCTCACTGGATTGAACATGAGGCGGATTTTGGAGAAAGTTTCTTTGTTGAATGCTCGGCTTTTCATTCTAGCAAAAATATTGACGAATCAAAGTTTTGTCCTGACTGTGGAGCTGTCATGGACGAGGAGGTTAAGTGATGCGTACTTACGAGGATGTTGATGCGGAAATCAAGCAACTTGTACGTGATATGAATAGTTCCAGTCTAACACGCAGTGAGTACGAGGCTGCCGACGATATGCTGGATGAGCTCCATCAGGAGCGCGAACGACTTTGGCTCAAGGCTATGGAAGATGGCGAGAGTTGCTATCTGTAAAAGCCTACTTTTATATTTTCTCTTTAGCTATAAAATACAGGATACGTTTAAGAAGAACATGGAGGTGACTGCCGAATGGCAAAGCAGCAAACTTGCCAGAAGTTTGTTTTTAAGATCCATACGAAGCGTCTGGTTGAAGCAAAGTGGGATTTGACTCTACCATTAGATGAGGCTAGACGAAACCACGAGATCATCTCGCTGGCTGATAGCACTGTTTTACGATGGATTGATGAGTTGAATGGTGTTACGGATGCAGAGGCTAAAGCACGGAGCATTAAGCGTAGAATCAAGATGCTGCGGAATGAGCCGTCTTGCTTAGAGAACCGCCGGGAGATTCGGAGGCTGTATACTGAACTGGACGCAGTTCAATTCAAGCCGGATTATATGTGCCTGGTAGTAGATAAGAAGAATGATTACCGCCGGGCTTGCTCTCCAAAGGGGTTTAAAATCAATGGAATCACATATCGCCGCTTGGTTGGGACTACCGGTGGTGTTAAGAACAGCACGATTGTGTTTGTAAGTGACTGTCTTATTGATGAGATCCGCAAGCGAATCGATAATGGCCGTAACAAAGGAATGGAGTTCATTCCGGCAAAGCTAGAAGCCTACAGGGCTCTCGCCTGCTCCGCATCTATTCCTGTTACTGACCCTGACGGTGTGCTTGTTGTAGATGATTGTTTCACGCATTTTAAAGACCATGTAATCGTTCTGGATGACGGAGTGTCTGGTGAACCTACAATGGTGGAGAATCCTGAGCAGGACTGTGAGCTTTGTGCAAGCGACGGTTTTGGACTCATCAGTTACGATCTCGCACAGCAATGGAGTGAGGATTTGAAGCTACCATCCACCGCATCTGGCTTTTGTGTACGCAACGCATTTTGTAAAGGCATGTTATTCCCTTTCCCTTTTCGCGAGTTTGCTAAGAAGGTAGCGAAACAGAACATGGTACGCGATATTTGGGGGAACTACAAGGATGTTAATCGCGTACAGGTGATTCTCACAGGGTCGATGCTCAAGTTGTGGGATAGTTATCATAGTTGCGAGGACTACTTTGAGAATTGCCAGGAAAATCACTACCATTTCTCTGTAACAAAGACTTGTGAGTTGGAGCTTGATGAAGAGCGTAACTTGAATTATCAGTTTATTCAAAGCTATCAGCTTACGAACGAAGAGATACATGAGCTCGTGAAGCCAACTTTGGATGAGATCAAGGGCGTCATGGGCGGTGACTGGCGTGATGCGTTGCTGTATTTGCGTGGTAGTGGAATGCGTGATGACCCGAATTACATAAACAGTCTGGAAAACGACTATATTAAGGCTCTTATGATTGAGCCGGAAATGATTAACGACCCTTATGTGCAGAATCGGATTCGGTACTTTATTAAAAAGCGAATTTCGCAAGCAAAAACGGGTGTTGTGAAAGTACGAGGGAATTTCCAAGTGGCAAGTGGAGACCCTTATGCGCTTTGTCAATCTATCTTTGGAATGGAAGTTACTGGACTGTTAAAAGCTGGAGAGGTTTACAGCCGATTCTGGAACGACCGCGATGTTAAGCGGGTAGCCTGCTTTAGAGCACCGATGAGTCAAATGGCAAACATTCGGTGTTTAGATTTAAATTCGAGTGATGAATGCAAGAATTGGTATCGCTACATTAAAACGGTGGCTATCGTAAGTGCGTTTGATAATACGTGTGCTGCACTAGATGGAATGGATTGGGATGGCGATCTTATTTTCAGTACAGACAATAGAATTCTCCTTGATAAATGGAGAAACGAGACTGTAATTCTTTGCGCTCAGAAAAAAGGTGAAAAGAAAGTTCCAACCGAGCAGGATTTCATTGAATCTAACATCAATGGATTTGGTGACGATATCGGCAAGGTAACCAATCGTATCACCACAATGTTTGATGTACAGAGTAAATTTGAGCCAGAAAGTAGAGAATATAAAGAGCTTACATATCGTATTATTTCTGGCCAGAAATATCAACAAGATACAATTGATCGCATAAAGGGAATTTCTTGCGTACCTATGCCGCAGTATTGGTATGACAACAAAGCTTGTGCTGCTAAAGACGATGATAATCCTGATACTATCGAGGATAAGAAGTTTTGGAGTAGTATTTGCGCATGGCGTAAGCCGTACTTTATGAGCTACATCTACCCTGCTCAGATGCGTGATTATAAGCAGTATGTGGCCGCAGCTCGCAAGCGCATCAAGTGGGATGGGTTTGCCGGTCTGGATGAGATTATGCAAAAGACCGTCAAGGACGACGTGGATGAAATGGTTATCCAGTATTACATTTATCGGATGCCGGTCGGAATCAACTCTTGTACTATGAACCGCCTATGCTGGACCGTTGAGGATGAATTGGAGGATTTTGAGGAAGAACTCAAGATAAAGCGCAAGTTTGATTATGATTCGCTCAAGTATGGCGTTGAATACACTAATTCTCAATACTATGGCATCCGCTCTATCTTTAAGGACTATTTGAGATTTGCTCGTGGCAACGCAATCCATTCTGGTAACGGAAATAATAATAAGGAAACCGGCGCAGACCGCAAGGAGCGAATTGCGCTGTATCAGGAAAGTATGTTCCGCAATCTTCACGATAAGTGTTCTAATGACGATGTGCTTTGCGACATTCTGCTTGATCTTTGTAAAAAGAATGCGTCCAGTATTGCAATCGTCTGGGAGTTGTTCCATGATACTTTGATTAAACGTTTATTGGAACGCCATAATGGTATGGTGCATTCTCTTGTGCAGGATGAGAATGGCGATATTGAATATGACGGCAAGCGTTTCAAGGATGTGTTGGTTGACATGAATAGCAAGGAGGATGCGGATGATTGTATTGAATGAAGTTCTTTACGCTGAAGAATGGCTAGAGAAGGATGTGCCTTGGAAGAAAGCGGGGCATGTTTTGCATTATATTGCGAAGTATTATTTCTATAAGGGATACTCAAAGGATGACGTAAGAGAAAAGCTTAACGAGTATATGCTGCGTCATTTTGAAGGGTATAACAAGGTTCTAGATAGAGAGCTGATTGATAAAGCAATTGCTTCTGCAAAGGGTCGTCCTATGGTGGAACTTGATGGTGTGTGCATTACAAAGGCTGAGGTAGAGAAGATTCAAGCACTTGAAAGCAAGCAGATGCAACGCCTGATGTTCACAATGCTGTGTCTGGCAAAATACCATATTGCCGTTAATGAAAAATGCAACTACTGGATTACGGAAGATACGGCTGATATTTTCAGGATGGCAAACGTATCTGCAAATGAGAAAAAACAGAACGAGATGATCTGTGAGTTACATAATCTTGGCTTTATTGGGTTTGCCAGCTTGAAAAAGATTGACAACTTGAACATCCATATTTTGATTGCAGAGCCGGATTCTCCTCATGAGATTTTTGTGGACGATTTTGAGAATGCTGGTATTCTGTGGAGTCAGTATTGTGGGAAAGAGTACATCAAGTGTGATTGTTGCGGAAAGATGGTTGCTCGCACCGGACGCAGACAAAAATACTGTCGTAAGTGCGCTAAAAACGTAAATATTGAGAAAACCGCACAAAATAGAAAAATGTTTGATTTATGAAATGCGAAAAAGTGTAGTATTTTAACGTAGATACGTTATAATTTTACATATATAGAGCAAAACATAGTGCGGAAAGTTATGGTAGGGAGAGAGCGAGCGAGAACGCTTGTTTTCTTCCTACCTATTTTATTTTGAAAGGGTGTTTTACCTAAATGATTGAGATTACCAAAGCAGAAGCAAAGGAAATTCGTAAGGTTTATCCGAAGGTTTTCATTGCAAAAACTCGACACAAGCGATTTATTGAGGAATCTGTTCGTTATCTGGAGCTGATTCCGTTTAATATTGAAGCTCGTGAAATTGTTGAGCGTGCCAAACGCGGCATTCGAGACTAATTTATGAAAGAACGAGGTACAGACTTTGGATTTTGAAATTCAGCTGCCCGAGGAGATTACAAACCTGATGAATGGTGGTGGTCTCCCCTCTCCTGAGATGATGAACTTCTACGTTGACGAGAAGGATCGCATCTTTTTTATTGATTTTGAGATTGACCAGTCTCTGATTGAAATTGAGCGAAAGATTCTTCAATACAACCGTATCGACAAGAATACTCCTATTGAGCAGCGCAAACCTATTAAGCTGTTTATTTACAGCTATGGTGGCGAGTTGGATGCGATGTTTAGCTTTATTGATGTTGTTGCGCTGAGTAAGACTCCTGTTTGGACGATCAACGCAGGTATTGCAATGAGCGCTGCTCTTGTGATGCTGCTGTCTGGTCAGAAGCGCTTTGCTCTGCCTCATTCTACTGCATTGATTCATAGTGGCTCTGGCGGTACGCAGGGTACTTTTGAGCAGTCTAAGATGGCTATGGACTACTACGAGAAGCAGGTTGCAAAGATGCGTGAGTATATTATGGCTCACTCTACCATTGATAAGAAGACTATGACCAAGAATAAAGCGAAGGATTGGTATCTGGACGCTAATGAGCAGGTCAACTTTGGCATTGTAGATAAGATTTGCGATGATGTGGATGAATTCAATTAAGGGAGAGTTATAATATATGGCTAAGAGAAAGGTTCCTACTGATATCCCTATGGAGAAGATTACCGATCCTGATCAGTATGGTTTTTATGGCATTTCTTTAGACCCTGAACAGCGTGTATTCCGTGACGCTATTTGGAATCCAAATATTGATGTTGTGATCTGCAACGCTGCAGCTGGTTCTGGCAAGACGCTTATTGCGACTGCGACTGCAAATCTGCTTGTTCAGGCTGGCTATTTCGATAAATTGACTTACGTTGTATCTAGTTATGGTGAGAAGCGTCAGGGTTATCTCCCTGGATCTATCACGGAAAAATCGGAAGTTTTCTTTGAACCCTTTTATCAGGCTCTGATTAAATGCAACGTTGACCCTAACAAGGTTATCAATGACGAGTCTATGGTAAACCAGAAGAATGGTACTGGTTATATTTCTTGTTTAACTCATACTTTCCTTCGTGGGACGAACCTGAGTGGAATAATTTTGTTGGACGAGAGCCAAAACTATACTCCTAAAGAGTTACAGAAGACTATTTCTCGTTGCGATGGTAGTGATGGCGAAAAGGTAAAGTTGATTATTATTGGTCATGATTTACAGTGTGATCTTGATAAACCTTCTGACTCTGGCTTTATGCGTTGTCTCCAGCATTTTGCGAAGCATGACCGCGTAGCCGTATGTCAGTTGACTACGAACCACCGTGGATGGATTAGCCAGTGGGCTGACGAAATGGACGTGAGTTAATGCGAGGAGCTGTAAGAAAAACAAACGAAAAATTTCAAGAAGAAGCCAAAATAAAGAATCAAAAGGTAACTGTTGTTGGAAAGTATGTTGGCTCAAATAAAAAGGTAACTGTGAAATGCAACACTTGCGGCAAGATGTTTGATATGTTTGCTTGCGCAGTTCTTGAAGGCTGTGGGTGTAAAAGCTGTTCAGCGAGAAAAGGAATGCTTACTTACAGTGGACTCAATTATGCGGATGTCGCAGAACTATTTCGTAAACGTGGATATCAGCTTATAACAAAGGAAGAGGATATTATTTCTTTTACAAGAACTCGATTACATTATCTTTGCCCGATTCATGGTGAAAGAACCATTATTTGGGGAAGTTTTAGAGATGGATCTGGTTGTAGTTTGTGTGCACATGCTTTGTCTTCAAAAAATCAACTAAAAGACTTTAATGTGATAAAAAGCGAATTTGAGTCTCGTGGATACACACTCTTAACAAAGAAAGAGGAATATACGGGAGCGTTTGGAGAATTGAAATATATTTGTCCAAGGCATGGCGAGAAAATCACAAAATGGAGCACATTTCATCATGGAACAGGTTGCCCAGAGTGTGCGTATCATAGATATGAAAGCAAAATCGCACAACAGCTAAAAGAGTATTGCAAAAAAACATATCCTGACACGATTGTTGAATATAAGGCTGTTAAAAATCCAAAGACTGGAAGATATATGCCTTTTGACATTTATATTCCATCCGAAAGACTGTTTTGTGAAGTTATGGGGTCACAGCATTATAGCCGTATTAAATATTTTCACCGGACTGAAGAAGATTTTGTAAAGCAGTTTGAGCGAGATAATATTAAGGAAAAGTATGCTGACGAACATGGACGGTATATCGAAATTGATTTACGTCGTATAAAAACGATTGATGAAGCCATTGAACATTTTGAGTCACTGCATAACAGTTGGATTAGCAAATGGGCAGCAGCTTTGGTATTTCCAGAGCTTGCAGAGTCTTGCTAAATCATTTCAATTTTGAAATAAAATATAAGGGAGAATAGAATTATGGTTGCTAAGAAGAGTGTTGTTTTTAAGAACGCTATTATTGATACTGCAGAGGGCACTATCACCGAGATCACCAAGGATGGCGAGAACGTCTTCAATCTGACGGAAGCTCTGGCAAAGTGGGATGGTATTGAGGGTGTCACCATCAATATTTCCACTTCTGATGAGCTGCTGGGCGACCCAGCTTGATGCCAATGGGTTGCTATAATAAACGGCCAGAAGAAACGAGCGATGACTTCTTTGTAAGAATCGGGAATGCTGTTCTGGCTAGAGAGTTGACTTGGGATGGCGCATCCAAGGTGCTCAATGATGAGTTGGGTAAGAATTTTGGTGAGTGCACATATCGCAAGCGTTTTAAAGCATTCCGTGCGGGTATGCAGTATCAGGAGTCCTTATCTAATAGAGATGTAGGAACCGGCATTCTGTCTATTTCCGACCTACATATTCCATTCCAGAAGCCCATCGAGACTTTTAGTGAGTATGCTGGAAAGATTGATATCCTTCAGGTAAACGGAGATTTGGTAGACTGCAGCTCCATTTCTCGCTTCCTAAAAGTATATCGTAAAAGTCCAATGGAGGAAATCCTGATTGCTCGTCAGTATATGATTGATCTGATTGAAATGCTTCAGCCCAAGAAGGTTGTTATCAATTATGGCAATCATGACTTGCGTTTTCAGAATTACCTTGCTAAGAATCTGGACACCGACCTACTTGAACTGATGCCGAAGACATCTTTGGAGCTTATTTTTGTTGATGGTTTCAACCATTATAACAAGGAACTTCATACAAAGGTCCATTATGACCCTTTGATTGAGGTGTTCAATGGTACTGGTATCGAGATTGTTTATAACGATACTTATTTTAGTCAGATTGGTGATACCGTCTTTGTGCATCCGCTGACTTACTCATCTGGGTTACTGAAGACTGCTGAGAAGGCATTCAGATACTTCCGCGATAACGGATTTAAGGACATCAATGCAGTGGTTCTCGCTCACACTCACAAGTGCGGTCATTACGATATTGGTGACGGAGCTGTTGTATATGAGCAGGGTTGTTGCTGTGAGTCTTCTAAGATGCAGTATGCAGAGGGCAAGTTGACCACTTCTCAGCGAGAAGGCTTCATTATTGTCTATCAGGACAGGGATGGAAAGTTGATCGAGAGTAAAACGCATATTGTGCGTTTGAATTAAAACGGTGAAACCCTACCAATTTAAGTGGGTAATTAAAAAAGAAGTACGACCGCAAGGTCTGCTTGGGACATCATTTGTTGTCTCCTTTTCTATGGGCTGGGGTGATTGCTCCAGCTTATCGTGCCGCCTTAATTTAATGGTGGAATGGGAAATTTGTAATTTTCACATACGGGTTCGATTCCTGTAGGTGGCATGGCAAAAGCGGTCATTGGTTGCAACCGTGTATAAGCTGTAAAGTCAGACGCAGAGTAGCTTTGAGAAGCAAAATGCCAAGCCAATCGTGTTTCGCTACGTTAATGCGAAGCTTTAAAAGTCTAAAACAAGCGTTTTATCGACACGAGAACAATTCAACTAGCTCGGATGATTTGATGGACGCTTGTTTTATTATGGGTCAGTATATCCAGTGGCGAAGATAGCGGACTGTAACTCCGTGACATTAGAAACATCGTTGGTTCGACTCCAACCTGGCTCACCAAAGATTGTACGGCTATTCCCTACACCTTTATATAAAGGTAGCTGTGCAGGAAAGTAGGGTTATTGTGCGGTTTTACTCAAGTGGTTGAAGAGAACGGTCCTGAAAACCGTTAGGTCGGTAAACCCGATGCCAGAGTTCGAATCTCTGAGATCGCGCCAGTCCTTCTCCCGGAGGGCTTATAATTAAAACCGGTTCCCTACCACCGGCTAAAAGGTAGGTTTTATGCGCCTATAGTTTAATTGCTTAAAACAGCAGACTCTAAATCTGCCTCTTGGGAGTTGAAGTCTCTCTGGGCGTGCCAAAAATGGCTTCCAATTCGCGGTTGGAGGCAAGTCCGAAGTCGATCTATGGCAAACCTGTGATGTGCACACGATTTGGTAGTAGATGACACTTAGGCATCATATGTCGCAGGTGATAGTGCCGATGTACTAGCCAGCCTCATAAGCTGTGCCTTGGGCGGGTCTGACTCCCGCACCTGCACCCAACATCTCCCCTTTCGCAAGCCTATCGCCAGTTTTCTACTCCCTCTGGCGGTAGGTCCTTTTATGAACAGTCCTGCCTGTGTATTTCAGGTGGCACGGTCGGCGTAAAGCTGGCCGTAAATACAAAATTCAGCCGATTCGTCGGCAGGGCGTAAGCCCAAATAGATGATAAAGACCTTAGCTCACTACGGTGTCAAAATGCTGAGGTCGAATTTTGAACAGAACCTGTTCAGCCTCTCAACGATGCGTATCATAGCAGGTCTTTTATAGAATTAAATCCACCCGGCCTCCCAGATTATTGGTGCTCATGAGGGTGGATCTTTTGTTTGCCGTAGGATGTGCGCACGTTCTACGGCTTTTATTTTGATTTTGAATGGAGGTGTTTGTTTGCCTAGAAAGAAAAAGGTTGTTGAGGATGGCGTTATTCTTGAAGGAACCGAGAACAAGAAGACATTCAAATGCCTGCGTTGTGGTAAAGAATATGATGTGGCAGTTGGTCACTTCTATAAAAATACATATGGCTTTTGGAAAGCAAACGACAATTACGTTCCTGTTTGCAAGGAATGTGTAAATGAAATGTTTGATGATTTCTCAAGACGATTTGGTAGTGATAGAACGGCTTGTATGTTGCTTTGCCACATTTTGGATGTTCCGTTTTATAACAGTCTTTATGATTCGGTTGTTGCAAATTCTGGAACTTGTCGTCCCGGCGCGTATAACCGCCTTGTTTTAAACGGCAGACAGTATCAATTTCAAACCTTCTCTAATACTCTTGTAAATGGAGAACTGAACAAGAATGCTCTTGATCTACAGGAAGAGAAGGAACAAAAGTGGTCGAAAGCAGAGATTCAAGCCAAGGATGATTGTATTTCTGTTATTGGATACGATCCATTTGATGGTTATAACGAAAGCGACCGCCGATATCTATTTAGCGAACTCATTAAGTATTTTGAGGATGGTATTGAGGACGACCCATTCAAGCTATCTCAGATTGTTCAAGTCGTGAACAATAATAATCAGATTCGACAAATCGACTTGCAGATTGCCCGCTTAAACCCGATGAACTCGGCTGAGGCAATCAAAAGTCTGAATGACATTAAGGTTAAGCTAGTTTCTAATAACGACAAGATTGCAAAGGAAAATGAGATTTCTGTCAAGAACCGTTCCAACAAGGATGCAGGACGTAATACGCTTACATTCTTAATGAAGGATATGCGTGAAAAGGATATTGCTGGCGCAGAAGCAAACTTCTACGATCAGTTACGGTCTCCTGGCACTCAATGGGCGGCAGATATGAGCTCTAAGGCAATCAAGGAAAACGCTTTCTTTGACGAAAATGACCAGCAGGAAATTTTCGATATACAAAGAGAACTGATTGATAAGTTTCAGAAAGAAAGTGATGACGCGAAAGAAAAATACAGGCTGTCTTTGATTGAGAATCAGCGGCTCAAGGAGCTGTTGGAAGATGCCGGTGTTGACGCAAGTGTAAAAGATACGGATGGTGATGCCGTATGAGGATGAAACAAAGAGCGCCTATTATTACAGCCGCAAAACGTAAGATTTATGAGTGTGATGCGGCAACGATTGCATTCTATCGGCGCAATCCTGTTATTGCGGCTAGAGATTTATTGGGTATCCAATTATTTGACGCTCAGGCATATATGCTGGAACAAAGCTGGAATGCAAGTCATGTTCTTTAGGCGTGTAGTCGAAACTTTGGCAAGTCTTTTGTAGGTTCTGTTTTCATTATCCTAAAGGCAATATTATATGAGAACCAGTCTATTTACATTGTAAGTAATGTAGGTGATCAGGCAAAAGAGACATTTAATAAGATCGAGGAAATTGTTACTCGTGTTGGTAAGACGGCTGCGTCTATCCGTAGTCTGCAAGATATTGCAGAGAAAGAAACGAAAAAGTCTGCAACCAACAAAAGTGGTTTTAGTCATAATCCCGCCGGGTATGTTGTTGAGTTTTATAACGGTAGTTCTATTAACACTTTGAACTCCAACCCAGATGGTGTGCGTGGCAAGCGAGCTAGTCTTATTTTCTTTGATGAGGCGGCATTCTGCTCCGACGAACTGATTGTTGTCTGTGAAGCTTTTGCAACACAGAATACGGATTTCGTCACTGACACTGACAGTGACTATAATCCTGAAATGCAGCCTCGTCAGGTTCCTACTCAGCTAGTTTATGCTTCAAGTCAGGACACGATGGACAAGCTTTTTTATAAATACTACAAGCAATTTGCAAAGCGCATGATTGCAGGAGATCGAGATTATTTTGTTTGTGATATGATTTGTGACGTTGCAATCAAAGTTTATATGAAGGGTAAGCCATACAAAGCACTATTGACACAAGACAAGGTAGATGCAGCTCTAAAGTCAAATAAAATGAAGGCATTACGTGAGTATTATAATCGACCAAGCCGTGATGGTGGCGTAAACCAGATTATCAAATGGGGTACGGTTCGTCGCAATGAGCGAAAGTATATCCCACAGCTTTATTGGGATAGGAACTATCAGTATATTCTTGCGTTTGATCCTGCCCGCACAATGGATAACTCTATTGTTGGCGTTATGCGCATTTATAACGATCCAGAAAACGGCATGTGTGGCGACATTATAAATTGCGTGAACATGGTTGATCTTGCGAACGAGAAAAAATTCAAGCTCGATTCTAATCGTCAGCTTGAGCAGTTACATGAGTTGATTCTACATTACAATGGTCAAAATCCTGATTACGAGTACATTGATAGATTGATGATTGACCAAGGCGCTGGCGGCGGTGGTACTTCCACATATGCGGACGGTTTACTTAACAATTGGACTGATAAAACAGGCGTAGAACATCGTGGTTTTATCGACGCAAATCATGAATTATATGAAGGATATGATACCCGTTACCCAGATGCTGTTGATAAGCTACGTCTAATTAGTCCTCGTAAATTCCGCACTGCAATGGTTGAGGAATTTATTGAGCTGATGAATCTTGGTGTCATTCATTTCCCTCTTGAATACAACGGCGGAGATTATGTTCAGGTAGTAGACGGTGTGGATAAATCAACTGGTCAAGAAATTTTGAAGACGCATGAACTTTCCTTAGAGGAACAGACTGCGTGGGTTAACATCGACTTGATGAAGAACGAGATCACAAGTATTCAGAAAACGACAAACTCTGAAAATACGACCGTAACATATGCTTTGGCACCCGATGTTGCCAACAAAATTCACGATGATAGGTTCTATGTTGCAATTTTACTTGCTCATCGTCTATACGAATTACGTCGTAAGGATAAAGTGCGCCAGTCTGCGGTGGAGACAATGACTGCTCCGCCGATTTGTATTTCTAACATTGACTTCTAAGCAGAGGAGGTGAAAATGTGGCAAGAAAGAAAAAGGAAGATTTTGATGTCGTGACTGCTTCACAGACAGATGACGGTACTGTAGTTATTACCTCTTTGAATGAACTTTCAGAAGAGAGGATGAATAACGTCATCCGAAATGCAGTTGCGTCTTATGACCCTGAAAATAAGCAGTATAGTACATATCTGAAAATTTCAGCCTCCTCTGAGACACTGACCGTTGACCGAATTGATGAGCTTGCACAAGGGCTACAGTCAAGTCTGACGAATGTGCAGACGGTCAATGGAATCATCCGTAATTACATCAACAAGGATGACCTGATTGGCATTACTTATGATGCGATTGAGGCGAATGTTAATACGGAGTTTAAATGCAGTTTCGCACAGTTCCCTGAACAGCGTAATAAGACAAAACAGGTAAATTACGCCCGTGAAGTGATTGATGATTTCAACGCACAAATCAACGTGCGAAGTCTGTTGCGTGCTGCCATTCCGATGACTTACGCCGAGGGCACTTATATTACATACCTTCGTCAAAAGGATGAGAACTACATTGTAGATTATTACCCTCTTGGTATTGCTGAGATAAGTGATTACCTATCGAATGGTCAGCCTGTTGTGCTTATAAACATGTCTAAGCTGAAATCCGCTTTGAGCAAATCTATGCTGAAGGATAAGAAGAATAAAGCACTATTCTTTGAAAATCAGGAGACCGAGATTCAGAACAACTATCCAGATGAGGTATATCAGGCATTTAAGAATGGTGATACATACGCAAAATTGGATGTTGACCATTGTGGTGTGATTCGTATTGGCAACATGGGGCAGAAATATGGCGTCTCTCCCCTGTTCCGCGCATTACGTCCGGCATTGATGCTTGAAACTTTTGATACTTCAGACCGTGTAAATGCTAAGGCAAAGGCAAAGAAAATCATCTGGCAACAGCTTGACCCTGAGTTGATGGGACCAAACAAAGATAAAAAGGGCTTCTCTGAACAAGTGACGGCGCACGATAACCTGCTGCGTGCATGGAAACAAAATACTGTGCTTGTGACAACCGCTCCTTATGTAAAGGATATCAAGTATGTTGAGCCAAAAGTTGAGATGACAAATATCGAGACTGTTAAACAGTATCGCAACCGAGAGATGGCTGCTTTGGGTATCAGTTTCTTAAATACCGACGGTCAGCAGACTGTTTCAACTGCAAAGGTGTCTCTTGACCAGTTGATGAAAAATATCGGTAAGATTGCGGAACAGATTGAGGATGTATTAAAGCGATGGTATCGAATTCGCCTTGAAGATGCAGGTGTAGACCCGATGTACTGCCCTGATGTGAAGGTCTCTACTACTGAAATGATGGGTATGGAGATGAAGAAGGCGATTGCTCAGTTCCTGTTTACCACTTTGAACTGTTCTTACAAGACTGCTTACGAGTATATGGGGCTTCATGCTGAGGACGAATTACGCAAGCGTCAGGCTGAAACCGAGGAAGGTTATGACGATGTTTTTGTAGCTCGTCAGACCTCTTATACATCGACCGGTAACACCGGCGGTGGTGGTGACAGTGATAAAAAGACAGGTCGTCCAAAGGGAGAGGAAACTGAAAAACAAATTTATGACCAGCAGAGAAATGAAGATAGTAAGTGAGGTGATAAACGATGAGTAAGGAGTATTTCTATAGTAGAAATATCTGTTGCTCTGAGATTACGGAGCATCCAGACCACTATCTTGCCAAGTTTGTCATCTGTGATTTCTCAGTAAATGGGAATCAGGTTGCTTTAAACCGTGACACCATTGAAAGTTGGATGAGTACATTGGTTGGCAACCCGCTTGTTGGTAAGTTGGTCGTAGCTCCAAAGGGTGAACTGGATTTTTCCGGTCACAATATGAAAGTCGTCACCAGAAAAGACGATGATGGCAATGAATACAAGACTGCCGAATTTGACACTGATGCGTTCGGTAGTTTTCAGTCGGTCGGTATCGAGAGAATTGACGATACCGACTTTATTGTTGCCTCTTGTAAGATCTGGAAGCGATATCCAAAGGCTTGTGCGACGATTCTGCGCCGTATTGAGAGCGGCACATTAAATACCAGTTGGGAAATTGATGTGCTGAAAGCTCATAAGGGAATTGTGGGTGGCCGCATGGCAAAAATCATTGACGATGGTGTGTTTACTGCACATTGCTTGCTTGGTGCAAATGTTGAACCAGCATATAAGTGCTCTAAACTGCTTGAAGTCGCTGAAACCGATTTTGGTCTTGAATTGGCAAATGCCTATATCGAGGATACAAAAGAGATTTCAAATATAGAATCTAATGAAAAGGAGGCAAAAAATTTGGAACTGAATAAGGATAAGGAGACTCAGACCGCACAGGTTGAGAATCAAACCGAGACTGAGCAGGCAGAGCAGACGGCTACTGAGTCTACCACTGAGCCCACCACTCCGGCAGAGCCTGATGTTCAGACTTCCGAGGAAGGTGGTGAAACCCCTCCCCCGACTGAGCCTGAAACCGGTACTGAGCCTGCTGGTGAGCCAGAGCCGGAGTCTACCACTGAGACTTCCAGTTTGACCGGTCATGACCTGTACGAGAAGCTGAATGAGGCTGTTGTGAAGTTTAATTCAGATATGTATCTAGCCGAAGTGTTCCCCGAAGATCACACTATCTGGTGTAAGAAATTTGGTCGTTGTATGAACGATTTGGATTACATCATGTTCTCTTACACCGTTGAGGGCAACGAGGTTTCTCTTGGCGAGCCGCAGCGTATCACTCTGACTGTTTCTATTTCTGATGTTAACACCAAGATTGCGGAGCTGAATAACACTATTGCAAGTCTGAATACTGAGCTGCAGAGTGCAAAGGAAGAGGTTGCTTCTCTGGCTCCATATAAGGATCAGGCAGAGAAGGCAGAGGCAGAAAAAGCGGCTGCAGAGCTTGCACAGAAGAAGGAGGATCTGCGTCAGTACGCACTCTCCAGCAAGATGATTACTGAAGCTGAAGTTTCCGATGGTGGCAATTACGCAAGTCTGATTGAGAATCTGGACGAGACCGGCATCAAGAATGTGATTGCCGAGCGTTGCGTTGAAGCTGCCAAGAAGGCGCCTGCTGAAAAGAAGATTGAGACCTCTGAGGTACATAAGTCTGAGAGCATTAAGCTGAATTTGAATGAAACCAAGTATAACACCACTAACGCTAACAAGCGTGATGCATGGCGGGAATATTTGGGTAAGTAATAACATTTAAGAGAAAGGAAAAATATTATGATTCGTGAACTGATGGTAAACGGCGCGAAGAATATTCCCGCTAACTATGCCGCAAAGGTCGATATGGTCACCGGCATGGGTGTCCAGGTTGACCACAAGGCTGGTCAGGTTAAGTTCCCTGACGCAGCTACCGCTGAGGGCATCGAGATGGTTGCCCATGAGTTTATCCCGGAGGGCATCTATGCAAGCCAGACTAATTTTGATGACTATGATAAGATGGCAACCGAGATTAAGGCAGGTGTGCTGGTGAAGCGTGTTCCTCTGTATGCTGGCGAGCTGTACGGCACCGACCAGTACAAGGATGGCGATGCACAGGATACCAATATCGGCAAGCTGCTGGAGGTCAATATTGACGGTAAGTGGCAGGTTGCTACTACTGGTACTTCTCGTTTTGAGTTTGCTGGTGTGATGGACGACAACGGCCACAAGCTGATTATGATCAGTGTGCTGCCCGAGGCAAAGACTGTTGCTTGATTGAGAGAAAAATCTTGAATATGATACGTGAAATTTAAGGCTATCGTCTTTGGACGGTAGCTCTTTTATTTTGCGCGAAGAGAAAGGAAATGAATTATGGCACTGAATATTGAAGTGGCCGAGCTGATGAAGCAGCCTGGTCGTGTTTATGAAGTTGCTGAGAAGACTCAGTACAATCGCGCTATGGATGCCGAGGACAAGGAAATTGCAGAGGTTGTTGGCGCTCATGTTGAGGAGCTGATTGACAAGGGCGATCCCAATAAGGAGATTGCTCAGTTTGTTAACCGCACCGTGACTGATGAGTTGTATGGTGCACCTGACGAACTTCTGGACTCCATGTTTGAGCGTGGTAATGTTGGTGAGTTTGATGACTACGAGGCAGGTCGTACTGTTAAGAATACTCTGAAGGCTTATGATGCAGCTAAGGGTGGCAATGTGCCGAAGTCTTACCTGCACTACGAGACCATTAAACCCGTCTGGCGTAATAAGCAGATTGAGGCTGATCTTAGCTTTGTGGAAGTAAGACGTAATGCTTGGAAGAGTGTGGCAACTCTGACCACCTTTATGACTGAGGCTCTGAAGAACCAGATGTTCTATGACATTTTCAGCATGGTTGATGACGCTATCACTGGTGGTGAGCAGAAGATCGATGCACAGGGCAAGGAGCCCACTATGCAGGACATGGACGCTCTGGCTCTGTATCTGAATGAGTACGCCGATGGTGGTAATCCCTTCACTGTCAGCCTGATGAAGTATTGTGCCAAGATGCGTCGTATGACCGGTTACGCTGAGTATCTGTCTGACGCAGCTAAGGACGAGTTCAACCGTTATGGTCTGGTTAAGACTTATGATGGTGTTGCTATCACTGGTATTAGCTCTGCTAAGAAGCTGGGTGATGGTTCCCTGCTGATCCCGGATAAGCGTATCTATGGCATCGCAGGCAAGATTGGTCGCCTTGACATGAAGGGTGAGACTCATACTTACGAGGATCACGACAATAACAACGAAAAGATCCATCTGATGGTCAAGGACTTTACCTTCGGCTATAGCATTGATCATATCGAGCGCGTTGCTAAGATTGTTCTGCAGTAATTTTTACCAAAGGCAAATTTGAGCGGGGACTTTGCGGTCTCCGCTTTTATAGAAAAGGAGACAAATTATGAGTTCCGTGATGGAAAAGAAGTTTATTGACGTTCTGAACTGCGACGATAACGTGGTTACCATTTCGTCACTGAACGGTAAGGGTTATACTTTCGAGCCCGGTAGTGTGGAAGATCCTTGTGTGATTCCTATTCCGCCGGAGGAGATTATGTATATGAATAGCACTTGTTCTGCGTTCAAGAACGGTGTTCTGCGTTTTCGCCCTGAAGAGCAGAATGAAATCTTTAAGGCTATTGGCATTAATGGCGACGATGTTCTATTCATTGAAGATATCGACAATGCGATTCTGAATCCCACTGTCGAGAATCTTCAGCGTATGATTGACATTAAGGATGGTGCTCAGTTTGAGCGTATTCGTGGTCGCTTTTATCGTATGACCAATGCCGGTGAAGACCTGTCTACCAAGGTCAAGCGCCTGATTGACGAGCGTTATAAGGAGCTCCGTGCTGGCAAGCGTAACAGTGAGCTGTCTGTCGTACCTGCAACCAAGTCTGCTGATAATGTTCAGGCCGAACTTGAAACTGCAAAGAACCAGATGGCTGAAATGCAGAAGCAGATGCAGGCTATGATGGCACAGATGCAGGCTATGATGGCAGGCGCACAGACTGTTGCACCGGATAATTCTGTAGAAAAGACTACTGTCAAGCGTGGCCGTAAGAAGGCAGAGGCAGAAAAGGCGGAGGTTGTTCCCGCCGAGTAAGATTGGAGGGATAATGTGACCGCATTTTCGGAAATATACGACAAGTTCTACGAGCTGGTAGAAACTGATAGTAATTTCTTTCAGTATTTTGACCTGAGCGAGAATGAAGTGCGAGATCTTGTACATGACCGTGCAAAAAGTTATTTGATGGAGTCACTTTCTGTGATTACAAGAAACATTGAACCGGAAGAGGATTTTAGTTTCGATGATTACGATTCAGAACTAGAAGAGTTTAATTCAGATCTCACATTCGATGAGATTGATATGTTAGCGCATTTGATGTTGGAGCAACATTTTAAGCGTGAGTTTGGGAAGTTGAAAGCATTTAGCGCACAGGACCTTCCTACGAGTTTACAAGTATTCTCCCCTGCTAATGAGCGCACGAGTATTCGTGCTCTTGTGAAAGACATTCACGAGGAGAATATGACGATGTTAGACAACTATATGGCAAAAGACCGCTCGACCCGTAAGCGTAAGACCATCGACTATGATACATACGCTTCCTACTCTGAGTAAGGAGGTGTACCGATGGACTTTTATACAAGGGCACGAGCTGTTGGTGGTGCCGCAAAAATGTCTAACAAAAAGGATGTCAAAATTGCTTTTGCAAAGCGAGATTTTGCTGCACATTTTAAAGATAGCGTTGATTACGAGGATAATGCTCTTGTGAATGGTTTACCTCAGAAGCTGGTTGTTAGTCGCAGTAATAGTATTGCTAAGGAAAAGAAAATCTGGGCTTATCCTGGTGATTCTTTGAATCTTGGCGACATTGTTGACTGCTACAATTGTAAATAGCTGGTAACTGAGATTGAGCCAAACGATGAAATTTTTCTTCGTGGAAAAATGGAGCTGTGTAACCGTCAAATCCAATGGCAAAATCCGATTACTGGTGAGATAGTTTCTCGTTGGGCAACACTGAGCAAGCCTTATTACGCAAATAATAAGGAGATTATTATGACTTCATTGAGTCAACGTGAATATAAAGTACAGATGCCTTTTGATGACGAGACCGCACTGATCGACCTTGATAAGCGCTTTATGTTGGAAATTATCAATGGCGAGCCGAAAACGTATGTTACGACTTCTGTTGACCAGAGTACAGAGCGTTACGAACTGCATGGCAAGACACAGGGGTTCCTTGTGTTGAACATCCGGCAGGATCAGTATAACAGTAAGACGGATAATGCTGAGAAGATGATTTGTGATTATTTTGAGCCAAACAAAATCAACGAATCAGAAATAGATTCTCGTGTGACTGCTACTATAAAGTATGTAGGAAAACCAGAGGTTCGTATTGGTGGTTCTTGGAAAAAATTCTCTCCTATGTTCACAAATGTTGCTGGTGAGGAAATTACTGAAATTGCTAAGTGGAAGTTCGTTTGCCTTGAGGAATTCAAGGAATTTGTAGAAACGCAGAGTGCCATAGATGGTGTTTTTAAAATTCGTATTTTAAATAATAGTATCATGGACGGCGCAACTGTTAGGATTTCTTTGACGAATGCAGATGGTACAGCAAATGCATCCATTGAATGTAAGGTGGTGAGTTTGCTGTGACAACGAGTGAATTGATTACTGATTATAAAAACAAATTGGCCTTGAAGCTGGTTAATACTGATGGGCTTGTTGAAGCGATGGGCAATGATGACATTGAAGAGCCTGACGAGGCGATTTATACATACATCTTCCCATACTTCCATATTCCTGACACGATTGAGGCAGCGCACAGCTATATTTGTTTTAAGGTAAATATGACTGACCGAAGCAACGTCAACGACTGGTATGAAAACTTCACACTTACTGTGTGGGTTATTGTGAACCAGGCGCTGATGAAAATGAAGGGCCATGGTGGTGCAACACGAGTTGACTATCTGAGTGGTCTTGTGGAAAAAGAACTACACGGCAGTACAATTTTTGGAATCAAACAGCTTAAAATCACATCCAATATCGAGGACAATATGGATTTACACCATCGTGTGCGAATTATGACGTTCAAGACGCAGGATTTGGATGACCTTGTGGGGTGTGGCTGATGGAGCTTCGGGAAATGTACGAGCCAAGCTTGATGCGCGGAAGAGACTTTAAAATCAACGACAAAATTACGATTCACATGCCTTCGGTCGGTGACATCATCGATTATGGTGAGCAAAAGTATTTTCAGTTGGTTTATTTATTCTGTTCTACATCGAGCGATTACAAAGCACAGCTTGACTCTGTTGGAATTGATTGGCAGAAGATTTCGGACTTTGAAATGTTCCGGCAACTTTTTATAGGCAATAAAGACCAAGATATGTCTATTTTGCTTGGCGATATGGACACTTCTGGGTTTATGATGGCGAAAGATAACATAAGTGGTGAGATCGTATTACACAACAGGCTTACGGACACTCGTATTGACCATGTGGTGTATGAAACGATTTCTCAGTACCTATGTGCTGCGAATGGAATTGAAAAGCATTCCGAGTTTGCTGCTGACGAACCGACAAGAATTGCAATGATAGAGGAAGCCAGAGACAACTTGGAGTATCAAAAAATAAAGCGTTATGAACCACACCTTGCGGAACTTGTGCTCTCGATGGCGTGTTCGTCTGGCTTTAAGGCGGATTACTTCAAGGCTATGGATTACCCTATGAGTGTATTCATGAATCATGTAAGAAAGATTCAGCAAATAAAAAATTACGACAATACGATGCATGGCGTTTACGCTGGCACCGTGGAATTTGGAAAGATTCCAAAAGCACAACTGGATTGGACGAGCAAGGCTGATTGACCTTGCTCTTTTATTTTATCCAAATAAATTGAAAGGAAGAATATTATGAGTGATTTTAATTTCAATGAGGTCGTTATTGACCGCGTTCATCGCATTCACGAGTATGATCTGAACGGCAAGCGTCTGTGGACCATGAATCAGGTTAAGGATTTCAAGCTGACTCTGGGCGGCGAGACTGTTTACGCTCAGGATGCACAGGGCGTTAACATCATGGCATTCGATAAGAGCAAAACTGCAGAGGCAGATTGGTCTAATGCTCTGATGCATCTGGGTGCTCTGGCAGAGCAGATGGGCTCCAAGAAGGAGGTTGCTTCCTCTGAGGCAAAGCAGGTCTTTACCACTGTTGAGTACCTGACTTCTGCTGACGGCAAGAAGCTGACTCTGACCCATACCCCCAAGACTGCTGTTGCAAATGCCCCATTTAAGTACATTGATCTGGTCGATGGTCAGGGTAATGCACTGAAGACCTTTGAGCTGGGTGAGACCGCAGAGTCTCAGTTCTCTGTTACTGGTACTGAGGTCACTCTGCCCACTGGTGCAGATCTGAAGGCTGGCGACCGCTTTGTTGTGAAGTATCAGTACGAGAGTGATGAGGGTATTGCTATCAATGATAGCGCCGATAAGTTCTCTACCGAGGGCGAGTTCGTGATTGAGGCATTCTGCTACAATCCCTGCGATAAGGCAAACAAGAAGCTGATGCGTATCATCTTCCCGAATGCCAAGATGGATAATGCTATCGATATGACTTTCACTAATGAGCTGGCTCATCCGGTCAAGATTAGCGCTACTCAGGAATACTGCTCTGAAGACAAGCGCCTGTTCCGTATTGAGACTGCCGCTGCCTAATGGCAAATCTGAATTGGTGCCGTACTTGCGGAAAAGAATATCCGGTTTGCCCGCATTGCGAGCAGGATGCGCGTCTTAATCCTTGGCGAATGATTTGCGACACTGAGCCGCACTTTCTTGTGTGGACTGCCGTAAACCAGTATCGTCAGGGAATTATTTCAAAAGAGACGGCAAAAGCAGATCTGACTACTCTTTTGATGCGCAAGTACAAGAATGTTACGGAAGCCGAGGTAGAGACTTTTATCCCAGCTGTTCGTGATGTTTTCCATGAAATCATGGATGAGCCTGCAAAGGCTGAGAATGAATCATCTAGTGATGTAAAGGATGAGACGCCCGTGAAGCCGGTAGTTAAGAAAACATCAAATCGTAAGGGGCGGGCATAACCGCCCCTTCGTTTTTCGTGGTGGTTTTATGGAGAAAAAGAACAGAACAAAATTTAATGTCAGTAAGAATCCAGCAGATAGAACATATGATGGCGTGGTTTATGATAGTAAGGCAGAAATGTTGTTTTATCGAGATATTGTATTGCCAAGGCTGGCAAGCGGCGAAATTGTAGAGTGTCGTAAGCAAGTCCCATTTCTTCTGCAGGAAGCGTTCCGCCGGGTCGATAAGGACGGAAAGGACGTAGCGGTGCGGAAAATTGATTATGTGGCGGACTATGAAATTACATATCGAGATGGCAGCAAACAAGTGATTGATACGAAGGGATTCGCTGATAGTGTTGCGCTGATGAAACGCAAGATGTTCTGGTTCAAGTATCCTGATGTAGATTACCGCTGGATTACATACTCCAAAATTGATGGAGGCTGGGTCGATTACGACGACCTAAAAAAAGCTCGAAAAGAGCGAAAGAAATTGAAGCAAGCACAGACGAAAGGGAGATAAAATGAAGGTTTTAAATTTTCAGGAGCGAAATGAGTTTCTTGATGAAGTAGTTAAGGCATGTACTATTGACGGTGATTATCAGCCCGCACTGCTTGATGTGGTGTTTCGGCTAACCGTTCTAAAGTATTTTGCGGATTATGATTATCGTAGTGAGCCGCAGAGTGAGTGGCCGCGTATTGCTTACGAGTCTTTTAACTTCAAGATTAACAAGGCTGGTTGTGATACTTCTGCATTCTGGGATCAGTACGATTCTCTGGAGAAGGCTGTCCACGAGCAGATTGACCGTTCTCATAAGGAATGGCTTGTTCTTGGTCTCTGTGGCAAGCTCAACGAGATTATTGAGAAGCCTGACCCTATTTCTGATTTCGTTGACTTTATGGAGAACTATTTGAATGATGTGAAGGGCAACTTGAATGACTTTGATGTTGAGAAGTTTTCTGAAGTGACTTCTGCCCTGCTGGACAATAAGCAGGAGATCTCTGCTGTGCTGGCAAAAGATAAAAAGGAATAAACACTTTTAGAGGTGGGTTGGAGGGAATTTTAATATGGCTACAAGAAGTAAACCGCTGAAGTTATGGGATGCTGAGAAGTTCAAAAACGTAAACCCAGTGTCTTTGAAATACTGGGATAGATATGAGACTGATATGGGCATCCGTGATCTCAGCCCGTCTACTGTTTACAATTATGAATCGGATTTCAAGCAGTGGATGATTTATGTTCTGGACAATCAGGGTAATGCTCCTGTGACGGAACTTGAGGAAGAGGATATTGAGGAATTTCTGTTCTATTGTAAGAAGCATGGAAATAACTCTGCTCGTATGAAGCGACGTATGAGTACGATTTCTGCGCTGTACCGGTATCTTCGCAAGAAGAAAATCATCAAAGAAAATCCGATGGAGTTCATTGACCGACCGACCAAGGATGTGGCTGTTGTGAAGCAGACATACCTTACGCCTGATGAGGTTAAGTTGATGCGAGAGAAGCTGAACGCTCTGGTTGAATCTGCGACCACCGTTCACATGAAGGATAATGCGATGACGCTGCGTCTGTATGCACTGTTCTCGCTATCAACGATGGCTCGTGTCAATGCTGTGCGGAATACGCTTTGGAAGTCTATCGACTATGAGAACCGCATGGTGCATGACGTTCTGGAAAAAGAAGGTAAAATCGTAGATTTGATGTTTAGTAAGGAAGTTTCTGAGCTTTTGAAAGAACTGAAAGAGTATCGCACTGAGCATGATATTGAGGATGGTGGCTATGTGTTCGTTGGTACGAAAATCAATGGTGCATGGATGCCGATTACCTCAAGCACTGCCGGTGACTGGTGTAAGAAGATTGGCGAGATGATTGATGAGCCAACGCTGCATCCGCATGATTTCCGGCACAGTGGTGCTACTCTGTTGAAGAATGCCGGTATGAGTCTGGAAGACGTATCTTCCCTGCTTAACCATGCTGGTACGGATGTGACCAACAAGTATTACATCAAGAAGGATACGACCAAGATTCAGTCCGCAAAGGATCGGTTTGAGATTTGAGGTGGAGTGAATGAAACAGTCATACACAAACTTCGATGATCTATTGAGTGATGTAGCAGATGGTGTGGAGCAGATTATGCAGGACGTAGCTCCGCAAATTGAATCCGTTTTACAGACAAGTGCAAGGAGAAATATTAAATCACAGTCCGCTCGCTCTGCTGGAATCGAAGATGCAAGTAATATTGTAAGTAGTGTGACTCGTGATGGGAATACTGTTACGATGATTGTAAAAGATATTGCAAAACCGCAACCGTCTTATTTTCTTGGTGGGAAAAAGCTCGATTCTCAACGTGTAGCAGATACTTTACTGTACAGAGAATATCATTTTGGTGACTCACCGATTGTTTGGAACGAATATGGTGGAGCAAATATTCTATTTGATGAGCGTGAGAACGCGGCTGTTGGTGGAACTATGTTTGCGAACTGGATTGAAAATGGTCTTTGGATGGATCTGAGTTATTATCTTCGGTCTGGCGGGCAGAAAGAATATCGCCCTGCACGTCCGTTTATTGCTCCTGCGCAAGTCGAGGCGGCAATGATTGTTAAGACGGCTTTACATGGATTGTAAAAGCCATCTTTTATGAGGATTTATTTGGAATAAAATTCAATGAGAGGAGGGCTGGCTTTAAGGAGCTGGCCGCTTCTCTTTTTTGTTTTGAAAGGAATGTTGAAAATGGAAAAGAGAGGTGACCAACGGTATGGCGGATAATACAAACAACGCAAGTAGTGCTGATACTTCCTCTGTAACGGCCATAAAGGTCAAGGTCGTTCTTGATACTACTACCGAGGAGTTAAAAAATCAATTTAAAGGAGTTCAAAACAGTTTTAAAAAGGCTCCTGTGGAGATTGCTTTTGGTGTAAACGAAGGCGCAACCATCGGCAATGTTAATGCCGCATTGAAGCGAATCATTAAAAAGGTAGAGTCTCCAAAACTCACTTTGAAAATAGATGAATCTAATATTGATGCTGCTGTAAAAAAGGCTGTTGATAAAGCACAGTCTGGCGCGAAAAATGCGAAAGCCGAAGTCAAAGTAAACTTAAACACTAATGAAGCGAAACAAAAACTAGATGCTTTTTACCGAAGGGTTCAAGAAAAAGGTTCTCTTTATAAGGATGCTCTCAAACTTGAATCGTCTGGTAAGAATCAGCCAGAGTTAGAAGAGGTTTTACGTCAACTTCAAGCTGTTAGAAATGAAGCTGGTCGGCTGCGTACAGAACTTGTAAACATTCTTCCGACGGAAGAGTTTAGCAAAATTTCCGAAATTGAACGAGCAACAACTAATAGTATTTCTAGGCTTGAGGCTCGGCTTCAAGGGTTAAAGAATGCCGCGAATGATGGAGCGTTAAAGGCTTTAAAAAAATCACAAAGCGATCAAACTAATACGTACTTAAATAATCTTGCTGACGCCAATAATAAATATAAGAATTTTTCTGGAGCTTCTGATGTAAAATCTTCTCTTGCGGATGTTCAAAAGCAGATTGATATTCTTAACACGCTTGAAACCGGAACGCAAGATTATGTTAATCAATTAAAGGTTGTCGCTGATACATGGGCTGACGCCACTCGCCAGATGAGTACTTTTGATGAAGCTCAGAAGAAAGCTGAAAATCATGTCAAGAGCATGACGGAACAGGCGCTGAAATGGAAGGAATCCATTAAGGACAGCGACACTGCTTCGCAAGAATTGAGAGATTCCATTGACGGTATTATTGATGCGTCTAAAAAGTTGGATTCAGACCATAGTTCAGATGCATACAAGAAAGGCGTAAAAGACTTAGATGATGCTTTTATTAGTGCAAAAGCGTCCATGTCTGTTTACACGGATGGATACAAAGACCTTGAATCCACTGCGAGAAGAACATTAACTGAAATCCGTAAAAAAGAATTAGAATTAGAGCAGGCCGGAAACCACAGTTTTGACAGTGTTCTTATTGGCGATAGTAAGACGAATTCTCTTGATGGTAGTCTTGAAAGCCAACTTAATTCTTTAAAGGGAATGAACACTCAATCTGCTACGTACAAACAACGAGTAAGTGATATTGTTGACGAGTGGCTAAAGGTAAAAATTCAAATTGAGCAAGCTTTGAAATCAGAAGAGGATTTGCAGAAAGAAGCCGAACAGAAGCACGGTCAAGTCCGTTCAAAGCAAGCTGCCTATAACACTATTCAAAATAGATTAAGTAGTACGGAATTCACAAGAAAAAATAGTGTTGCTTTAGGGCAATTTAACACAGGCGTGTTGGATGATGGCAAAACTGGGCAACAAGTATTGGCAGAGCTAGATGCTGCTATGAAACAGTTGGATGAAAATAAAGGTCCAACAGAGTTTAAAGCAACACTTAGTCAAGTTGACGATTTACTTGTTCAGGTGAGAAAACATATTGACGATGCTTTGGGGCAAAGCCGTCAGACAAAGACAGCAAATACTGATACAGATAAGATAGAAAATCTTATGCGTACTCTATATCAGTATAAAGAAACACTTCATGGATTTGAAGGCTCAAAGTTTGAAGCAGAATATAACGAGCTTTTCGATGCGATTAAGAATAACAGTTATTCTTTTGAAGAAGCTCAAATGAAAGTCAGCAAATTCCAAAATGCTTGCCACCAAGCTGGTCTCGAAACTGAAACGCTTGGTCAAAAACTGTCTCGTTTGTTTAAGGAGCACTTCCAGACCGCCATCGCTATGGCTGGCGTTGCAATGGTCAAACAAGGTCTGCGAGAGGTTTATGATAATGTTCTGGAACTGGACACGGCTGTAACAGAGCTTAAAAAAGTCAGTAAAATGACTGGCGACGAGATGAATGAATATCTCGATAGAACTGCAACAAACGCTCGTGAACTTGGTGCGAATATCTCTGATCTTGTGAGTAGCACAGCCGATTGGAAACGCCTTGGATACACTGATAAAGATTCAGAAGAGCTTGCTCGTGTGTCTGCTCTTATGGCTAACGTTGGAGACCAAATAGATAATGCAACAACTGCTTCTTCTTACCTGATTTCTGCAATGCAAGGTTTTGGGTTGGTTGCTGATGATGCAGAGCGTCTTCTGGACTGCATGAACCAAATCGCTAATACCGAACCAGTCAGTATGAACGACCTTGGAATTATCATGCAGAAAAGTTCAGCTGCGATGTCTGCCGCCGGAAATACATATCAGGAGACGCTTAGTTTGGCGGCTGCTGTGAATGGTGTACTTCAGGACGCCGATACGAGTGGCACTTACCTAAAAACTTTGAGTATGTACCTTCGTGCTTCAAAAACAGATGCTGAAAATGCCGGTATCGCAACAGATGGGATGGCAGATTCTGTATCCGAACTTCGATCTGAGTTGAAGCAACTTGCTGGTGTTGATATTATGAAGGATAATAATACCTTCAAATCAACATATCAGATTATGAAGGAACTTTCTGAGGTTTGGAAAAATCTGTCTGACACAACACAGGCAAATATTACTGAGCTGATCTCTGGTAAGAGAGGAGGTCAGAGTACATCTGCCCTGCTGAATAATTTTAGCGTTGCTGAAGATGCTATGAAGCAAGCGCTTAATTCTAGCGGCAGCGCAATGCGTGAGAACCAGACGTACATGGATTCCTTGCAGGCAAAGCTTAATCAGCTTGATTCTGCATTCCAGAAGTTTAGTACGGACTTGATGAAGTCAGATATCCCGAAGTTTTTCGTAGATCTTGCAACGGTTTTTGTTGACGGTGCAGATAACGCTGTAAAATTTGCTGGTGCATTACCCACTTTGACAGCCGCCATCTCCGGTGTGCTGTCCGTAATGCAGATGAGCGGAAAGCTCAAAAATGGTGCGGGTAAAGTTAATATGCCCTCTTATGTTTGTTGCGTATAAAAAATATAGGATGCGGCACCATGTAAAAATAAAATAGCCCCTAGAGTGCTGGGAAACCCTAAGAGCCATATCACCTATATTTATATAATGTAGGAATCGAAAGATAGAAATAAGGATATGGATGCTATATGCTGAGATAAAAGCTCGTTTTTATCGTATTGTCAAAATATGGCAACAATCGAGTGCTAAGTAGCGTTTATAATGGGCGGTCAGCAGCCGATCCATTCCCCTATTATATAATGTAGGAGGGTGGAAGGTTCATCGACTAAAAAGGGTCAGTGAGCAACCACTGGAAAGATAGTCAGTTCTGGACGAAAGTTCAGAAGTCCACCTCAGACGTAATCAGACGACTTAAAGAAGTAGGTGGAAACGAGGAGACGCGCTATTCTCTGGCGCGATACAAATAGGAGAAAACAAAATATTCGTTGACTACATACGATATTCTGGCTATAATAAAAGTACAATTGCGTATCCAAAATATACGGAGGTGTTTTATTATGGCTAGACCTAAAGGAAGCAAGAACAAAGTAAAAGTTCTTGACGGTATCGATTATGCGGCACAGATTGCTGAAAAGAATACTGCCGCAGAATCTATCGCTGAAGAAATCGCAGCACTCGGCACGAATATTGCCGCGCTGAATGCTGAAAGAAAAGCAAAAGAAGCAGAGCTGAAAAAAATCAACAAAGAGATTGTAAAGCTCGAAAAGAAAAAGGCTGATGCCGATGAAAAGATTGCAGCAGAGCTGAATCGCAAAAAGGCAGAAGACATTGTTGCCAACGCACTGGCCAGCGGCATGACTGCTGAAGAGATCGCTGAACTTCTAAAATAAGGTATCATCATAATGAACAAGCCCGACTTCCCTACTGCTGGGAGGCCGGGCGTTTTAATTTGCGTTGCTTTTTGCGACAGTCTGTGATACACTCTTACAAAAGGAGTGTTGAATCATGGAGAATAATAAAAAGTATGTGCCGAATATGGAAATTTCTAATTTTGGCGGTCGTTCTATTACGGACTACACGTATCATGGCGGCAAGGACGAAACCACAGAGAATCAGCTGAATGCTTATTTCAGAGATTATAGTGATAATAGATTGAAAAGCAAAGATGGAGGCGCTGATGACGGAAATAGTAAAACTAATCAACAGCATTGATACGCTGTTTAATGTATTTGTTCCAGGCGCAATCTGTGTCTGGTTTTATATGAAGCTGTCTTTAAAGAAAATTGAATATCAGGGATATCTTATTTTAAGTATCGCAGTTGGTTTTGTATTAAAGTATACGGTTGATTACTTAGATAGAATCCTTCCTTTTGTTGTAGTTGATTTTCCTATCGTACTGGCATACGTTCTTTTAGGGCTGCTTGCCGCTTCCGCATTTTACAAAGTCAAGAACTCTGTTTGGGCTCGAAAAATAATGGTCAACATTCTTGGAGTTGAGCCGAGTGACAATATTTGGACTAGGCATATCGATTCTCATGGTAATTTGATGATGCTAAACATGGATGATGGGTCTCATATTTTAGGAAAACTAGAAACAGCAGATGATGAGTATATTACATTAACATATCATTGCTCTGCAAAATCAAAGTCTGGTAAGGATATGGATGATGCCGCAAAGAATGCAAATACCGGTTCTGTCCTCTGTATCCCAATGAGTCGCGTTAAGAGTTTTGAGTTTTTGTATTGCGATAGAAATTCCGCAATGGCAAAATACGTTTTTCGCTAAATCTAAATACGACCAACTACCCTGCTACTTTGTATAGCAGGGCTTTTCTTTTTATCACCACTCGTATCCACAGTTTTTACAATGGAAAGTTTTCTTCACTTTTCCACTGGCAAAGCCCCAGAATGCTACATCTAAGACTTTAGAAGCGGTTCCGATCTTTTCAAGGTCTGGCGAGCCACAAGTAGGACATTTTGGAACATACTTCGGATGTTCTTTCTCCTCCAAGTCGGCTCTATATTGAGTGTCAAATTCGGTAGCTTTGAGTTGTATTTTCTTTAGGTGCTCTTTATCAATCTCTGAGATATTTCTTTTAGGATTGGTTTTTGCTTTCCAATCGTACTGTTCTCGTTCTTTCATTCGAGTCCAGTTCTCATATAAAATAAGATCTCTTATACAAAAAGCACACAATGTATCCCATCTTGAATAAAATTTATCGCAGAACGGGCAGTATTTAACATATTTTTCCATTTTTTGATTTCTCCTCTCAAACCGATATTAACTTTCTTCGGCGTTAAAGATGGAAAGATTGAAGCGACTGCACTAAAGCGAATTGCAGATTCCTTAAACAACCTCATTAACACTTATGTTGCATGGGCAGACACTGTTGGGCAGGATTATAGCATATCTAATTTTATCAAATGGTTAAAAAACAGTCAAGGTGAGATTGTAGCAACAGAGCTTAGAATGTACGCTCTAAAAGCGGCCACACTTGCTTTGAATATGGTTTTTGCCATGTTTGCGGGATGGGTAATTTCTGCTGGAATGAACGCATTCATTAACTGGATGAAGAATGCGAAGACGCACTCCGAACAGCTGATTTCTACGATGGAAGATGCACATGATGCCGCAGAAGAAGCACAGCAGGATGTTGATGACATCCAACAAAAGCTGGATGACCTTGACCAAAAGGTAAAAGACCTTGGTGCAGAAAAAATTGAGGACATTGTTGACCCACAAGAGAAAGCAAAGATTCAGGAAATCAACAATCTGCTGGAGACCCAACTTCGATTGAAGAAGCAAATCGCTGACGATGAAAATAATAAAGCAAACAAGGCTGCGTCTGATGTATTCAACGACAAGTCAGAAGTTGTAGTATCTAATGAAACCCCAACGTCTTATGCGGAAGCTGACCCGAATGGCATTGGAGTGACTGTCACTCCGTCTAAGAATGTCACACGGACGGAAGCTTTGCGTGAGCATACAGCTAGAGTCAACGAGCTATCGGATGCTTATGTAAAACTCATGTCGGATGAGAATGCAACCGATGAGGAACGTGCTCAGGCAAAGAAAAATCTTGAAGATGAAATCAGCCTTACAAATGATGCTGGCACAAAAGTTTCTGAGCTTGCGGATATGTATGAGACAGATGCTTCTAAATACGGAGATGTTTCTTCCGAAGTTCAGGAATGTACAGATTCAATGCAGGGAGCAAGTGATGCTCTTGAGCGTGCAAACAATCTGCTAAACGGCACAACAAGCGTTGAAAATACAAATCTTGATGCTTTTAAGAGTAAATTCAAGGACGTAATCGAGGAAATTGATAATGGCTATCTGTCTATGCAGGAAGCTATTGCTCAATACAAAGACCTCTCTCCCCTGCAAGCATTTGGCAGTATGACTGGCGAGGCCATCATTAACATTGATTCTGACACAGCTCATCAGACTGAAGCTGAAGCTACCGCTCTTGCAAAGCTTCATGAAATCGCTGACGCAAATAATATCTCGTTTGAGGATTTGATCGGTGCATTTGAACAACTTGGTATTGTTGCCACAAGCGACACTAGCGGAATTGCAAACTATGCAACTCAGCTTGAAGAGACCATGAAAGCTATTGATAGCTTGCAATCTTCGTATAAATCTTGTTCTTCTGCCGTTGAGGAGTACAACAAATATGGTTATCTGAGCACTGACACTATGCAGTCTTTGCTTCAAATGGATACAGAATATCTAAATTGTCTTGACTTGAAAGATGGAAAACTCCAGATTAACAAGCAGAGATATGCAGAATTACTGGCTGCTCAGTACGCTCAAGCAGAAGTTGAAGCTATTGATCAAGCCATTACAGAGCTAAACACGATTGCAAAGGGCGATGCGGCAGAGAAAACTCAGACCCTTACGACTGCAACAGAAGATGAGAAAAATAAACTCGTTGCTCTTTGCCCTGCCCTTGAGGACGCAACTGTTGGCACTGGTGAATTAGCTGCCGCTTTAGCAGCTGCGCAGGGTGCCGCAAACGGTGGAAATGCAGAGTAGATTCAGGCTCAAATCGATGCTGTTATGGGAGCTTTGAATACAAAAATCACATTGTTGAAGAAGAACACCCAAGCGGCTATTAGCAGTGGTACTTCTCTCGGAAATCAATTGAATGGTTTCAATGAGAAAACAAATAAAAACAACAAATCAACAGCAAAATCTGTTACCGACGTGTCTTCTGCTTTCGATACCTTGAATAAGGCTATGAAGGAGTATAACCAGTATGGCTATCTGTGTGCTGACACAGCAAAGTCTTTGGTTGGGCTCGAAGACAAGTTCACTGCTTGCCTGACTGAACAAAACGGAAAGCTCCAAATCAATGTAGAGCAGTTCCGTAAGTTTGTGAAAGAGCAACTCAAGGAAGCAAATGCCGCAAAAGATGGCGGGAAATCAGCTGATGAGATGAATAAAATTCTGAACTATCTTGATCAGAATGTAGATACAACAACCATCTCTTTCGAGCAGTTGACTGACGCCATCAAGGGCTACGGCACTGCGATGGATGAAGCCAAGGAAAAGACGGACGCTATAAAATCCGCATTTTCTGATCTTTATGATGTTGGCACACAGAAAAAGGATAACGACTTTAGCTTCTTGGATATGGATGCCATTGAGAAGCAGTATCAGGCTGTTCGTAATCTGTATGAAAACACAGACCTATTTACAAATCCAAAATATGCTAGTGCTCTGAATTCCGAAACCGGAGAAGTTGACTACAACAGCGATGCATTTAAACAGATGTTTGCAGATCATCTGAAAGAACTTGCGGCGTCTGCCCGTGAGACCGGTGGTGCTGCTGGAGAATATCTTGCACAAGGTTTTGAAGATGCTGCTGCCAAGATTGCAAACAACGTGATGAGCATTCGTGAGTGCATTGATGGAATTGGTTCTTCTTTGAATTATGCAACCGACAGGATTGATCATTTTCAAAGTGGTTTCTCCGATATCTCTGATATCGTCACTCAGTACAATACTTATGGTGGCCTAAGTATCGACAATTATCAGAAGCTGATGAGTCTCGATGATGATTACATTAAGTGTTTGAGTCTCGAAGGTAATCAGCTGAAGTTCAATACAGAAGCATATAAGGAACTTTTCATTGCAAAACTGAACGCAATGATTGATGAGTATGATGCCGCAGACGAAACAAAAGCACTTGCTCAACGTCTTCGTGAATTGAGGGATGCTGTAATTGCATCCGGTGATGGCTTTACAAGCGCAGAAGATAAGGCTAAAAACTTCGAGACAACACTCGGAAATATTAAGAGCCTCCTGAGTGACCTAATTGGTGTATTTGAAAAGTTCAACGAGATCAAATCGAATGACCTAAAGATTCAGGGTGATGCTTGGATTGATGTCATTGATAAACGAATTGATGCCCTTAACGAAGAAAATGATGCACAGGAACGAGCAATCGAACTGGCAAAACTTCAGGATGAATACGAGCGTGCAAAGGCCAATAAGACTGTCCACGTATATGGCGGCAGAGGTCAGGGCTTCGTATGGAAAGCAGATGAAAATGCTGTTCGTGAAGCTGGGCAAAACCTGTCTGACAAGCAACGCGAGTATAAGAAGAAAGATGAAATTGACAGGTTAAACAAGCTCAAGGATAAAGTTCAGGAAGCAAATAGCCTTATCGGCACCAGTTGGGATGATTATCAGAAGAAGCTAAAATACACTGCCGAGTTCGAGGCCATGACCTTTGAGCAGATGGAAGGTCACTATGATGGCTTTAAGAATAGTATCCTAGACAATATGCGTGACATTCAGTCTGCTACTAATGTCAGTGATGCTATTACAAATCTCGAAAAGCTAATCAACACACTAAAAACGCTTAACGACGTTATAACATTCTTTACTTCTGGCGGTGTAAGCACTGATGGCGGTGGAATTTTTGGACTTTTTAACCAGATCAAGAACATGTTCACTGGCGAAAGCGGTAACTTTGATCTTGGTGCTGGCTTTAAGAAGATGTTCGATGGGGCAGCTAAAGCTGTTTCTGACGGTTGGAACTGGATTACTGGTAAGAACAAGGCTGGTTCTGCCGCACTAAAATCAGACACCACTACGACATTGGATATCCTTGGCAACACAATAAAGGTGAATACCGGCGATATTCAGCGTGTATCTGGTGGATTTTTTGAGAGACTGGTTGGTGCTGCGAAAGACAACCTTGGTAGTATCGGCAAGTTCTTCTCAGGTGCATAGACATCTATCTCTGAGAAAACCGGGTTGATGTTTACTGACATTGGCTCGTTCTTCACAGAAGGATTTGGTCTGTTGAACGGTCAGACTGGACTTGGTCTTAATAGCATTGTTGAGACCGTCGGGAGTATGTTTGGCCCAATTGCGGCTGGCGCACAGTCTATCGGTAGTGCCATCTCGTCTGGCGTTGTAAGCTTCTTCCCTTCTATCTTCGCTGGACTTGGTACTCTGGTGACAAGCGTTGGCGGTGCTATGGCCGCTATGATGCAGGCGATTGCTGCTGCTCTTTCTTCCATCCCTATCGCTGGTTGGATTGCTGCCGCTGCAGCTGTTGCAGGTGCAGTTGCTCTGATTGCTACGATTGCTTCGGTTGCAAGTGATGTTTCTAACACACAGGTTGATGAACCTACTCCAGCATTCCAAGCAAAGAAATATGCAAAGGGTACTCGTGGCGTTAAGAAGGACCAGATTGCAAACGTTGATGAAAAGGGCGAAGAGCTGATTGTTCGTAAACCCAATGAAGGTCGCATGACCTATCTTGAAAAAGGTGACGGCGTTATCCCTGCAAAGGAAACCGACAACCTGATGGCGATTGGTGAAGATCCTGAAGGCTGGCTGGCAAAGGGCTTGGCCGAAGTGACCGGTAGTGCCGCTGCCGGTGCTGGTATGAGTGCCCAAGGCCCGAATGCTAAATTGAGTGGTGCCGCAGCAGCCGCTGCCGCTGGTGTTGGCTCAATTTTCGAGAGCGAGTATGATGAGATCCTTGGTGATACAAACGAGTTCATGTCTGGACTCTCTGATATTTTCAAGAAGAGTGATAATCCAATCATTGCTGCCGTTCAAAGTATGATTTATATGGCCACTAAGACTGTATATCGTATGTCTACGGTCGGTAAGATTAACTCTTCTAAGACAGTGACAGAATCCACCAGCAACACAAAGAAGGCGGCCCAGAGCCAAATTTCGTCTATGACGAGCAACTTTGAGTCTAGCTGGAAATCTGTGGCTGGCGAGCTCGGTCTGGACACAAAGGATATTGAAGAAACCAGCAAAAAGATGTCTGAGAAGATGAATGAGCTGGTGAACAACACCTTTGATGCACTGAATGAGAATACCGGCCTGAGCGCTGAACAGGTTGAAGATGTCACCAACACGATGTTTGATTCGCTGCAAAAGATTTATACCAGCGGATGGAACAGCCTTGCTTCTACTTCCGGCGACATGTCTAAGGAGATTGCGGATAAGCTGAATGCATCTTATAAGTCTTCTGTTGACAGCACAAACAAGGCCATGAATGAGATCTCCAAGGCATTCGGTCACAGCTGGAGTAAGGTTGGTGGCGGTGTAAAGACCCTGAGTACCAATGTTCAAAAGACAATGGAGCAAGCATGGGCTGACACCAGCAAAGACACCCAGAAGCTGATGTACGATATGCGTGCGTGCTTTGACAATAGTTGGAGCATGAACGAAGCTGGCGTAACTAATCTGGCAGAAATGACTCAGGGAACGGTGAAAGATGGTTATGCCGAGATTGATTCTTCGAGCTCTAATACATTTGGTGAGAATGGTCAGTTGAAAACGGATGCAGACAATTCGTGGAAGAATGTAGAACCTGGCGCTACGAATTTAGCAAACAATATGCAGTGGGTGATGGATCAGTCTTACAAGTCCATTAAGGACGGATGTACAGCTGCCGTTACATCGATCAAAAACGATTTGGCGACCACAGGTGATGCATTTGAAGCTGTCGCTACAAAGGCGGAGAAGGCAAAGCAAGAGACACAACAGCAACAACAAACTGCTCAACAGCCTGCTAAACAGAAAGGGGCTCTTGAGAATATTGCGGAAGGAGCCGGGCAGTTCATTAGAGGCGTTGGCCAAGGCATAGCCGATGTTGTTACAGCACCGTTTAAGTTCTTTGGATCATTACTTGGTTTTGCAAGTGGCACAAAGGAAATAAAGAAGTCTAATTTTGCTAACGTTGACGAGCAGGGTCCTGAGATGCTGGTTCGTCAGCCGCAATCTGGGCGCTATACCTATCTTGAAACCGGCGACGGTGTTGTCCCCGCTGACATCACTTCTCGTTTGTTCGAGATGGGCGGCAACCCGGATGCGTGGTTCCAGAAGCAAATGGCAAAGTACGGTTCTCAGCCGATTGTCCAGGGCGGCGGTGGAGATGTTACAACTTCGATTGGCGATATTATTATCACGAATCCTGTTGGCAGCTTTGATGCTCTGGCAAATGAAATCAAACAGAAGTTACCGACTAAGGTTGCTCAAATGCAAAGCAAGCGGTAAGTAATAGTTTATACAGCCGATACCACTAGGATAGCCTAGCAGGTCGGCTTTTATTTTTGATTAGGAGGAATAGGATGGCAGATAAATCAGTAACTGATGTGCTGGCCGAAGTGATGACTTCTGCCGCCGAACACGCCGTAAAGAACGCAAAATTTGACGTATCCGCCTATGGAGTGATTACAGAAAAAGAAGGCCAGCACTATAAAATCGCTGTATTCGGTGGCGAGTACGGCATTGTAACAAACCACGACTACATTGTGGGCCAGAAGGTTGTTGTGACTGCATTGCAGGGTAACTTCCGTAACCTGATTGTATCGGAGAGTAATACCAGCGTTGAAATTCTGACAGTGAAATCTCTGGTGACCGGTGTCGATAGCCTGAACGCCGAGTTTGAGTCGATGAAAGACAAATCCCAGCAGACAGAAGACACCGTTCAAGATCAGCTAAAGAATACGATCAATACTTGGTACAGGAATGGTCATCCGCATACATACAACTATCCTGCTTCAGATTGGAAGACAGATGAAGAGAAACAAGCACACGTCAACGACATCTACTATGATAAAAGGACTGGCATTTGCTATCGCTGGGTATATGATCAGGATAAGCAGCAGTATTTCTGGATGGAAATTGTGGATGCCGGTGTTATCAATGCACTGTCGATGGCAACATCCGCACGAGATCTTGCGACAGAAAAAGTTCGTGTTTTTACTGATACACCGACTGCTCCATACGATGTGAATGATCTATGGATTTATGGCGGTGTTGGTGGTGCATTGTATATCTGTATTACTGCGAGAGGTGAAACCGAAAAATGGACATTCAGCGACTGGGCTGTTGCGACAAAGTACACGGATGATACGACCGCAAACACAGCGGTTGAACGTGTTGGCGCTCTTGAGACAAAAGAATCCGACGATGTAGCTAGTCTGTGGCGCTCGATGAATGGCTTCAATGATAATTTTGGTGGTTTTACAAACAAAGACTATACCGCCACAAAGAAACAAGTATATGACAACAAAAGCAACATTGAGAAAAATGCTTCTGATATTACTTCGTTGAGGACAGACCTTGATGACGCAAAAACGGCTGAATCCAATCACTATCAAGATATGACACGCAAGATTTCGGCTGCAAATACAAACATCTCGACCTTGAAAACGAACGTATCAGATATCAATAAAACGATTTCAGAAATCACTGTTGACAATTTTCTGGCCGCACTGAATCTGGCTGTGAATACCAATGGTGAGCTTTGCTATATATCGAAGGATAATTCGGAGGTGATAACTTGAAACCAATTCTATCTAAAATCGGCGCATTTGATGCCACAAAGGATCATACATTTCAGTTTGCCGCATACGCAGACATTGATATCATTGCTCTTATCGTCTTCGATACTCCGACGGGCAGTATTTTGCAGGGTGATACGCTTTCAAAAGGCGTGTATAAGTTTGGTACATTCCCTGCCGGTGGCACTGGTCTGGCACGATATTTTACAATTCCGGCAGGCACGTTTGAGAACCGCAAAGATCCGTATTATATGATCATTCGCTGCCGACTGAAAGGCACGAATCTGTTTTCAGAATACTCGGACAAGCTGCTGTTTTATTGCCATGAGGAACCGACAATCAAACTGAACGACCTGAGTTCTTCCGGCGTGACTACTATTCCCTACCCTTCTTATTCCTTTGAGTTCTCTTACAAGTATAAGGTATCGGAGGGTGAATCTGTAAACCGTTATGAATTCTGGCTTTATGATGCGAATCGCGAACTGCTGAAAAAGTCAGTGAGCTATTATTACCGTGATTCTTTGAAAGGGTTTCAGATCGATGGACTGGATAACCACACCCTGTACTATCTAAGAGCGACGGCAGAATCTGTTGGCGGTTATCAGCTGGACACTGGCTTGCAGGCGTTCCGAACTGACTATCCAGAGTATGTGAATGACGTAGAATTCACCGTGCAGAATAACTATCGTATGGCAAATATCAGTATGCACGCACAGTATTTCCTGACAAGAAGCAGTGGTGCAAATGCCCTGCGAATCAAGCGACGTAAGAAAGGCGCAGCAATCTGGACTTCGCTTTACCAGGAAAAGATCGATCTGAATCATGTCATTATGAAGATGGGCTGGTCAAACCTTCACATCAATAAAACGACTGGTCAGCCGATGGGCAACTATAAGGCAGTGACCTCGGATTATATCGACAAGAATCGAGTTCTTTCTTTTCAGTTCAAATCTGAGGACAAGGCGTTTTGTCTGATTGCATATACTGCTGACCGCAAGTTCATCAAGGCATCAAGTGATTTTACATCGACCGATGAATTCAGAAGTTCCAGCGAATACAAGGAGTGGTTCTCTGAAACCTTCTTGAACAACATGAAATACTATCGTGTTGAGGTATCGGCAACAAAGAATCAGGATTTAGAGCCAAAAGACTTCAATGATTTTTATATGTACAGCGCTGACGATGGTTATGTGATGATTGATTACACCGACCTATACGCCATTGGCCGCAAGACCGACTATGAGTACGCCGTAGCTCCCGTTGCAAATGGCATTGAGCTTGGCTATGCGAAGGCCAGCGTTGTAAGCGACTTTGATGGTGCTGTGATCACTGACGGCAATAAGACCTACCATATTTTCCTTGAGCCGAAAGTCGACAGTGTTGAAAAGGTACGTTCTGCTACAGTTGTCGAGACGATGGGAAGCAAGTACCCGTATCTGTTTGCTGGCAGTGAAGCCAATTATTACAGCGGCCACTTCTCTGGTGTCGGCATTCGTTTTGATAACACAATGAAAGACTTTGATATCAATGGCGGCAATGCATTCCGTGATGAACTGAGCGAGTGGCTGACCAACGGCAGTGCGAAGCTACTGAAGATGTTTGATGGCCGCAGATGGCTAATGGGTGTCAATGGCAATGTGTCTATCTCCTGCTCTGATCATTACGACAAGGGCGTATTGGAGTTCGACTTTGTGGAGCTCGGTGACGCAGAGAGTGAGAGCGACATGTATAACAATGGGCTGAGTGATTATCAGCCGGGAGGCAGCGTATGACATATCTTCCGACTGACGCAGACCTGGCGCTATTGAACAATCATTCGTCTAATATTTACTGCCGCATTGATATGCTGAACAAAGATTTTATTACAATTGATAGTTTGGAAGGTCTTGTGATCGATGGTTCTATTTCTATCGACTCAGAATCTGACGTGCGGCGAACCTTTAATGTGACCCTGTATCTGGGTAAGAAGAGCGGCATTTCAAGCCTGACGGAAGAGGATTGGATCAGTAAAAATGTGCGTGTATTCATTGGTCTGTCAGGAAGAGGAATGTCGAAAATCAGTGCTTCAAAGAGTATTGACGAGATGATCAGGGAAAATGCGGATTATCAGCTCGCTGCGACGAATTATGATGATTTGATTCAGGACATCACAAACAGAGGCTATGCAAAATACGGTAATATCGACAACCTGAATCGAGATGTGCTGGTGTGGACACGAGCCAATATCTCAAAGTATCATACGTTCTTTGACCAGATCAATGACGGCACACCACCGGATGATCCAGCTGAAGCAGAGGAATGGTACACCAAACTTGGTGATTACTCTACGGTTTTGGGAAGTGATGATCCAATTTGTCAAGATGGCCCTTATATCGCATTTACACCAATGCTGCAGACCAAAGACGGACTTGTGCCGCTTGTGAAGGATGATATCTGGGCTTATCTGGATGCTGTGGCAACAAAAGCGAAGTCAATGAGCGGCGGTCTCTCCCCTGCCAATATCCTTGAGGTAGACAAATCAGGCATCGATAGTTTCGTGTATGGTAACAAAATGCATGTCCATGGGATGATTGCTGCTGTTGAAGGCATGGTTCTGAACGGAGTTACGCTTGGCAAGGTGGATGTTTCTGCTATTGCCGGTTAGAGCGAGGACGAACTAAGGGAGACCTACGGAAAAACCAGTGTGTTTGCAGGACATTCCATGCACGACATTCAGGCAGAAGTGATTGACACAAAGACCGCGCTGAATGAGCTGTATAACGACCTGTTCCTTAGCTATTCCAATTCAGCTGACAGTTCTTATGTTGATGGTGTAAAAATCTATTGGTACAACGAAGGGTGCTATACATTTACATCCAATGGCTTTACATATAGCGCAACAGAAAACACTGTGCAGGCAAGCTGTGTTGACTTAGTTTCTCGTATCAACGGAGACTTGGGTGGACAGCTGGTTGGTGACACACATCGCATTGAGAAAGGCACTCGTATCGGTGATGCCATCTGGGCGGTGATGAGAGATGAGACGGAGTTTAAGAAATATTCTATCGACTATTGGAGCCGCACTGTTCCACATGACTTGGATTATGATACTGGCTCGACTGTTTGGGATATTCTCTCAGAATTGCGTGATCTGTATTATCCGTTTGAGATGTATTTTGACGATGATGTGTTTGTATGCAAGGAAATTCCCAGTGGATTTGATGACCCGCCTGTGCTTGACCCAGAAGTATTCGAGAAGCTTGTGACCAACGATGGCGAGTCGGCCACAGTGGATTATGCCGCTGTCCGAAACTGCGTTGAAGTGTTTGGTGCGACGATTGAAGCGGATGGAGCTGCAACTGTAAAAGGATGGTCTGGTACAAATAAGACACTTAACCTTGTATTAGATGCAACCAAAACAACATTGACGAGTGAAACGAAAGTTTCTTTTGTTGCTCCTGCAAATGTTGAAGCTGCCAAAACGGATAAGAACGGTAATGTATTAAGCGGCGCAATGACGGTAGTGCTGACATTTACATGGAAGGAACCTAAAGACAAAGACGGCAATGAACAGGTTCACTCTGAGACAAAAACAAGTACGCTGTATCGTTCTTTGACTGATGCTAATGGTTCGGATATTATTCAAGACCCAGGCTGTATTAAGGCAACGAAGTATTATGTTCTCCAGTGGAATCCGAATACTGGCCGCATTTATTTTTTGGGTCAACAGCAGAGCCACGCTATGGCAAAACTGGTGGACGAAATCCCAGCCACCAAAGAGATCGAAGCTCAAAAAGCAGAAGATAACTGCGACAATATGGCTTTTATTTGTGTGAATGACCCGAACAATATTGATGACCTGTACAATGCACGGTTATCCATTGAAAAGATCGGTCGTAGAACTGAGATTCTATCGGGTGGAGACTACGAGAATTACACCACGGATGACGCAGCCATGGAAGTTTGTCAGTACGAACTGTGGAAGCGTGCCCGCCTGACTGACGGCCTGAGTGTGACCACGCGACTGGTTCCGTGGCTCGACGTGAATGAAAAGATCCAATATGCTGCCAAATATCTGGGCGGTAAGACCCCCGTGGATTGGATCATCAAAAGCATTTCTATGAATCTGGGTGAAGGCACAATGTCGCTTTCTATGAGCCGCTATTACCCTTATTACACTTATATCGTAAACAACAAATATACGTTCTATCAGGATAATTTGTTTGATAAATATTTTCCCGAATTAACTGCCACTACGGCAGATGAACAATAAGAGAGGAGTGAGCAAATGGCACTATCTTTTGGAGAATCTAAGCGGTTGGCTGCGAAAAAAGCTGCAAGCCCCGCAAATGTTTCTGTTGATGATATAGATGTCGCAACTCTGGAATTAAATGACGAAGACCAAATTGCCGTGTATGATGATAACGGAGAAGAGACATTTGAGCGTAGTGGCAATTACACCTGGTTTGCTGATTACTCTGACGACCAGTGGTCTTACATCGACAAAAACAAAGACATTCAGCTGGATGCAAATCAGATCAATATCACACAGGAATCCAACTCGCAGGTTATTCCGTTTGAAATGCCGCGTTACTACGATGGTATTGACCTGCTTCAGATGACGATTCAGATCCACTACCTGAACGCAGACAGAGAGGAAAACTACGCTTCCCCTATCAACGTGAGCTATAGCAACACCAAGATCCGCTTTTACTGGCTGGTGGCAAATGATGCTACTGCAAAAGAGGGCGAGCTGCAGTTTGAGATCATGGCATCCGGCGCTGTGAATGTTCCGAATACAAGCACCACCAAGAGCTATCTGTGGCGCACCCGCCCGAATGGCCGATTGAATGTGCTGAAATCGCTGACCGGCAAGCAGATGGTTGATCCGACTGGCAACGACTGGTATACCCAGTTCCTGGCAACAATGAGTCAGAAGGTTGGCGAGGCACAGGTTGCCGCATCCGCTGCTGAGAAGAGCGCACAGGACGCAAAGAATGCAGTTGCAAGTGTGGATGAAAAGCTGGCGCAGTTCTATAAGAAGGACGAGGTTGATGGCTTTGTTACGATGCTGCGTGGCGAGATTGCTGCCGTTGATGGTCTGGCAAATTTCAATGTGCAGTATGACAACGATACTCGCACCCTGACGTTCCTGAATGGTGCTGAAGAGATCACAAAGATCAAGTTGAACACTGATCCTTCTGCTGAGTGGGTAAGCATGTATAACGGCATTGTGGACAATAAGATCAGCACTGCTGTGACCCCTGTTCAGACTGAGCTGACTGAGTATAAGACTGCAAATGATGCCGCTGTGCAGGAGCTGAAGGACAGTGTTGGCGACCTGCCGGAGACTTTGAAGTCCTCCTATTATAATAAGGAAGCCACCGACGCACTGCTCGATAAGAAAGCAGACAAGACGACCGTTGACGTGCTATCCAGTGATGTGAGCGGCCTGAAGAATACGGTTGGTGGTATTCAGACCTCTGTTGACCTGGCCAATGCGGATATCGCTAAGATTCAGGAAACCTTGAAAGACTTTAAGCCAGATGAGAATTCTGGTCGCGAGTATGATATCACTTACGAAGATTCCAAGCTGAACCTGTTGGAGAACGGCACGGTCAAGACCACTGTTATTATTGAAGGTGGCGGCGGTGGCGGTGGTAGTACCTCTACAATCACCATTGAGCGTATTGGCGAGTCTTCTATCGCTGTTGTTAAGGGCGACACCGCAACTGTCGAGTTCAACTTTACCTCTGTGGATAACTCTGGCGAAGACACGGGCGATGCTACCGGCGTATGGTATGTTGGCAACACAAAAGTTGCAACTTCGACTGTTTATCAGGGCAAGAACAGCTTCGACATCACTCAGTATCTGCACAATGGTGACAACAAGATCAAATTGCAGGTCACTGACTCTGTTGGCAGTATGGGTTCAAAGACTTGGAATATCAATATTGTCGAGTTTTATCTGGAGAGTATCTTCGATGATTCTCTGGTTTATAGTGGTGAAGTCACTTTCCGCTTTACTCCATACGGAAATATCAATAAGGACGTTTCCTTTACTCTGGATGGCAAAAAGCTTGGTAGTGTTACAACTGCGGTTACCGGCAGACAGATGACCTATGCGATCCCGGCACAGAGACACGGCGCTCACCTGCTGGAAGTGACCATGACAGCAAATATCAATGGCAAAGCTGTGACTAGCAACACCATTTATAAAGATATCATGTGGGCAGAGGAAGGCAATAGCACACCGATCATCAGCTGTGCCACAAAGGAGTTCACTGCAAAACAGTACAGTACCACTGGCATTGTTTACACTGTCTATAACCCGGCCTCTTCTACTGCAAGCATTACGCTTGAAGTTGACGGCATTAAGACTTCTACACTGACTGTTGGTCGTACTGCTCAGACTTGGAGCTTTAAATCTTCTGATATTGGCACCCACACTCTGACCATTACTTGCGGCGCTACCATCAAGAGCATCACCGCAAAGATTGAAGACCTTGGTATTACCATTGAGCCCGTTAAGACCGGCCTGATGCTGGACTTTAACCCCACTGGCCGCAGCAACGCAGATGTGAACCGCCTGTGGAGTTCTGGCAGCAATAAGATGACTGTCAGCGACAACTTTGACTGGGTGAACGGCGGCTATCAGATCGATGAAGATGGCGACACCTATTTCTGCGTCAAAGCTGGCACAACTGCTACCATCAGCTATAAGCTTTTCGCAGACGATGCAAAGAAGAGCGGCAAGAATTTCAAGCTGGTGTTTAAGACCACGAACGTCCGCAACTATGATGCTACTGCCGTGACTTGCTTGAATGGCGGTGTTGGTCTGAACATTCAGGCTCAGAAGGTTACGCTAACCAGCCACCAGAACAGTATTGATCTGCCCATCTGTGAGGACGATTTTCTCGAGTTCGAGTTCAATATTCTGCCGGACAAACAGTTCCGCGAGATGGTTCTGTGGTGTGACGGTATCCCTTGCCGTGTTGCACTGTATGATACCAGCGACAGCTTTACTCAGGCTGCTCCCGTTGGCATTACTATTGGCTCTGACGATTGTGACGTTATCGTGTACCGCATGAAGAGCTACGGTATGAACCTGACGGATGATGAGATTCTGGATAACTTTATTGCCGATGCGAAGAACGCCGAAGAGATGGTCTCTCGCTATATGCGCAACGACATTACGGATGCGAGCGGCGAACTGACCCCCGACTTGCTGGCAGAGAAGTGCCCCGATCTGCGTATCATCAAGATCTCTGCACCTACTTTCACTACCGGCAAGAAGAACGAGGTCGCCAACACTACGATCCAGCAAATCTATAAGAATGGTCGTGCTAAGGAGGATAACTGGACTGCTACCGGCTCCCACAAGGGTCAAGGCACCAGCTCCGACCACTATGGTGCATCTGCCCGAAACATTGACATTAACTGCAAGGGCGGCTTTACGTTTGGTGACGACACTACCGGCGACACCTATGCACTGACCGAAAACAGCGTTCCTGAGAAGTATTTTAACATCAAAGTCAATGTTGCTTCCTCTGAGAATGCAAATAACGCCCTGCTGGCAGACGATTTTAATGAGTTCAACCCCTATGTGCGTCAGGCTAAGAAGGATAATCCAAAAGTGCGTGATACCATGGCGTTCTATCCCTGTGTCGTGTTTATTCAGGAGACCGATACCACCAATGCGACCGTATTTAACGATGGTCAGTGGCACTTCTATGCCTGCGGCGACATTGGCAACTCCAAAAAGAACAAAGATACGATGGGTATGGACCCAGAGAACCACAAGGAATTTATCGTTGAGATCGACAACAACGCCGATGAGCAAACCCGCTTCCTGAGCGGCGATTTCTCACAGGAAACTTGGGACGGCGAACACTCCTTTGAGTTCCGTTACAGCAACCCTGCCTGTACTGAGGAAGAGATCGAGGCCGGTAAACAGGCGTGGATCACAGCTCAGAACTGGGTGGTGAATGCGGATGATGAGGAATTTAAGGCGCATTTTAAGGATCACTTCGATCTGGATTCTGCTATTTTCCATTATCTGTTTACTGAGCGTCACACCATGGTTGATAACCGTGCAAAGAACGTGTTCCCGCATACTAGCGATCTGGTTCACTGGGACTTTTGCTTTGACTACGATAACGATACCGCCATGGGCAATGATAACGAGGGTGGTCTGACTCTGACTTATGGCTACGAGGACACTGATACCGTCGGTACAAAGAATGTGTTTAATGCTGCTGACTCCAAACTGTGGTGCAAACTGCGCGACCTATTCCCAGATGAGATAGCAGCGATGTTCCGCAACCGTGAGAATGCGCTGGCATGGAGTGCGACCCGTATTTTGAAAAAGTTCGAGGAATATCAGGATGTGAAGCCCGAAAAGCTTTGGATCATGGATATGTGGCGCAAATACTTCCGCACCTACGAAGATCCCACCATCAATACCACTAGCTATCTGCCCATGATGCATGGCAACAAGCGTCATCAGCGTCGGCAGTTCCAGCGTTATCAGGAAAAATACATGGCATCTAAGTATTCCGGTTCTGTTGCAACCAGTGATGATATGACCATTCGTGGTTATACTCCCACCAACTGGACTGGCGTGAAACCGGATGGCACATTCCATATCACACCCTACGCTGATACCTACGTCTCTGTTCTGTACGGTTCCAACCCTGTGAAGGTGCGTGGCAAGCGCGGACAGACCTACACGATTGAATGCCCCATCACCGCAATGAACGATACTGAAGTTTATATCTATAACGCATCTATCATTCAGAGCATTGGTGATATCTCTGGCTTCTATCCAGGCTATGTTGACTTCAGCCACGGTGTTAAGCTGACCGAGTTGAAAGTTGGTTCCGGTGTGAGCGGCTATAAGAATACGAACATGACTGACTTCGCTGTTGGTAATAACACTCTGCTGGAACATTTGAACCTGCAGAACGTGCCGAACCTGAAGAAGTCTATTGGTCTGACCGGATGCACCAGCCTGACCGAGTTCTATGCTGACGGCTCTGGTATTACCGGTGTCTCTTTTGCAAGCGGCGGCAAGATCAAAATCGCCCACCTGCCTGCAATTGCCAGCTTGACCGCAAAGAACCTGAACTATCTGACTGACCTGACGATTGAGGATTACACCAATATCACTACGTTGACCGTTGAGAAGTGTGCAACCATCGATCTGAAAGATATGCTGGGCAAGTGCACCAACCTGAACCGTGTGCGTATTACCGGTATTGATTGGGAACTGGCTGATACTTCCCTGCTGAATCGCCTGTACGCAATGAGCGGTCTGGATGAAAATGGCTACAACACTGACAATTCTGTCGTGGAAGGCAAAGTTCATGTACCCATCATCCGTGAGCGTGAGAAGCTGTTGTACACAGAGCGCTGGCCTGATTTGGAGATCACCTACAACACCATGATCAACCAGTATGCTTGGAAGTTCGTGAATAAGGATGGCGCTGTTCTGGATATCCAGTATATTGACAAGGGCGAGCGTGCAGTTGACCCTGTGACCCGCTCCGACAATCCTATCCCGACACCTACCTTCCCGAGTACCATCAGTACGGTATTTACATTCAGTGGCTGGGACACCGAGTTCACTCCTGTTTTTGAAAATCAGACTGTTACTGCTGTATACGATGAATCTGTGCGTCAGTATCGTGTACGCTATATGAATCGCGGCGCTGTTCTACAGCAGACAACTGCTCCGTATGGCTCTATGGTTCTGTATGATGGCGACACTCCGACCTATACCAGCGAAGAGACTGCTTATAAGTATTATCTATTCAGTGGCTGGGACAAAGGCGGCTATGTCAATGGCGACAAGGATATCAATGCTGTTTACGACATATGCGAATACGTCAGCGGCTACTTCAGAGACAAGCAGCTGAGTGACCTACGCCCTGTTGAGATTTATGCCATGACCAAGGTGAATCTGGAGCAGAGTGTTGTTTCTGACAAAGACGCTATCACCATCAAGATGGGCAACGACTTCACCTTTAGCGACGTGGAAGAGAAAGTTTTGTTCAACGAGCCGAAGATCTTTACTGGCAAGAATTATGTCGATACCGGCGTATCTCTGTTGGCTGAAGACCGCAGCTGGGTTATGGCGCTGGACTATCGAATCGACGAAGATTCTGCCGCAAACTCTGTGATTGCTCAGTGCTTCCAGACCAATGGCATGAATGGTTTCCGCTTCTGGGTCAACAACGGCTCCAAGGTTGCATGGGGTACTGAATCCACCACCGGCGCACATCTTGGTTCTCGTGATATGATCGTTCTGCGCCATACCAAGGGCGAAAATGGTATTCACGTTTATGCGGCGAATACCACTGCTGCTGAAATCGGCTATATTCAGTTGAATCGTACTCGCACCACACAGACAAATGCCACTTTGGTGTTTGGTTGTGCTAAGGCAGACGACGGCGCTTACGAGCGTTACGCAAAAGGCACAATCTACTGGGGCAAGCTCTGGTATACCGATCTGGGTGACGCTGCCTGCCGGAAGTTGGCCGCATGGACACATGAGGACTTCACTTTCGAGGCTTGTGGCTTCAAACAGTATTACCTGAGCGATAATTCCAACAAGCGTTGTTCTATCAGCTTTATTCAGGCCGGACTGCTTGGTCAGAAGATGGCTCTGAATACTGGTTCCACTAACACTGGCGGCTGGGCAGATGCGAATATCCGTACATTCCTTGACGGTCGTATTCTGAATGCTCTCCCGATTGGTTGGCAACAGATCATCAAGCAGGTCAAGGTTGGCAGTACCATTGGCGATAAGAGCAGCGAAGTTGTGACTGCGGACAGTTATTTCTATCTGCCATCTGTGGCCGAATTGTTCCCCTCTCAGAATGTTGAGCCTTATATTTACGAAGGTACGGCAATCAGCTTTATGACTGATAATACCAGCCGCATCTGCAATGACGAGAATGGCAATCCCGCTGCATATTGGACGCGAAGCCCGAATGCTCAGTATGGCAGCTATTTCTGGTCTGTGACTGTGACTGGCGAATATTACGGATTTACCCCTGCAAATAACGAACAGGGTATCCGCTTGATGTTCAGCGTTTAAGGAGGTGTTGAGAGTGTACTACAAGGTATTGAAAAATGGCCGGGTGATCGATGCTCTTGACCACCTGCGCTTTGTAAAGTATCAGCCCAAGCACGACATTATGGTGAACTGCGTGGAGGATGATGCACAGGGAATTATCAGCAGTGATGGTAATCATATCTGGCATGTGGACGGGTATTATCTCATCCCATGTCCCGAGTATGACACCGTGGAACTGCAGGAAATTGACCTGTATGAATATGAGCAGCTGAAAGCCTTGGGTGGTAAAACGCCCGAGGCTATTATTGATGCTTACACTTTGAGTTTGATTCAAGGAGGGCTGCTATGAATGACGAGAGGAAGTATAGCGAGTTTGTTGAGAGTATGCATCGACTGTACAATGACGGAATGATTCAGGACAAGCTCCTGGACAATCTGTTTGCCGGGCACAAAATCTCAAAGGACGAGTATCTGTATATCATCAGGAAGGAGGTGTGATATGTATACCTTTTTGATCAATGAGGATAATACACTGACCGTAAGCAAGCGGGAACGCATTATGGAACGCAGTAAGCAGGTGGATACTCTTCACTTTCTGGCTGACACTACATACAAGGATGTTGACATGAGTGAATTTACCGTGATGCTTGAGTACGTTCTGCCCATCAGCAAGCGATATAAGACAGAGATTCTTGAGAAATCAGAAGAGCTTTATAAGAACAAGCTGGAGTATAAGCTGCCTATCGACACCAACCTGACCAATGAGCCGGGCGATATCCAGATCCAGCTGACATTTGTTGATGTGACAATGGACCCAGATGGCACGACTGTTCAGCACGTGCGCAAAGTTGGTCCTGGCGTGATCACTGTTGTTCCCATCCAGAATTGGAGCGACATTGTTCCTGATGAGGCTTTGGGCGCACTTGACCAGCGCATTATCGCACTGAATGCACAGATCAAGGCACTGAGTGATCGTAACAACGCTATTCTGGATGGTAAGGCTGATGACCTGAGCTACAACGACGACCATACCCTGCAGCTGCTGGCCAACGGTAAGCCCATCGGTAGTGCAGTCAAGATTACTCAGGAGAGCGTCGAAACTGAAGACGGTAGTTTGCGGGTGGTTCCGTTCTAAGCCATCCGCTTCTTTTATAAGGAGGCAAAGATGGCACAGGCTAAATATTCCAAGCTTGGATATGGTAACGCCGAAGATGTAGAAGCTGCGATTGCACTGGGAATGTTGGACGGCAGGGATATGATTATCACAAAGGATTCCTCGGAGTTCATGTATGTGCGTGATGACTTATCCGTTCAAAAGATTCGTCCCCGCAATCGTTGTTTCGCCAGCGTTACCGAAGCAAACGAGCAATTAAATGAGACGGAAGACACTTATGCAGGTCAAACCGTTATGGTGAAAGACGAAAATGGTAAATATGCTCCGTGGATCGTTCAACAAAGCGAAGCCACGGGGCTTTTTTCTATTGAACCTTTTTACGTTGAGCCGACAAATTTTGTTTGGCAAGAATTTTAAGAAAGTGAGGCAAAGATGGCTAATGTAAATTTTGGCTATGGTACAAAAGCGAATTATGATAAGCTGACTACCAAAGATGCCAACACATTGTATTTTATTACAGACACGCGCCAGATTTTCAAGGGTACTGATGAGTACACCAAGAGCTGCAAGCTGGTGAGCGCTCTGCCTGCAAGCGGTCAGATTCAGGGTCTGCTGTATATCCGTATGACTGACTATACCTTCCACATTTGGAATGGCACTGAGTTCGTACAGCTGAATCGCCCCATTGTGACTGAGATTCCCAATGCGGATGCAAGCGACGACAATCTGCCCACCACCAAGGCTGTGGCTGACTATGTGAATGCAAAGATTGCCGCAACCGAGGGCAAGGAAGGTCTGTTCGTTACGGATGTCACATACTCCCCTGCTACCGGCACTCTGAGTGTGGCAAAGAACGGTGCTCCTGTTCCAACCGTGATGAGCGGCCTGACCCATGATCCCACCTATGATGCTGAGACCCGCACCATCAAGCTGCCTGTGTTTGGCGGCGATGAGCTTGTGATCAATCTGGGCAAGGATCTGGTTGTGAAGACCGGTACATACAACACAAAGACCCACGAGATCGAACTGACTATTACCACTGGTGAGGTCGTGAAGATCCCTGTTGCTGCTCTGATCGATATCTATGTTGGTGTGGTCACTCCTACTGCTGAGGTCACTGTTTCTGATGACAATAAGATCTCTGTCAATGTGCGTGTGTCTACCAAAGGCAATAACAGCATCACTGTTGAGGAAGATGGCCTGTATGTTGCAGTGCCGGACGCTTACACCAAGGCTGAAGCAGACGCGAAGGTTAAGGTCGTTAATGACAAGTTGGACGAACATATCAAGGATGCTGTAAAGCATATCACTGCTGACGAGCGCACTGCTTGGAATGCAAAGCCCACTCAGGATGAGTTGGCCGCTGCGAAGGCTGAGGCAATTTCTACTGCCGCTGCTGATGCAACCACTAAGGCCGACAACGCTCTGGCTGCCGCTAAGACCTATGCAGATGGTCTGAACACCACCATGGATGGCCGTGTGCAGGTGCTGGAAGGCGCTATCACCTGGAAATCCCTTGATGGCTAATTGATTTGTTTCACCACATGGCAATGACGCTGTGTGGTGAATCTTATTAAGCAAAGGAGTTGAGTATGGCAAATTTATCATTACGCGAGGTCGCACAGTCTCAGCTGGATCAAGCTCCTGTGATTGACGGCCAACTGATCGTATGTACTGATACTGGAAGCACTTATCGAGATATCGGCACAAGACGAATTCAAATCAGCAAAGACTTGGAGATCGTAAGCTCGCTTCCGCTGGCTCCTTTGTCTAATAAGATTTACTACCTGCGTCCAGACAGCTTGTATGTTTATAGTGGCGATGACTGGATTCTTTTGAACCCATCAAAATTCACACTGGAAGCAGACAAAAACGCAGTCAATGGCGAAGTTAATATCAATCTAATCCTGAACGGTACGGCACAGGATAAAATCAAAATCGCTGGCAGCGGTGTGACCACAGTGACAACAGGTGAGACGGGCGATATCACGATTGATACCCCGCACCCGGATGAACTGCTGGCTGCACTAACGAATGAAGAGATTGATGCAATTACTGGCGGCATGGTTGATGATAGCGGCAATCCTCTGCCTACGCCGCAGGTTGTGGTGGACGCGACACTGACTGTATCTGGACGTGCTGCTGATGCAAAGGTAACTGGTACAAGGATCTCTGAGGCGCTGAGTATTGCAAAATCAGCTGATGCCGGGCTGACCAATGTACGCACTGAGCTGGACAAGTTGAAACTGGATTCTGTTGCGGTGGACAAGACCCTGACAAAAGAGAATTTCGCTGCCGATGCCAAAGCTGTTGGTGATGCTCTGGCGGGGAAAGCAAATACAGAACATAATCACGATGACCGCTATTATACAGAAGACGAAATCAATGTAAAGCTCTCAAAGAAAAGCGATGATGGTCATACACATGATGAGCGATATTATCAACAGAACGAGATCGACGAGAAGCTGAAGGTAAAGGCAAATACGATCAATATCCACACACTGACTATTCCGACTACAAGTTAGCTTATTGATGACACGGTGGACCGATATTCAAAGTATATTGACCTCGACATCGACGGGATCACCTCAAAGGATGTTATTTCTATCAGCGTGACACCGGCAAGTGCAAAGGTGGCTTCATACGCCCAGTTTGCAAACCCGGAAACCTTTGATGGATATGTGCGTCTGAGAGCTGTATCAGTTCCAACGTCTGCGATTACAGCTCAGTATTATATCGTGCAGGGCGGCGGACAAACTGATAGCGGTAGCGGTACTGTTGTTGAGGGATATACCAAGGCACAGGTGGATAATAAACTAAGTGAAAAAGTGTCATACAAAGATGTTTTATCACTTGAAGAGATCTCAACAAATGAAAATACTGCTAAAAAAGTCGCTTCTGCAGAAGCATTAAAAAACAAAATCGGATGTGTAAGCCTTCCTATAAGTGGAGTAAAATTAAAAAATAAAACTGGAGAATGTAATTGGACAGTTCTTGATATTTCATTACCAGATGGGGCAATCGCGATAGGTCATGCAATGACAGGCGCTTGGCAGGAAGGTACTAGCTACGAATTGTTAGATAGAAATAAATTAACCATTTCGAGCTCCTTGGTAACCGAACTACCAACAAATCGTGGAGATATGCTGATATACTATTACATTCCATAAACAAAATAGGAGGATTACGAAATATGGCAATCGGGGACTTAAATATCGTAGGGGTAGAAGCCTACCCTATTGGCTCGATTTATATGAGTTTTAATTCTACTGAACCGAGTAAAATATTCGTTTTATAAGGAGGATTATATGGCGCTAGGAGAAATGAATAGCGGAAACAAAACGCTCCCTGAATGGAGTGAAGTGCAGAATAAACCATCTGAATTTAATCCATCAGAACATTTTCATAATTTTATTGTTGACGATGGAGATAATCGGGATTCAAATACAGCACCGTCTGATTATTACGGGGACGAAAATAACGATGATTGTCATGGTAAAATGATTTTTCGTGGAATAAAAAGAACTTCAGCTGTCAATCTGTCTGCTGGTGGAAACGGATATTGTTTTTTACTTGGCCTGTGTGGTTGGAAAGACTATACGGGAGGATATTCTTACGAAATAGCTTTTTGTAATAGAAACATTTATTACCGTTCTGGTGCGAATGATAGTTGGGGCGATTGGGCACAGATTGCTACAGCTTAAAGGAGGTACGAATTATGGCTTTAGGAAATATGAATATTGGTGTTGATAGTGAGTTCATTCCGTCCAACCTAAATACGGTTCTTACCCCCCCCCCCCACAGATTCTGACGAAGTTGTGATGAATACGAGTGCCGCCGGGTATCACCGTAAATCATTGAGCGCATTGTGGAGCTGGATCAAGAGTAAGATAGCAAGCGAAGTGATTCCAGACGTGGTGACGATTCAAACTTCTGCGATTACAATCACAACGGATTGGCAAGATACTGGTATCCATTCAACTGATTTGCCATCTGGAACTTATGTTATGCAGTTTCGTGCCAATACGACCCCGTATTGCAATATTTAGGGAGACGTATTTTGTGGAGTTATCCAGTGGTATGCTGAAGAAACAAACAGCGGTAATGCAGATGATATAGGTTTACATTGTTCTGGTCATTCTACAAACGGACAACATTTTTATCTTAGGACAATTCGTTCTGGCCGTTCCGAAGGTGTTGGCTTAAGACTTCAAATCAAGGGCTCTATGGCTGCAGATACCGCTTCCACATTTACATTTAAATTCCGCAAACTGATATAAACAACGCATTACAAATAAGACGTTTTATAAGGAGGCGATCACATATCGATGAATGATGAAAAGAAAAGTTGGCTAGACAGAGCGGGTGCGGTTCACCTCTGGAAAACGATCGAGGCTATACTTGGTACAAAGGTAGATAAAATCGAAGGATTCGGCCTGTCTAGCAACGACTATACAACAGAAGAAAAAAATAAACTTGCTAGTTTAAGCGACCCTAATGTAGCTACTACTGAAAATAATGGTTTGATGAGCTCGGCTGATAAAGCAAAGCTGGATGGTATTGAAGCTGGAGCTAATAATTATACTCACCCGGTATACGAAGCAAAACAGGCCGGATTATATCGCATCAGTGTTGATAATACAGGTCATGTGGTAACAGCAGATAAAATGACGAGTGAAGAGTTGACCGCAGAGGGTGTCTCCCCTGCCGATCATACGCATGACTTGGGCGAATTAGCAGATACACTGGAGACAAGCGCTGACGCTGTTGAAGATGCTAACACTGTTATGGTTGGTGCTATAGTTACAAGTGACGATGGCAGTGCGACTACGAAGTATACCCGTAGACCACTAGCTGCTTTATGGAACTGGATCAAAGCGAAGGCAGATACGTTATATGCTGCTGTTGGACATACACATAATTATGCTGGATCTACTGAGCCGGGTGGCGATGCGCTGAATGCAATGAAGTTGAGAGGTTACGATGTCAGTTCGAGAAGTACAGGCTATTAGAATGTAATTCCTGCAGTTGGTGATGATGGTGTTATAGAAGTCGGTAAATATGTTGATTTTTATGCAGAAGATATTGGTGCCAATTATAAAGATTACAATGTTCGTATGATTGCTTATGATGATGGCACGTTGGATGTCGTCAAAGCAGTTGGACAACCTGCTACAATTACAGCAAATCTAAATGGCACTGCAAATTTTGCAACTGAAACGCAAATTGACAAAGAGCAAACAGTCGATCTATCAAGTTTAGATACGAACACTTGGTACCCTGTTGTTACAAACTGCGGATGGCCTGGCCTACATCATATCAAATGTAACGTCCAGTTAAATTCAGGAACAAAGCCATCATGGTCAACGCATAGTGCTGGTTTTACCGCTGTCGTGGAACTACTCACATTAAGCCCAGGTTGGGGCACAACAGGAGGACATTGTATATGTCTTTGTAATGATCAGCGGTTCATTTCAGATTCATCAAAGCCGCCTGTTGGGTACACAATGATGTGGAATGGTTCTATGTGTGTATTCTGGCTTCGTGGCGGTGGTATATATCATCTATATGCTGATTATAAAACCACATAGAGTTTACAAACATCATCTTATACAAACAACGAAGAAACAGTATCCCCCACAACGTCTTATCCGGGTATATCTATAAATCGGTCTACTATTACAGCAGATATAAACGGGGGAGTTACGGATTACAACGACAGTGGCAGAACAATTCGAATCGGTTACGCAAGCGCTGGTCTTACAACTTCCAATTTGACACACATTGCCGGTTATACGGACAATGGCACGAAGATTAAAGATGTTTCCAAGGATGTGTTGAAAAGCTGGCTTGGAGTTAACACAATCATCTCTCAAACCAGTGACCCGGGTGCCGGAAGTAGTCTTGCGACTGGCACAGTGCTTTTGGTATATGCGTAAGGAGGATTGATTATGGCGATTTATACAGGAGTTGGCGGAAGCGCCAAATCAGTTTCAAAAATTTATACTGGAATAGATGGCGTAGCAAGACCTGTGCACAAGGGTTATATCGGCGTGGATGGCGTGGCTAAGAAGTTCTATGACGGCGGCAACCCCATCAGCTCCTTTGCATTGGGGACAGAATTTGGCATTAAAGACCCGAGCGGCAATACCTACTGGTATAAGCTGGTGCACAAGGGTGTTCCAGGCGGCGGGTTGTACGACAGCACGGCCAACGGCGCATGGCTCTGGAGGTCGAGCATTGCAGGCTCGACAGCGATCGATAGCAGTAACTACATCTACGGTTACGAAGGGTGGGCACTGGACAACTGGTGTGTCAACTACCCGGGCGGAAATATCACACCAAGTGTAGCAAACCGCCTGATGACTGTGCATCTGCCCTACGTAAAACAGGCGGATTACAACTCGGCCAATGTTTCCTCCGGCTCGAACGGCCTTTCGAGAAAGTGCTTTCTGCTTTCTGCGGTCGAGATGGGTGTTTACACCTGGCAGGGTATAGATGGCCTGATGGCGCAGGAGGGTGCAAAGCTGGACTACTTCGACTACACAACTGCTGCCACCGACAAGCGAAAAGCAGACACTGAATACTGGACACGCTCCAAGCGAACTCACAACGGCAACTATATGTACACGTTTTATGCGGATGGAAGTTTTTCCAGTGTAGGCCGCCACAGAGAGGACTCATACGGTCTGCGCCCCTGCATCGTGCTGCCACTGAATACGCTGGTGACAACGGTTACTGGGTTCTTATGGCTCGAATATAACTATATTAACTGAGTACCCGGAAAGGAGAGTTCAAAATGGAAGAAATAACAATCCAACCTGGGTATACGATACCGACCGAGACCGACGGCACCCCGGCAGATTACAGCAAGATCGAGACTGCGGTGAATGCACACAACCAAAGTGCACAGCCCGGGGAAGCTTACTGGGGCATTCGCTTATGCGGGACGGAGTATAAAGTGTATGAATACGGGGAAGTGCCACAGCCACCCACACAAGAAGAACTTTTAGAACAACTCAAACTCTACAAAGAAACAAAAATCAAAGAAAGCAAGATATATCTATCTGAATATCTCGCTTCTCATCCAATTCAATAGACAGATGGCAAGTATTACAGTGTCACCAGCGAGAAGCAAGCTCTTCTTACAAGCAATCTTGCCCTATATCAGATCTCTACAGCCGCCGGGCAGCCTTTTAAACTGACATGGAATTCTACCGGAGATGAATGTGTGGAGTGGACTTATGACGATCTGGCCGCTTTAGCACTGGCGATTGGTGTGTATGTGAAGCCCTTTGTCTCTCATCAGCAGGAATTGGAGGTTGACATTAAGGCATGTACGACAAGTGAAGAGGTAGATGCTATCGCTATCGTATATGGTAGTGATGATAATTCTACTGAGAATCCTGAAAGTCCTGATAAACCTGGGGGCACAGATGAAACGATCGATACAGAGGTAAAGGAGGATATTGATGAGCAACAAATTTCGTGAACTAATCAAATGCAGCATCCTCTTTTTGATTGGAGGATGCCTTTATTATTGCATTGAGATTCTGTGGCGTGGACATTCTCATTGGACGATGGCTGTTGTTGGTGGCATCTGTTTTCTTGTAATTGGTGGATTGAACAACTATATTCCCTGGGAAATGCCGCTCTGGAAACAGGCTGGTATTGGCGCACTCTTTGTGACTGCTATGGAGCTTGTGGTGGGTGTCCCACTGAATTTGATGCTTGGCCTACATATCTGGGACTATTCTTCCCTGCCGTTCAATCTGTTGGGTCAAATCTGCCTGCCGTTCACAGTGCTATGGTTCTTCCTTGCGCTGCTTTGCATTTTTGTTGATGACTGGCTGCGTTACGTTCTATTCAATGAAGAGCACCCACATTATCATTGGCGTACTGTATGTGATGGCGGAAAACGCACATAAAGAGAAAGAGCCCCTGTGACGATGGCTACATCACAGAGACTCTAACTCATGCAACAACTCATAGAAATGAGGTTGTACTAGCCCGATGGAGGGTTTGTACTGCTCTCACTATATCACGTTGATAGTAATTTGTCAATTGAAAGGAGGAATTATGGCGCAGGAAATCTTAAAGCCGCTGTTGTTAGACGAGACAGGCAAAGAAATCGTGACAGCACTGAACGCTATTGTTACACAGCTGACCGAGATCAATGAAACACTGAAAGCCAAAAACACAGACAGTGGTACGAATGGTGGTGAGAAGACATGATAGGAAGTTTGAATGCCGCACCTCACGTCTATTCTTTTACCATACAGCAGCTGTAGACCATGTTACTGAGCATCTGTGGTGGCATCACTGCTATTTCAGCCGCTATCGCTGTTATCATCAAGGCAATCAATCATGCGAAAGCCCCGGATGACAAGCAGAACGAGCGACTGAATGCCCACGATGCAGAGATTGAGAAGATCAATAGAAAACTAGGTGCAGATAAAGACAGGCTCGACCTGTTTCAATCCAAGCTGGTCTCATTAGAAGAGCACCAGAAAGAAAACAGTATCACGCTGGAAGTACATGACCGTAAAATTCTCGAATCAGAACAGCGTATCAGTCACAGTGAGCAGGGCAATAATGTCACCATGAAGGCTCTGCTTGCACTACTCAGTCACGGCATCGACGGCAACGCAATTGAGCCAATGAAGGAGGCCAAGGCTGCACTTGAGAACTATTTGATCGATGGTCAGAACAACACAAAGAATATTACGAACTAACCCGAGACTGCGTGTCCCGGGCTTTTTTATTTTGGAGGTTTATTATGATGGATATTATCAATGAGCTGGTTTCCGTTATCGTCCGCCTGGTTATTGCTGGTGCTGGCACTGCCTTTATGGCCTATGGTATCCCCTATCTGAAAAAGATCGGCGTGTACAAGCTGGTGCAGATCGCTGTTCGTGCCGCAGAGAAGCTAGGTGCAACCGGCGCTATCGAAAAGGCCGACAAGAAAAAATACGTTATGGAGGCTCTTGAGCGTCTGGGTGTGAAGATCACTCCGACCATTGAGACCATGATTGAGGCCGCTGTCAAAGAGATGGACATCCAGAACGATAAAATCAAGGACGAATTCAAAAAGAATTGAAGGTGTGATGAAATGGGTGTTATTACATACTCTATGAAGAAGGACTAGAACAAAAAGGTGTCGGCTCATTTTTCCGTCTATGAGTTCGCCTGCTCCGATAAGAGTGATACAGTTCTGGTCGATAGTCAGCTGATTGAAGTGCTGGAACAAATCCGTGCTCACTTCGGTGCTCCTGTTCATATCAACTCTGGGTATCGTACTCCTGCCTATAATATCTCCATCGGTGGAAGCCCTCGTAGCCAACATTGCCTTGGTACTGCCGCCGATATCTGGATCAAGGGCGTTGACCCGATTCGGATCGCGCTGTATGTATCTTCCCTGCCCTACTTTGCCAAGAGTGGTGGTATTGGATATTATAGCCGTGCTGTGCTTACAAGCGGATTTGTTCATGTTGATGTGCGCACCACCCGCAGCCGCTGGATCAGTAAATCTGGCACGAAATATATCAGTGTAGCCAATCTTATGCCGACTATCAGACAGGGTGCGAAAGACGCTATGAATGGCGCTTCTTATGCTGTAACTGTACTGCAACGGCATCTTGGTGTTAAGGCTGACGGCATTTTTGGCGCGAATACCAAGGCGAAGCTAATTGAGTATCAGAAAGGACACGGGCTGGCTGCAGATGGCATCTGTGGGCCTGCTACATGGAGTTCGTTTTGATGGGAAACTTGTAAATGGACGCTATCGAGTGACGAATCTTGAGAGCAGTATCGGCAAGTATCTAATTTCAGTAAATGTATCGGGCTATGTAGAGCCGAGTGATATTGAGCTGGTTGACAATGTGAATGGACATTGATATTATTATTCTAGGAGGGAAGTATATTATGTCCATTGTTATTCGAGGTTGTCATATTGGAGAAGGTAGACCAAAAGTCATAATTCCAATCGTGGAAGCATCTGAATCAAAGATTTTAGAACGTGCGCTTGAGTTTTCCGAGCTTTGTATTGACTGTGTAGAGTGGCGTGTTGATTGGTTTGAGCAATGCAATGATATGCATTCTGTGGTGTCTTGCTTGCAAAAGATTCGTGTAGCGCTGAAGGATAAACTCTTGCTGGTAACACTCCGTACCAAGACAGAGGGTGGAGAGGTATCTCTAACTCACAAAGAATATTTGGATTTCATCAACACGGTAATAGATACTGACTGTGCCGACCTTATTGACATTGAGTTCTTTACAGCCGGAAATGATATTCGTGAGTTGATAGACAATGCGCATTCTTCAGGGACGGTTGTTGTATGTTCAAGTCACGATTTTCAAAAGACGCCTGATAAAAATGATCTCATTTCTCGTATGGTTAAAATGCAACAGGTCGGAGCTGATTTACCGAAAGTAGCAGTTATGCCGCACGACAGCACAGATGTGTTGACTTTACTGGCCGCTACTGTTGAAATGAAAAATAAATATTTTGCTACTCCTATTATCGCAATCAGCATGGGCAAGCTTGGTATTGTAAGCCGATTGTGTGGAGAGGTGTTTGGCTCCGCCATGACTTTTGCAAGCGCTGGAGATTCAAGTGCTCCTGGGCAGATTGGGCTGGATGTTGTCAACGCTGTATTAGACTCAATAGCAGAATAAAAACATATGGGGTATTGATCCTTAATTGGACCAGTACCCCATTTTTTAGCATTTATTTTATTTTCTCAGACAACCATTCTTTCCAGCCGCCAACCGTGTGAGGGCAATTATCTTGCTGCGCGACAAGCTCATTTAAGAGTGCCGCCAGTTCATCATCTGACAGTTCACGGATAGCTTGCGCTTTATTGTCAGCAGCTTGATGCTTATGAAGTATAAACGCGAGTGCGGTATCAAGTATTGCTGGATTATTCATTGTTCCACCTTATGAAATACGACAGGAGCGTCCTCTATCTCCAAATCAGCGGCAATCACCATTGGCGACAACCATCTTAAAACCAGTAATCTATTCTCGGGTTCGTTCTTGGGACCTGTCCAAAAATGATGCCAGTGACCACGACGCATGTGAGGACGCGGCGAGTTGTGAGTAGTATTCCCAGAATCGTTTTCGGATACTTTCGTTTTCTGTTGACGGATGGCTGCGCCGATTCTTTCGCCAACATCCCATTTACGAATCTCAGAATATTTATCTTTGATTACTTTGCCGCGCTTTGTTACAGTTGCCTGTTCTTCATCTGGGGCAATCTCTGCGTTCTGTGCCAAAATATAAAGGACGACCTGCATGACTTGTTTGATAAACGTGATCGTCTCTTCATCTTTTGCGGGGTCTGCCTCTGCATACTTTTCCAGCTTTTTATTTCCTTTGGCGTGTTCAGCGAGCTGTTCATTTAACTTTTTGATACTGTTTTCAATGGTTCCGGCATCAAGGTCGATGGGATAAGTGAACGAATCCCCATTCTCAGAAAGAAACGTCAACTTCAAATCACGCTCATGCAGCTTAACATTATAATCAAGAGACACGAAGAAACCGTGAATCTTTTCATTGTCGAAATAGGTATTGGGCAACTCAACATAAAAACACTGATACGGGAGATGCATCAGAATATCGACAGGTATATCGATGTCATCCTTTTGTTCAAAGAGAAGGTCTTTTATATCTTCGTTGATAACATAGACTTCTTTACTAAGCCTCCACGGTGCCAAAACAGAAACGAGCTGCGCACATGTCACAACAGCGCTCACTTCATTCATCGACAGACGGCTAAGGTCATGCCCATCCGATACAACAGTCAGTGCGGCTTCGATTGGAGCATAACACCACCCAGGCCATGATACAGAACTTGCTGTACCATTCATATCATGGAATTCTTCCATCTCTTTCCACACGATAGGATATTGAGTAGTGAGAGCTCTGAGCATTTTAAGAGGGAGATAGATATCTTGTTTCATAATATTACCACGCCTTTGAATTGATATTGTAGTTAGGAAAGTAATCCGCAAGTTCTGCAGCGTCCAGATAAGCCTCCCAAGTTGCACGAGCCACAGCACGAGCTTGATCAGCGTCACGCAATTTAATTCTTCTTATGATTCGGATATCCTCGATAGCATTCTTCTCTTCTTGTGTTGTATCGGAGTCGCTACGATGTTTATCAAGCCACATAGATACCGGGAGTTCATTCGTTTTGCTGTCATAGCCTTTGCGCTTCTTGAATTCTTCGATGATATCACCACAGTCATAATACCTGTCCATGAGTTGATTGTATTCTTCTGTGGCCTTGTCATACTTCAACTGTGCCGCCTCTGCTTTTTTGAGTAGACGATTGACAAGCTCTCGAAGTTCCTTAGTAGGGATGGTTTGAAATTCATCCATGGTTGCGACCTCCATTCGGTTTTCTTTAACTCCATTATATCACATAGCGCGTGCAGTGACAAATAAAAATAAGGCGCAGGTTGCCCCACGCCTTGTGATGATGTGCCGCTTGGCACATCGGTTCAAATACGGTTTTCAATTTTAATACTTCTACTAGTGAGTCACTGGATTGTCACATCAGGGCTCTATTGATTAAGACTCAAAATCGGACTTGATTGCTACGCTTTGTGCGGTCTGTGAGTGCACCGCTGTGGTGTAGATAGAAAATTGGTGTAGTAGTGGTGTAGTAGAGAAGAAAACTCCTCTATTTTAATCGTTTTTTCGTAACTTTTACAAATAGCGCTCAAATGTGTTCAAAATAAGGGAACGGCGTGTAAATTACAATATAAATTCATATATGGATATATTTCACGATGCGTCGTTCGCTTTTCTTAACCGAAGTTTCTACATTTTTATGCCAAGTCATACCCATTTATATATTTTTTGAAAAATTGGTGTAGTAATTGGTGTAGTGCTCACCCATTTGCTATTCTTAAAAAATCGTCAACTGTAACAGGTAGATTGTACTCCGCATATACATCCAACGTCATTCGTATATTAGCGTGACCCATTAAATACTGAACAGATTTAACGTTCATACCAGCAGAAATCAGTCTTGTGCAGAACATGTGCCGAAAAGTATGTGGTGTCGTCTTTGGTAGAGTGTCGCCTGTTTCTCTATGGTATGCTCCAATCATACTTTCAATAATTGACTTGACGGAATCTTTGTCTTTTGGAGAAAGGGTTCCTCTTTTCAAAAATAGGAACGACGTATATCCATCCATCTCTGGACCAGGATCATTTAATGCTTCTCTTTGACAAATAAGCCTTTCGAAACTTTCTCTTGCGCTATCAGTAAGGGGGATTTTCCTTTTCCCGCTTTCACTTTTTGGCTCTTGCACAAATGTTCCAATTCCTGGGACATATGATATTTGATGTGTTATGTTTAAACAATTATTTTTTAAATCAACGTCATCAATTGTTATTCCGCATAACTCACCAACACGAACTCCTGTTTCATGCAGTATAATAAGCATATCCGTATATTTCTTATAGACTTTACTCGTTTTAGAAAAGTCAATAAGTTTTTTATACTGTTCTTCTGACAATAGAATTTTTTTCTTTTTCGTAGGCTTTATAAGTTTATTCAAGCTAAATGAAAACGGATTATAAGAAATCATATTCTCGTCAACGGCCATTTGAAAAGCAGGAGAAATTATATTTTTCATATTTCCGATAGCACATTGGCTCATTCCATTTTCGTTAAGAGATAAGAACCATTCTTTCGCATCTAATGTCGATATTGATGATATATTTTTTTCTCCAAATGAATCGTTTTTTATTTTTCTAAGATATTGCCCTCGTGTATAAGCAGAAGTTTCTTTAAGTGATTTTTTGTGAATAGTTTCATATCGTTTTATCAACTCATACATTGTTATTATCACATCGGCTTGTTCCACGCCAGACTCTAAAGCTTGTTTCTTTTTATCTCGAAGTGCTTTTAAATCATTTGCGTACATAGTATGCCGTTTTCCAAATTTATCTGTCCAGCGGTATTGATACAGGCCATCTTTTCTTTGGCTCTCACCTTCTTTTAAAACTCTACCTTTGTTATCTTTACGTCTTTCCATAATAGACTCCTTACATTATTATAAAGAGCCTTGATGTGACACCATAAGTATATCACACCAAAGCTCCAATTTCAAATCGAATAAGACTGATCTATGTACTTTTCAAGAGCTTTACGTTTAATGAGACGTTTTCGGCCTACAAAAAGCACAAATGGACAGTTTTGTTCTTCCGCCATTTCTCGAAGTTTGCATTGACCAATATTCGAATATGCTGCAGCTTCTTCTATTGTCAGGGTGGCTTTTTCCCAGATTGGGACTTCTTTCATACAATCACATCCTCCATCTTCTCTTCCCCATACTTTGCCACACATACATTGTAAAGCAGCATCGCCCTGGTCATCAGACCAACGCCACCGATACGAGGGGTCACCATAATATCTTTCATGTCGTAAACTTCATCAGCGCAGTCTCCATGTTGTTTGCCATTCTCGTCGTAGTTAATGCCAACGTCAATGCAGATGTCTGTGTTGAATAGATCTATATGAGAAATAAAATTGCGTTTTCCAACCGCAGAGATGACCACATTTGCTAGTTTTGTAACGTAAGCAGTATTCTTCATGTAGCTCCCTGTACTATTCACAGAGATCACATTACAGTGGCGCTTAATCAGCATATCGACCAACGGACGACCTACGATATCAGACTGACCACATACAAGCACATTCTTTCCATCCAGATTGTAACCGATGGAATCAAAAATCTTCATAACGCCAAGCGGAGTGCAAGGCTGAAATGGTGATGTAGAATTAAAGCCATCAACATCAAGTTCATCTGGAATACAAATATTTTTAGGATCGATATGTTTTGGCAGCGGGAGCTGGACAATGATACCGTCCACATCTTCCCAATTATAATCTTCCAGTATCCTATTATTTAATTCATCCTCCGTAATATTTTCTGGCAGTTTGATAAGGTTTGCTTCGATTCCCACCTCTTCACAGTCACGTAATTTACCTTTAATATAAGCGTTGGATGCAGGGTTGTCCCCTACTTGATAAATATGTAAAATAGGAGCATAGTCATCTTCTGCGATAATATTCTTGATTTTATTTTTGATATCTTGTGCAATAGATTTACAATCAATAATCATTATGAACCTCCTATATAGAAGCCAAGTTTTATCAGGGTCGCTTAGTAATGTCGCAACCCATGTCTCGTGCAAGTTCTAAGACATCTGCAAATGATAGGTCATGCATAACTTCCGCAGTAGAAATATCCTTTACAGAGACATGCCGAAATTGCTTTTTCAGCTCGATATAATAGTCACTATTTCTTTTAATCTTCACTGTTTCCGAATGCTCACCAACGTTTGGAATACTGACATAAAAATGATTTTTGAATGTCTCTCCTACCCAATTGGGGCGACCATCTCCATCTCGATTATAGAATTTTTCTGAGTATTCCTCGATTGAATTCTTCTCAACATACTGCAATAGAGTTCTTTTGTAAAAGATTTCTTTACGGTATGGAGCAATGCCACATAAGTCAGCAGAGATAATATAATATCCAAGCTCTTTCATCGATGTTCTCCTTTATACTCACTACTACTATATAGAATATTTCGCAGCTGATTGATAAAATCATCGACTGCGCACTCACTACAATCTAAATCAGAGGTACACATACTACAGCCATCTATGTAATGTTGCATTAAATCCTCTAATGATTTTTCGTAGTATTTTGCCTTGTTTTTGTAAAACCCTAATTCTTCCATAAAATCACCTCGTTACTGTACTAACTCCATTATTTTTAATCTGTCCTTTTTGAACATGAATTATTACAGAGTCAGCATTAACAGTATTGGTTGATTTATATTCGATATATGGAGCGTTGCTATCATATACAATTTTTACATGGCCTTTGATATTCATATAATTGCCATTACAAAGAACCGTAAGCATCTCGTAATTTTCTGCTGGGACATTAGATACCATAGTAGATGTATATCCGTAGATGCCCGATTCCAGTTCTTCAATAGTGGCAGTCCACTCAATCGGATTATAATGACGATAGATACCGTCGCCAATCACCCATACAAAATATCCAATGAAGAGAGTTGCAAATACAACAATGATTGATAACAAGATTTTCTCGCCAAGAGAAAGCTTTACATCTTTACCATCCAAGTTCAACACCACTTTCGTTTACAATATAGATGCCGTTGTCTTTCAAATACTCAATAAACTCTTCATGTGGTAATTTATGGGCGAGCTCACAAATAGTGTAGTTACTTCTGCCTTTCACCCACCTTGTTTCTTTTCTCAAGTTAGACCACTGATGTACACGAAATTCCTTACAACGCCATTTTAAATGAAAGGTATCAGCACACAAATCGCAAATTGGTATCTCTACATAAAAGTCACCCGGATAGCGTTTTCGTCGCCACCACTCCATATCATAGAATACAATACCATAGAGTTCAGGGTAATCTTCAAATCCATGTTCTCTAAGGTAAGCAAAACCCAATCCATGGATGGTCCATTCTGGCGACCTTGGAACTGTATATCGAAGCTGCGATTCTGTATGTGAGATACAGGCGTTGTTGTATTTACCGTCGATGCCCATAATATACCAGTCGGATTTATAATAGCCTATTTGTTTAGTCACAACTAATCACCTCACCTGTATCATCACCCAACGGCCACGTGCATCCATAAAATGTTCCCAAATTTTCGATTTTAAAATAGTACCATTTTTTCGTCACGTAGTCATAAATACTGTAGCAAGTGCAGCGGCCATCCGGCCAATGGTTCTTTTTAATAGCATCAATATCAAGTTCTAAAAATCGTTTAATTTCAGATAATTTATATGAAGCAAAAATATAATCCCATGGGCCACGCCAATGGATAAACCACATGTGCTCTACGAAGTTCGGCCATTCTACAGAAAATCGTTCGACTGGTTTGCTTCTGCCAAAATTCTTATATTGAAGAAAATAGTTGCTGATACCGTGTACACCAGTCCAATAATGGTCTTTAGTGCAGATGAAATGAGAATAGCTTTCCCATTCTGGATTTTGTATTTCCCAGTGATTCTTTTCGATTGAAAATCTATCGTCCATTCAATCTACCTCATAAAAGTCTAGTTTTTTAATACATCACACCATGATCGTTTGATAAATAGCAGCCCTCTAATGAGCTTGCAATTTTGTGGTATCTATTATCAATGTTAATAAGAAATGTGTTTATCATCTCATTATAAATATGTGCGGCCTCTTCGTAAGTATCAGCAAATGCATAATACGATTGATTTGTATTCACGCTGATTGTGCGATTTTTTGTTTTAAACTTCGAGTTCCAATAATCCTTGTTATGAATAGTTCCTTGTACCGGCTTACAATTGATGCCAGCCTTTGTATCATCAAATCGAAATCCAGTGCACCAGACTTCTTTGTCTTCTGGAACAGACATAAGTGTATAAGTCATATTCTTTATTCCTCCTACCTACCCATAAAATTTAATTAGCAATTACAAATGATCCCAAGTCGAACTATATTCAAATTCATCCAGAATTACCGTGAGGTCATATCGACCACCACTAATTTCATAAAAACCACTAAAGCCATTTGCATCTTCTTTTAGCTTTGCAATATCTTCATCGTAATAATTCAGAGCACGATGCCATGCACGATAATCTTTTTCAAGTTCTGTTTCTAAATATCTTTCGTGAAGCCGTTCAAGCCACTCTTCTTTAATATCAAGAGCTGGATAGATCACAAAAACATATTCGTAATCACTCTTCAAAAGCTGTTTACGAACTGCATCATGTGAAGATACGAACACAACATGTCCCTGTCTCGACAAATCAATAGCGACGTTGCAATACGACTCGACCCAATTATCATCCTTTACAAAATTACTGCTTTCAAGGTCGATTGCACGATACGGATGACCAACTGCGTATGTACTTTTACCAATACATGGATATCCAATAACAATCATAAAAACCTCCATAAAACATACATTTTAATCATCAAAAATCTTTTCTCTCGGCACAGGACTTTCTCCACTTTGGACGAGTCGTTTACACTCCGGGCAATACGCATTCCAACAAAGATGTTGTGATACGATATCATTTCCCATACAATAATCGAAAGCCTCTTTATCGTCTGCCCAGAACTCGCATCCACAGCAGCATTTGAAGTGCAGAGCGAATCTTACAGACTTCTTTTTGTGTTGAATGATTTTAATCGCCATTATTCTTCTCCTTCACTTAGACTCTTCAAGATTTTTTGAATCCTATAATACCTACCGAGTGGTGTCTCAAAAATAGCTCTTAGCCACTCAAAAAATGTTGGTTTACCGAATACCTCATTATAATCTGCAATATCGATTTGTTTAGCGGTTTCTCCACATTCAGGGCAAGCGTATCGCAACTCGAAATTAGCAGCTGTGGTATAATAGTCTTTGTAAATTGAATCAAATGTGTCGTCGGCATAAAAATCACAATGACAATAAGGACATTTAAACTCGATGGCAAATTTCTGAGGCTCTGGCTCATGGCCGTGCTTGACAATCTTAGTCGCCATATTTCACCTCAATCCACAAAAATCTTTTCTCTTGGAACTGCCAGGAAACAAGAAACAACTTGTTCTCCGCACTCTGGGCATTCTGCTAGTTTTACGCCCGGTGCATATTCTCGTATAACGGAATAACTCGGAAATTTAATATCTTTGTCATCAGCCCAAAATATACATCCACATTGACATGAGAATTTTGCAGCGTATCTCTTTTTCTTTGGAGTTCCTTTGTGTTGAACAACCATAATCATAGCATTTCACCTCAATCTGCAAATACAAATTGTGTGTCAAAAAAGTTCGTCGCATGAATCATATTTTCTTCTGATAGAGCAATCTTGATAACTTCATCGTCGGTATGTATCTCATCATATTCTACTGTGTCGCAAACCTTGTAAATTTTGCCGTCTTCCTCTTGAAGTAATGTTCCCTCACCAAGTTTTAATGGAGTTGTTTTCTTTTCTTCTCGAATATGTGCTTTCATACAATCTCCTTGATCAAATATCGTTAAACGCATCTATAGTCCATCCAATAAGACTATTTAGTTTTTCTATAATCTTATAAAGGATATTTTTTAAATAATGTTTCTGTTCAGGCATACTGCATGTAAATTCCGCTGGGCCTTCTCTTTTCGGAGAACTTGTTTGCATGACATATACTTCATCGTTGCGAATGATTCCAATTTGAGTACAGTTATCACCATTACAATTGCAAGTCTGATTTATTGTGATGTTCCGTTTCATATTATTTATTCCACCCACCCACCCTTAAAATTTACCTTTTAGAAGAAAGTATATCTTGTGCTTCTAGGGACATCAACGCTAATTGTTTTCATATGCGATTCAAATGTGCCCACCCCAAAGCGATTCACAAACGAAGTCGCATTATTAATATCGTCAATATTCTTTTGGAGTTTTTCTAACTCTTTCTGAATATCAATTTTTACCTCGACATTCTCAATAAATCCCATATCTTCAAGACACTTGCAATAGCCAGCAATCTCGTTATAGAAGATGTGGTCATATTCTTCAAGAAGAGTGTGTTCATCAAACAGCTTTACTTGCCAAGCAATTCCAAACGGTGCTTCCTTCTCGGCATGAGATTCGATAGTATAATACTTCATTATGTAATCTCCTTATTTAATGCCGTACTTAGCCTTAACCCTCTTCAGAACATCAGCCTTCTCGGAATAGCAATCACGAGCTGCATGATAGTCACTCATCTTCTCGGCCAGAATGCGCTTTGCTTCACCTTCAGCAACATCAGCTTCAGCCAGCTCCTTATTCAGCTGATATCCGCTTGCCTTAATTCCATCGACAAATCCGTCGATGCGGTCCTTCGGCACAGACTTTTCGCCTACTGCACCAGTTTCAGTGTTAAACATCTTCACAATAGAATCCGCAGCACCTGCAATAGAATAAACATAAAAATACTTAGCCATAATTATTTCTCCTTTATTTTTCTTACTGTTTTCCGGTAGATCCAAATCCACCAGCGCCACGCTCAGTTTCGTCCAATTCGGAAACTTCTTCAAAATCAGCCTGCCAGAACGGAACTACCGCCATCTGAGCAATACGGTCACCGTGGGCAATCATCTGAGGGAAGTTAGAATGATTATGTAATGCTACAATGTACTCTCCACGGTAATCCTGATCGCAAATGCCAGTTTTGTTCGCAGGAGCAAGTCCCAACTTAGTTGCTAAACCGCTGCGAGCATAGATAGCGACATACCAACCTTCCGGCGGAGCCATCCGCAGACCAGTATGAACCTTAACTGTCTCACCAGGCTGAATCATAATGCAACGGTCACCGTTCTTGTTTACCATCGTTGCGTCATCAAAACCGATATAGGCATACAGGTCTGCACAAGCAGCATTTTTTGAACCATAAGTCGGCAGATGAGCATCTTCGTGCAGTTTATTGATTTTAATGTTAGGGCGATAAGCACGAGAACAAGCCTCAATAGTTCCGTTACGTCCAAAATACTTAGTTGCGTTTCCTAAATCCATATTATTTCCCTTTCTTATCTTCTGGAGCCCACCAAAGGACTGGTCTTCGTAAAGCAAAACTCTTATTACAGCCGATTACACGTTGATTGGAACTCCCCATGTACGGTAAAGAGATATCTCGTTTAGATTCGATATATGGGCCATCGACTAGCACGTTTATATTTCGAATAATTGTTACCGTTGTCGGAATAGTTTGATATTTCAATTCTTCTGCCGCCTGTTGAATCAATTCTTCCCATGTATATCCAGTCCACATCCAAATGTCTTTGCTTCCTTCAAACTCGTGTCTGACCCTTATTAGAATTTTGCAAATCATCTCCCTGTTCTCTGGATACAATGGGTCTCCACCAGTAAGCGTAAGCCCCTGAATATAATCAGGTCGAAGTAAATCTACAATTTTATCAAGCGTTTCATCTGTGAATGGCTGACCACCATTCGGGTTCCATGTAGTAGGATTCTGACAGCCGGAACAATGATGATTACAACCCTGCACGAAAAGTGTGACGCGCACCGACGGCCCATTTGCTATATCACATGGAACAATTTTAGCGTAATTCATCCTGAAGATTCTTCTCCTTTACTTTAGATTTGTCTCTTGTGAAAATTATTTGTTCTCCGTTACAGTCAACTTGTTTTTCATGGTTGATTGCATGTCTTGCTTGCCCGTATGTCTTTCCCAAAAAATCAGCCACCTCTTGTATTGTCCAAAACAAATACCTTCCGTCCATTGAATAGATTGGCTTAGATGCAGGGTTATCTTTTCCTTTTCTCTTTCCTAAACTTGCTTGTCTTAGCTTTTCTATTTCTTCCGGTGTCTTTTTTCTCCCATACCATGGAAGTTCTGCCCCTCTTTTCCCATACCAATGGTTTTTCTCTCCAGACATCCATTCGCTTCGCATTTTACTTAAACGAGCTCTTGTTTCTTCTGAAATATTAGGGTGAATTCCTTTGTGAGCTTCAGAAGATTTCTTACACCACTCTTCACTACGTTTTTTCCCTTTAAATGGCGATGGTTTTCCATACCAAGGATTATCTTCTCCTACCCATTTCCCCATTCGTTTGTTTCGTTCGCTCATTTTATCTTTTTGTTCTTGAGTATATGTAAGATGGACTCCATACATTGGATTATTCTCTCCTGCCATTTTCCCCTTCAAAGCATTTGACATTTTTTCTTTTGCTTCTTCTGTATGGTGCTTTCCATACATATGATTGTCTGGCCCAAACATCTGAACACCAAGACCGCCCGGCAAAATATTGTAAAACAATCTATCTTCTACTGCATTGTTTTCTTTTATCCAATAACGTTCTTTTTCGTTTAGTTCCTCATCCGAGTAGCACCATTCCAAAATCGTCGTTTTAAAGTTATTAAATCCATATTTATCAAATGCCTGTTTTAATATTTTCCCAGATCCTTTATAATATGGATCGAATTCTTTTGAATGATGTTGGCCTATGTATTTTCTTCCGTCAACTAAATTTTCTGTAATATAAATATAACCTACTGGTTCAGATTCGGTTTTTAGCACATCTTTTGAGTCTATAAAATCACATCCTTTCAATTTTTGCATAGTTCATATAATCTTCAAAATATCTCATCTTAAAACACCACCATCCACATACTTGCACAAACGATAATAAAAACATTCAGCGCGACGCAGCCATACATTCCATTCTTTTTGTTACCTCCGAAAATATATGTAGAGGTATCATACAGAATCTGCTCGGAGCGAATTACAGTTGCGGTCAAAAGCAAAATAATATAAGCTTTGGTCACGAACCAAACAATCTCAGTCAGCATCGATTAGCACCTCCTCGATTGGAATAACCTGACCATCAACGTAGTAGCACATCTGACCATACTCATTATAATAAGGAGACATATAGCCGTAGCCTTGATTGCCTGTACATTTAGAGAACAAGTAATACATAATGCGTGTATCCTTGTCGTATACCATAGGGGTATCACTGATACGATAGAACCAGCCATTCTCTACAGCTACATTCCCTACTGAGTCTTTCACACTTGCACTGCATCCAGTCAGTATAATAGCTGCTAGAAGTACGCATACGGCAGTATTTTTGAAAGTCCTAAACATACTTTTCCTTTCTGTTAAAAGCGGAATTCTATTTTGTTATTTATGCTTCTCATCCTCGGTCATGTGTCTCCAGAAGTCTGGCTTGTCGATTACATCACAATTCAAGTCATACCACTGAGTATTCCATGCCATAAAGGCAATCTCTGCTGGACCGTCGTTACCATATCGGATATATACATTTTCGGAGCAGAGCTTGTTGCTGACAACCGGCTCTCTGTCTTTTACTCGAATCCATCGTGGGTCATAATCAACCTCTTTGTAAGACGAGACTTCGATATTGTGGTAACAATTAGAAAGTTCTATACGAATATCGTCTTCGATAGACTTGATATTCTCATTGTCGATTTCGTCAACTAGAAGTTCAAGAGTCACTTTCTTCACGTTCATTCTCCTTTAAATATCGCCATGCATCAGGCACTTTTAAATAATCAAGCACACCGTCCGGCATCCAATTTCCTTGCATTGAATACCACACTCTGGTTTCTCGTTCTCCGTATTTTGCCATGACTATGCTACAAGGCTTCGGAAGATTTATCGTCGGGACATTCCAGTCATCCAACTTAGTTTCCGGCCAGTCAATCCGAGTCCCACACTGACCACAATAGCTGTTTTGATTTCCATCTTCATTATAAAGGTACTCACCGCTTCCGCAGTATTGGCAAGCGATAATGCCTTCCTCTACAAAAGGATTGTTAATCATTATTTACCTCCTGCGGGTCAACCGGCAATGGCATCCAGTGAGTGACGCATTTAAGTTCATAATATTCTCTGCCATCGAGCCATTCTCCAGCTTTAGTGTAACAAGCTTCTCGCTGTCCAACTTCTTTATCGTAGACCCAGAATGGGCCTGCACTCCAATCTTCTTTTGGAATTTTTGGCAATTCATCTTTTACACTAATCCACGAGTCGCTACCAAATACTTCCGCCGGGAAAGTCTTGCAGAATACGCCTTGTTCGTTTTTCAAAAGAATACGTTCAGCCTGATTGAATATATCATCAGGAACAGAAAGTTCAATTGTTCCGTTGTTTTTCTTTGCAATTACGTTGATAATGAACTCATCCGCATCCATATTAGCCAGCCTTCTCTTTCTCTTTGTCATCAAAGTCATCAAAAAAAGATCCGTGATCAAACCACTGATCTTTGATGATATTACCGATGATTTTCACAGACTCTCCTCTTTTGATAGCTGCACGGATATATTTTCCTTTTAGTGATTCAAGTTCAGAACAATCAACAACATCTAAAATCCTTACGATAGCTTCAGCTCCGCCTTCATAACCTTCAAAATTTGCGGCATTACCATCTTTAATAGACTCTCCGTTGATGTAGTATCTTCTACCGATAGAAGGCCCCATGTAATTTACTCCCCATCCATCACCTTCTAAAGTGAGTGCAAGAGAAAGAAATTCGTAATCTTTTATTCCAAAAGATACATTTTTAATGTATGCGTTTCTCAGCTCATATCCATTGGCTTCAAGAAGGTCTTTTGTCCATTTCTTCATATATTCACCTCACAAAACGGCACTTTTATTGGATATTAAATTCTTCCGCTAGAATTCGTTTGAGCTCATTTGTTCCAACTGCTTTCATATAAGTATGAGGCTCTTTTACAGTTGATACTCTAATAGCGCTTTGGTCGATTCTAGCCAGTAGTCGATTGTACAAATCTGTCTGGTTCTTTTGATTGTTTTCGTGTTCAATGTTTTCAATCATCGTTTCCCTTCTTCTCTAAAATACCCGCTGCTTCCATAATCTCAAAGAAATCATCCATGAGAGCATCAGCCATCTTTCCAGAGATTTCTGGAGGTTTTAAGCCAAAATCTCCAAATGCACAGCAAAGGCAACCCCAAGGAGTCAGAAAATATCTTTCGTTGTCATCTTCAGGATTGATGTTTTCATAAACGATATTTTCGTCTTCCATCTTAACCACCTACCTTTTCTGTGTTCTGGACCATACAACTCATACCGGGATGAGATTTTTCAAAGCGATGATGTGCTTTGTTCATGGCATCATTTTGATCCTGCGCTTTGACCATATATGTATTGAGTTCCTGATGCCCATCATCGTAGTACATTACTTCAACAGACCAATAATCCATATAGCTCCTTTCATGCCACCACACCCACCCTACTAATTTATTTATTGACTCTTGTTAGTTTTAAAACCTCCAAACACAAGTAGAATTAACCAGATTCCACTTGCAACCCACAGTCTAAAATTTGGCCCAAGCATTTTCCAAACACCGTAGAGAATAAGGACTGTGATAAACCAGGATAAAATAAATCCTAAGATATTTGCGAAAATTTTCATTTTTAAAGCCTCATTTACTCACCCTTGGTGACGACTGTATCTGCACCCTGAACGGTGACCCAACCATGCTTCAGACGAGCTTCTGCTTCCTTCATCTGAATCAGTTCAGGAGTAATAGACTCCGAGAGTACCTTGTTTGCATCAGCCTCGGCCTGTGCTTCGATCATCTTAACGTCAGCTTCCGTCTGTGCCTTAACTTTATCAGTCTCTGCCTGAGCCAGAGCGGTCTGCTTATTCAGCTCTGCAATCTCTGCATCCTGCTTTGCCTGCTCCTTGGCACGAATCTTCTGCATCAGGGTATCATCAGGCTGTGCATCAACAATCAGTGCGGAAGAAACATTGATACCATATTCTGCGGTCAGCTTCTCATTCAAATAGTTGGTGATTGCAGTATTAACACCTGCGCGATCATCAGAATAAATCTGCATGACACTGAACTGAGGAGTGACTTCCTTAACATAAGCAATAATGTCGTTCTGGATTTTGCTCTCCATCAGGCTCTCGCCATCCATGCCACCAAACTTGGTATACAGTTCAACAACATGCTCCGGCAGGAAGTTATAATTAACAGTCAGATTGATTGCAATCGTACCACCATTAGCAGGAGCATCAATGTGCCAATCTGCGTGTTCCTTTACGCCATAATCGGACGGAGAATTAGAAAATACCACTCGCTGCTGAGTAATCGGAAACTCAGACACATGCTTTAGAGGGCTCATAAAATGCCAGCCCTGAGAAATAGTTTGCTGCTCGACTCCCTTCGCGGAATAAACAACACCAACATAACCAGTATGTACTCGCTCAGTACAAAGCACTGCGCCAACCGCAACGAGGAATGCAACAAAAATTGCCATAAATTTCTTCATAAATATCTCCTTAATTTTTGTAGTTATCTTTTAAAACGTAATAGGCGATAACCCATACAATCACAAAGAAAACAATGATTTCTTTCATATGTAATCCCACCAACCCGCCACTTATACGTTAATGAATCACTCGATTGTGCTTAACACGAAGCTCAACTTCTTGCTGCTTACCAAGATTGAAAGCTGTAGTGTAATCGCCCGTGAGATAGCCCGTTACACGACGAAGACGCCGAATATTGTGACTTCCACACTCAGGGCAAGTATCACCAATCTCATCACAATAACCGCATTCCATACAGGTATCATTTGGAACATTCACTGCAAAATACGGAATGTCATGATCCATTGCATAGTTCACAATTGTTTCCAGCGCACCGAGATTATTCTTTACAGTCGAGTCGAGCTCTACATACGCGATGCAGCCTGCGCTTGAATATCCGTCAAGCTGAGACTCAATATCGATCTTTTCAAACGGTGTCACTTCTCGCCATACCGGAACATGGACACTGTTAGTGAAGAACTCTTTGTCTGAAACGTTTTTAATATCACCATATTTGGCCTTAAATCTCTGCATGGCAGTAAAACAAAGGTTTTCTGCGGGCGTAAAGTACACGCCAAAATTTAGAGAATACTTGTGCTTGAATTCGTCGCAGCGATCTTTGTAGAGCTGACAAATTTTCTTTGCAAGCTCAAGGCCATTATCACAAGTTTGATCTTCTCCAATCAAAATCTGAAGAGTTTCAGCCATGCCGAGCAAACCAACAGCCAACGTGCCATGTTTCAGAGCAGAACGAATATCTTTTCCGTCATATCCGGCCATTGTTCCATTCTCCCACATGAATTTTGCAGACTCAGGAGACTGCGAGCAAATCCACTCGAAGCGTTCAATCAGCATATCTTTTGCTTCATGCAACTTCTGGTCAAGAATGGACATAAACTTGGCTACAGTCTGTCCTTCAAGGTCTTCTCCAGTAGTGTTTTTAATGGTATATTCCTTCGCTTCCATTGCAAGAGTAGGAAGAATAATCGTAACAGGACAGATATTCCCTCGGCCATCCTTCAACTGCTCAAAGCCGTTGACATCCCAACCATTTGCAGTTCTACAGCCCATCGTCGAAAAATACGTTTTTACGTTATTTTTATCGTATCCTTCATTGCCGCTCCAATCGACATTGGCGTAATTTGGATAAAGGCGCTGTGCAGTGGAACGCAGTGCCAGCTGATACATATCGTAATTAGGGTCTCCGGGAGCACGATTGATTCCCTTAGCCATCTGGAAAATACCACAAGGGAAAATGCTAGTTCTATGTAATTTGCCGATACCCTTAATGGAAGCGTTTAGCAATGCTTCGATAACCATTCGGCCTTCAGGCAATGTACATGTGCCATAGTTGATAGACGTGAACGGAAGCTGATTTCCGCTACGTGATTGGAGTGTATTCAGATTATGGTACATGCCTTCAACGGCTTGGTTCAACTCACGTTTGGTCATATCCATTGCGTACTGATATACTTTTGCATTCCTTGGATCATTAGCCTCTAGGTCGTTAAAAGATAATTCTTTGGGTACTCTGCTGGGGTCATCTTCAGGCTTAATGTATTTAATCCCATCTTTAAAATGCTTCGAAAAGCTCTTCCGTACATAAGGAACCATAGTCCAGTCTAGGTGTGTTGCGCTCACGCCGCCGAACTGCTGAAGACTTTGAATCTGGAAGATGACTGCGACAAGCTGGAATGCCGTACTGATGGACTGTGCAGGACGAACATCAGTCTGGCGAGTGTTAAAACCATTCGCAAGCAGGTCATCAAACGGAATACTCAAGCAATTGTGCATACCAACTGCGTAGCTATCGAGATCGTGGATATAAATTTCGTTGTTCTCGTGATTCTCACGAGCCATCTTAGACATGCAATAATCAAGGGCATATCGCTTGGAAACCACCCGGCTCATCTCGCCAATACGACCGCCAAAAGATGCTTCATCAACATTGGCATTCTGGTTATCAATCTTTTTGCCGAGAAGTTTCTCCTCGACTGCATCCATCAGCTCTTTGTAATTGCTGCGAGCAATACCATGCAGATATCGGTAATTCATATAAGAACGAGTCGTCTCGTAATAGCCACTCTGCATAAGACGATTCTCAACTGCATTCTGAATCGCTTCTACATCCATAGTAGAGTCAATGGCTGCGATTTCAGATGCAATACTATCACTCAGCTTGTGGTCAACAGGATCTGAAGAATCATTCATCGCCTTCTCAATCGCATTTACAATCTTACTCTTATCAAAAAGAACTTTCGTTCCATCGCGTTTAATCACATATTCCATGCAATCACTCCTTAATCTTCCAACCAACGATTTTCTGCCACATAGAAAGCTCCAACCGCAACTACCATCAATACGACCCAGAATACCCAAAACCAAATCACCCGTGTACCAGCTGCAGAAATCATATAATCTCGTGCTTCTTCGATGTTTTTATCCTTAATGAATTGTGCATCATGTATACTTTCGTCGCTCAAATTTGCAAACAACGTACCATCATAATGAACTTCTTTGACATAAAACTCGAATTTCACATGAGGACTGACTTGTACAGTTGTCAGGTACTTGCTTGATGGCATTTTGATGTCACCATACTTGAATTCTTTGCCAAGAAACGTAATATTCTTAGAATTGTGTTCTTCTGAACTGTAATAATCCCAAGTCCAGTACGTTTCGACTCTTGTTTTTGTATGGCCTTTGCTATCCGTAGTAGTTACAGTTCGTGTATGCATCGTATAATGCTTTTCTTCGCAATAGATGTACATCCACTGTCCGTCGATACGTGAATCACTTACGGTATCTACTGCTTCTAGTGCGCCTTGGCAAAAGGCGTTGCCTACGTTAGTTCTTATTCCATAATCGAACATATTTTCGGACTCAATCGAAATTGCTGTATTATATTCTTTCTTCTGCTCAAGCGAATCTCTGGTGATATTTCCAGCGATAACGCTACCAAGTATCAGCATGATGAACACAATACCAACACTGACGATCAATTCACGATAAGTAATTTCGGTATTACCGATTTCCAAAAAGGTTACCGACTGCCGGTGCCGCCTCATTCCCCTCATAGGACAGATACTCATAATTCTGAACCTCATATCCAGTCAGACCCAGCAGAAAGGAGTTCGGAAACTTACGAACGCTCTGCTTATATTCCTTCACGACACGATTGTAATCGCCACGATAGTTTGCAATCAAATTTTCAGTGACGGATAGCTCATTCATAAGCTCCTTGTAGTTGTCGCTAGACTTCAGTTCAGGATATGCTTCCGCAATAGCTGCAATCTGAGTCGTAATCTCTTGAGCGGTCTGGCCGGAAGTGCCACGAGCATTCACAACATCCATCAGGGTCTGATACTCATGTTGGTCATAAGCCTTGACGGTTTCAACCAGATTTGGAATCAGATCAGCTCTGCGCTTCTCCTGAATCTCAATGCCAGACTTAGCTTCCTGGATCTGTTCTTCATAAGAGATGGCCGTGTTCTTAGGCCCCTGCACCATAAAGGTCATGCCAAGAATGGAAATAAACACGACGCAAATAACGATAATAGGTAACTTCCAGTTGTATCTCATTTATGTAAACCTCTTAAAACTTGACCTCATCGGCGCAATCAGGAACCACGGCAGTCTCGATGTTGCACATCGGCTCTGCTTTTGCTAATTTGTCGGATTGGTTGATTGGATGACAAGTAAGCCCATCCCACTCATGGACAGTAGGATAATCATGCGAACTATTGGGCATCGTAGTCAGCTTATCATTAGTCTCATCAGGAATCTTCTTTAGCGTATCTACGACACTTTCAGTAATCTTCTGTTGCTCCTCTAAAAGCTGGATTTTATAGTCCAAATACCAACGTGCCTTCGTCAAATCTTGAAGCTGAGAATTACCATCTTTGTGACCTGCCCGGCTTAGATACTTACCAACATTCCAAAGATAAGCATCCTTATCCAACTTCCATTCTCGCAGCACTTTGATGGCCTCATAGGGATTGTCTGCGCCGCCGTAATGAGCTGGGTGCTCGACATTCTTTTTAATTTCGTCAAGTGTTTCCATCAACGACCTCCTTGTTCTTTTCAATAGGCTTATAAACATCTGCCAACAGAGGATGACGGCCACAGCAACCACGACCCTCTGGACAGAACGGATACTTCGGATTAGCCTCGCAAGAAGGAACCATCCAGCTTGCTACTTCAGGACAAACCTGTGCAACTTCCCTCTTCATCTCTGTAAACATCTCGCGGATTTCTTTTTGAGCCCTAGAACAAAGTCGAAGATGGCTCATTTCAATCAAAGCACGAGCGTTCATCGTAATGTAAAACTCTGTACAGCAAGCATTTGGCAGAACTGCACGGGCGTCTTCGTTTTTGGCGTTGTGATACTTCTTGAGAATCTGATAATCGGTATCAATGTCCGACATCATATTATCGAAAACATCAGCATCTTCACCGGTAAACGGATTTACATACTTAAACCCATCCTCTTGACAATAGCGCTGACTGCGACAGCTCATGCTAATATGTCGATGACGACTAATCTGTGCCAGAAGTGCTCGGCTTACATCTTTGACGTAGAACGTAAAATTGATGTGTTCAAGCACAGAATAGTGACCGCTTGCCTTACATCCCTTGGCAATCTTATAATCGTCAGTCATTGAAGAATCGTAACAAATACTCGCAGCTTCCTCCACAATATCTAAAGGATTCTTATCACTTGTAGGAACAACTCGCTGTGTGTACGCGATCAAATCAACAATCATTTAATCCTCCAAATACTTTGCATCTTCTTCATTGATAACGAGGCTATTGAATGGCATAATCAGCTGATAATCTTTGCTTCCAAACTTCTTTGTCCAGTCATCAGGCTCAACCTTTAAATACTTTGGGGTGAAGCCAATAACCTTGTGCGTCGTCCAAGTGATACCTTCATGACCCTTTGTGCTTGCTCGAAGCACTGTATCGCCAACGCTAATTTTCTTGCCGAGAACGTCAATCATTTTCTTTTGCCTCCTTCTTATCCCACTCATCTCTGCGTTTTAAAGCAACAAGATAATTATGCTCAGTTGTTACAACACAATCGCTTGCCTTGCAAGAAAGAAGCTCTCCTCGCTGTTCAATCGGATACCATCGTTCAAAATAAATTCTATTTTCTTGCTGATAATCTTTTTCAATTTTCACAACATCAGTAACTGAAATTACTGCAAGATAAGACCATCCAGATGGAACTTCAGCAAATAGTACATGGCTGCCAACTTTAATTTCATTTCCGTACTTGTCAACTACCATTTACCTCACCTCTTTCAATCAACTCATCAACAGTAACCTCTCCACAGAGAACCTGTTTAAGTTGCTCTTCTGACAACTGATATGTAATCGGATCTCCACATTCAGTTGGATATCGAGCCAAGGTTCTATAATATTCTGCAAGGGCTCGTTCCTTACGACCCTGCTCACGATGGTCAATACCAATCATATCGCCCCACCTCCTTCCTTAAATTCTTCACTTTTGCCGGTCACCACATAGACATCATCTTCGAGATCTTCTTTGGGAATCATGACAATGTTTAGCATTTTCCTGAATGATTCATTATCAGTTACGATAAAATAAAAAAATTCAGTTTCTGAAACTACTTCGTATGTAGTTCCTCTTTGAAGCCGAACGACTTCATCTATGCCAACATCGGTATAATAGTCCGTTCTGAAGTACATCCTCATTAGGGCTCCTTGTAGGGTTCCATATCACCCTTCCAAATCTGGAAATAAGGATGTGCGTCAATGCCGTAAACCTGACCCTTCATACCGGTACTGGTAATCTTGTAAGGCTTTCCATCCTCAAGGCTATTGATAAAGTCCTGATACTGAGGACTCATCTTAAAGAAGTCCTTCTTGCCCTGAATCCTCTTTACCTTAATAGTAACCTCATCACCAATCTTTGGCTCCCACTCTTCAACCGGCATTCCAGCCAGAAAGTCGGGACCACCGGCCTTCTTGATTCGCCGGGCAAGGATTCGTGCCTTACGCTGCTCTCTGCACCGGTCTTCTCGATTCATCGAATTACTCATATTCTGTTCCTTTCAGCTTATCAAAGTAGGGATCGCCGTCTTGCTTCTCTAATAAGTTGAGCTCCCCGGCGGAGCCTACAGAATACAAACGAAAATTTTTAAAAATCTCAGCACCTTTAATAGTGGCTAGAGATGTAATTATGTATAATATATCGTGTTCTTCTGTGCCATCAGTAAGTTGAACTTCAAGTCGTTCTTTCTTTGGGATGGCTAGTTTTCGGAAGTCGTTCATAGTTAATCCTTCGGCATAGAATACACATCCTGTCCATGTGCATATTCGTCATAAATTTCTGCAATAACATTGTAGCATCTACTCTCAGAGTTATAACTACCAAGGATAATTCCACGCTCACCCATGCCCTGCCTTGCATAAACATTAAGGCTTGCGGTATCAATGATTGCCATACGGTCAAGATTTATAATTTCTCCGTCTTGCGTTAAAAGTAGCATTTTAAATCAGTCCTTCCCGTTCAGCTTTCCACTGAGCATACTTATCATAAGCAATCTTCAGAGCAAGATCTTTGTTTTCAGCAGTAACATAAATAGCCCATGTCATTCCCATTGAAAAGGTGGGCTCAAAATAATCAGGTCCCCACTCTTCATCTTTGATATCTTCGATGTTTCTATTAGAATGCCATACAGCCCACTTTTTAGTTTTTTCGTTGTAATAAATCCTCCAAACACCAATCGGATTTATAATACAATCCTCGTACTCTTCGACATCACCGTCGTAGGCTGCGGCGATTCTTTCCGCTTTTTCTTTATCTTCAGTGATAGTAATAATCCGATAATCTGAATATTCACCTTCGGTTACTGCGTAATAAGTTTTCATATCTACTCCTTTATCCGTAACTCACTTCGTTCTTGTCGTTTCGGAATCGCACAAAGGTCGGGAATTGCAGAGATTCAGCACCAGTTTTCTTATCACAGCTAACCTCTTTGTACTTACATTCCACAATCTTACCGATGTAATTATCAGGATTCGCCCACACAGCAGCTCTCGTAGCATCATCAAAACCAGAACTAGCATCATCAAAACCAGAACCAATGCGAAGCTCATTGCCCTTGTAGTCCACAACTAGAGCACCCATCGTACCAGCCAGACGGTTCTGACCTTCCTCGATTGCTGTGATTCGCAGGTCAACAGTATAGAAACGCTTAATCTTGAGACAACCATTGTGACGAGCCCGGCGGTAAGGAACGTTGGTGTTCAACATCAAACCTTCCCATCCCATTTCGACCGCATAATCAAGCCCATGAGGAATCACACTCTGATCAATACCTTCATAGATCATCGGTACAATCTCAATATTTTTAAGGTGCTTTTCCTTAATTTTCTTACGAAGCTCGTTTAAATACTCTCGCCGTACCATATATGGTGTGATGCATTTATCCTGAACGAAGTCTCTTGCGAAATCCGTATCAAAGATAACGAATTTAATACCAGTCTTGTCCTTATTGTCCGAGTTTAATAAGCCAGTGCCATACCGAAACGCCTGTCCGTCCGGCCAACCCTCTGGATTCTTATAAATCAGTTCACCATCAAAAAAACGTGTGTTTACCAGTTCTGTATCACCATCATACAGAGTCAGTAGATCATTCTTAATATGGTCAAGACCTTGAAATTTCTGTCCCTGCCGAGAAATAAGGTCACCATTAAAGAAAGTTCCCCTATTGCCATTTTCTTTCTGGCTAAGGCTGAACCAAGTGCCCTTTTTCAGCTTAACCTTATCAATCGGGTATCCCTGCTGAATCTCCCAGACAGGAACAATTTCATCGCCATATACTTTATTGATGGTAGCTGCTTCCACACCAATTGGCAGATTCTTAGTAAACAGTCGTTTCAGAAACTCTTCGTACTCAGGATTTTTATGTAAATAATTCCGGATTGTTGCAATAGATGCATCAGAGCCGGTATTGTGACCAGCACCCATAATATAAAGGTATCCGCAGCTGAGATACTGAACGTCGATATCCGGCTTTGCAGTTACCTTCTTATTGATCTTTGCGTCCGACAGTCCGGTAACAATTGCCGGGTCGAGCAGGAATCGGAAAAACGCCATCAGTTCATCAGCTTCATCTCCAAAATCCTTACGTGCATCCAGCAAAATGCGGGTCTTGTCCGTCTTCTTCTTTGCTTTCTGCAATGCCTTAACCATCGCATCAAGCTTACCTATGAGCTCTTTATCTGTCATAAAGCCTCCTTACGTATCCTGTGTTATATAGTTATAGCTAATAAAGAAAGGCTTGTCGTTACGAGCAAGCCATTTCTTTCCCGTATCCTGTATTATATAGTTAAAGAGAGAATTTTAAGCCTCCGGGATGGAGACTTTTTATAACTATATTATACAGGACACGCACATAATTGTCAATGCTTTTCTGCAAATTCTTTCCGTAAAAATTCCTTCAAGAACGTCTGCTTATATGGAACTCTCGAAGTCTTTACAGCCCGATCAAGAGCATGAGTTTCGGCACAAATCACACAATACTTCTTGGCACGAGTGATGGCCGTATAGAGCCATTCTCTCGTCAGCATCAGGTACGCAGAGTTGTCCATGCCAACAATCACATACGGAGCCTCACTGCCCTGCAACTTATGACAACTCAAAGCATAAGCAAGTTCAAGTGTTGCCCAGATGTTATTCCCACCAAAGTAATGTGGAATAAAGATTGTTCCCCACTGATCAAAATCAACCAGGATAAAGCTACTCTCAATCTTTCGGATAATGCCACGGTTTCCGTTAAACACCGGACACTTCTCTTCTTTTTTCTTTGTCTTGAGATTGTATGTATGAAGCTCATAGTTGTTCTTGTTGATAATGACTTGATCGCCCTCACGCAGAGTATACACCCTATCCTTGCCATCACCATAGATTGTGACCTTTGCTTCTGCTTGACCACGACTCGGATTCACAATTTCCTGAATAGCATTATTGACTTCATAAGTGCAGATACTGCCACGCAGCTTCTGTGGAAGTACAATCTGAATCTTCGCACTATCATTCCCTACCTTATTATATAAGGTACGGTACTGATTGATGATGTGGTTGAATGACTCACTTGCGTCTTTATAGATATCAAGCTCCAAATCACGAAGTTCACCACGAATCTCACTACCAGCCCAGCCATAAGGAACCAATTGCGTAGCGTTACGAACCTTAATGCTCTCCGTGATAATTGCAGACTTGGCTGCCTGACGATGGATCTTAGTCAAACGAGCCACAGGAACAACCTTAGATGCAAGCATATCCTTGAAGATGTTACACATACCGATACTCTCAAGCTGGCCGTCATCACCAATCATGATGAATCGCTTGCCAGTTTCGATTGCCTGAATCAAATCGTAAAACAATTGAGCACCAACCATTGAGGTCTCATCCAGAATGATGATGTCCTCATCCAGAGGATTGTCCTTATCGTGAACAAACCCACCGTTCTCGATGTCATATCCAAGGAGACGATGAATCGTCTTTCCATCCTGACCAGTAATCTCCTGCATACGAGCGGCAGCACGGCCAGAGAGTGCAGTCTGTGCAAAAGACTTACCACGAAGAACTTTTAAGACACCAGCGACAACGGTACTTTTGCCAGTTCCGCCGTAGCCTGTTAAGATACAGACGTTGCTAGAGCATACCTTTTTAATGGCATCTCTCTGTTCTTCGGTATACTTGATGCCAAGCGCATTTTCGGCCTCATTGATTGCTGCATCCATATTTTGACCAATCGGCTCAACAGGAGCATCCGCCAGACGCTTGATTTCCTTCGCAATACTATCTTCCAGATTCCACACTCTAGTTAGAGCAAATTCCTGACGGTCATCGCTCCACCAAAGTGTTTCACGTACATCATGCAGATGAAAAAGTGCCCTCTTGATGACCTCTTGATCTCCCTCGTCCAATTCAAGTTCCTTGATACAGCTATTGATTGTCTGGTTTGCCGAGATAATAGAGTTACCTTCTTCAGCACGGTCGGCAAGAAAATGCATGACGTAGGCTTCGATTCTGAATTGCGAATTGTGCTTTAAGCCCATATTTAAAGCAAGAGCGTCAGCTTTTTTCCAGCCGATGCCATACGCATCATCAATCAAGACATAAGGATTCTCCTCAATCTTTTTTACCAGAATGTCTGCACCGTGATACTGACGAACAAGCTTTTCAATAGCACTAGGGGTCAGACCGTACTCAATTAGCTTTGTGTACGCCTCACTGTTATCAATGTTGTTTTCAAAGGAGTCAATAATCTTTTGTGCTCGACCTTCCGTAATGCCACTAACAGTACAAAGAGACTTGATATCACCGTTCTTGATGATTTCATACGGATTCTTGAATGCTTCATAAAGCATCTCAAACTGATGGTCGGTCAAGATAAAACGGAGAAAGCTTTTTTGTTCTTCCGGGTCAGTAATCTCTTGAAACTCATTCATGTAGATAATTTTATACTGATCACCAAACTTTTCATGATGAACATATTCACCACAGAACGAATAAGTTTTATTCATATCGAGGCTAGGAACGTTACCTTTTAGCCGGAGGTCACTGTATCGGCTCATGATAGGATTTCCCTGCTTGACTTTTACCACCTCGGCAGAGAAAGTGGCGAAGCCGCCGGGCTCCACCTCCCTCCCATCTTTCGGATAAAAGACTCGTTTTATCCTGATGTAGCAACGAATCATATTTTCATTAAATTTCTTATCTGCCACTTTACAACCCTCTTACGCTATCTCTCTATCTTGCAGCCACTGCTTATAAGGCTTCATCTTCTCAACAATGTACGAATTTTCTTTTCTCTTGCAAAGGATTGCAAGATCGCTGCCCTTTGAAATCAGACTTGAATATCGTGCATACTGAGATGCCCAACAAATCATTTCAACAATACCACATGTCGTATAAACATGTAAGTATGCAAACTGGTTACCACGTTTATCCTTCTTTTTTTGGATGTCTACGATGACACAAATAGCAGTTGCCTTACCGCCATCCTCTACAGTATCAAGACCAGCATCAATATAGGTACAAGCATCCTTAATGGGATTGCTAGTCAAGAACATTGAAAGGGTTTCAAATTCCCACATGTGCTCGTCTTGCATATATTTCTCGGCAAACGCTTGCATGAAATCTTTTCGTCTCTTGTCTTTTTCCTTTTTGCGGTTCTCTGTATCTGCCTCCCAGCGCACCCTTCTTGCCTTATTATATAAAGCAAGTCTAGTAGGCTTATCTTTAATATAATTTGTGTCAATCCCATATTCGTCTTTAAGAACAGAGATTTTGGGAAGAGATGCCATCTCATGAAAACCCTTCTCTTTATACTCGTTCTCAAAAACCATATTTGCAAAAGTGATTAAGATTTTTCTCTTGTCCTTTGTTGGAATAGCTCCCGCCTTAATCAACTTGACAACGTTTGAAGTGCCAATCTTGCCACCGTTTGCTCTCTGAACAAAGTCTGCCAATCCAGAATATGGACGGTCTGCAATCACTCCTGCTGCGACACTCTCACCCATTCCCTTAATGGCTTTCAAACCAAACAGAATTGTGTGTTTCTCCGCATCGGCCTTAAATTCCATATCAGACTTGTTAACACTTGGAGGAAGAACCCGAATATGTAGCCGGTCACATTCATTGATAAACACACCCATTTTGCCAGAATCATCTTCTTTAGTAATCATACACGCAGCCATGAAATACTCAGTATAATGAGTCTTCAGGTATGCTGTCAGGTAAGAAAGAAGCCCATAAGCAACTGCGTGGCCCCGGTTGAAGGAATAAGAAGCCTGTTTCAAGATCAATGCCCACATCTCAGAAATCTGATAATCGTTCCATCCTTTCTTGTGAAGACCATCTCTAAACTGGACCTCCAAGGATGCCATAACATCTTTCTTTTTCTTACCAATGGCACGACGAGCATTGTCAACCTCAGTTTCAGGGAATCCTGCATAACGAAATACTGCCAGAGCCTGTTCCTGATAAAGAAGAATGTACTGAGTCTTGGCAAAAAGCTGTTTGATATCAGGATGAAGTAGTTTGATAGTCTCTGGATGAAGCTTATTGGAACAGTACGTCGGGAAGCTATCCTTAGTGCCAGGGCGGTTTGCTGCATTCACAACAATGATATCCTCGGCGTTGTCACATTTTGCTTCAACACACATCTTTCGAGCTTCAGCAGACTCCATCTGAAAAATACCAATTGTGTGTCCAGATTTATAAACAGCGTCATAGACTGCCTTGTCATTCAAATCAAGATGGTTGATATCAACATCTTTCCAAGTAAGATGGGCCATCTTTAATGTGTCATCAATCGTGTCCAAATTTTCAAGACCAAGAAAATCCATCTTAACTAGAGACAGGTCATCCATAGCATTGTGCATTTCAAGCTGACACATCTGATTGCCTTCTCTATCCATACAGAGAGGGCAATATTCAATAACAGGCTTAGGTGTAATCAAAGTTCCTGCAGCATGGCGACCCATACTCTTCGGTAAACCTTCAAGCCGCATAACGTACTTAAACCACAGAGGGAACTTATCATATACATTAGAAAGCTGCTCGCTCTTTCCAAGAATGTCCTTCAATAGAACTTCCTTCTCAACTTCTTCTCCGAGATCATCCAATGTTTTCACGGTCGGAATCAACTTAGCAACTTCATTTCGCAATTCATACGGAATCTGCATATAATATGGGCTTTCTGGATCTTCGTTCAGTACCTTGCCAATATCCTTAATGGCAACCTTGGTAGACAGAGAATTAAAAGTTGCGATTGGTGCTACACTCTCTTTTCCAAAAAGCTCTTCTGCAATAGAAACAAGTTCTTTGCGACGACGACGGCTAATATCAAAGTCGAAGTCCGCGAGACTCTTACGACCCTTATTTGCAAAACGAGAGAAGTCAAGATCCCAACGAACAGAATCAATCTGCGTAACGTTTAGCATAAATAGACATAGACAGTTTGCACCAGAACCACGAGAATAGCCACGAGGGATACCTCGTTCATCAGCCACCTTACAAAGCATATACAGCATGATGAAATAGTCGATGTAGTCAACATATTCCAAAACGTCAAGCTCCATCTCAATTCTGTCTCGCCGGGTTTGCTGTTCTTCTTTACTCATCCATCCGAATTTTTCATCGAAAGTAGAATAAACAAGGTAGCGCAGGTAATCCAGATGCGAATCAAATTTACCTTCAATTTTCACTTCTGGCATCTGGTTTGGCTGACCAAGACCAATATCAATATCGTCAACCATATCTGCAATTTTCACAGACATTGAGCAGCCTTCTCGGATGAAGTCTTCATCAAACTGCTTTGAAAGTGTTCTCAGCACATCGTCTTCGGTCTGAAGATAACAGTCAACATAACTTTCTCCAACTTCTCGTCCTTCTCCAATTTCTACAAAAACTGAATGTGCCTCAACATCTTCCTTGGAAAGCATATGAGCATCTGTTGTAATAGTATACGGAAGATTGTACTTTTTGATAAAAGCTGCAATTTTGGCATTAGCTTCAGCCTGATCTGGCGTATCATGAGACTGAACTTCCATAAACACGTCATCAAAGATCCATTTCAGTTTGTTCCATAACTGCCATGCCTCGGTCTCGTTTCCATCAACAAGCAATCTACTCATTCGACCAACTTGACAGGCCGTAAGACAGATGATACCTTTACCCCACCCGTTTTGTTCAATGATGTTCAAAGAAGTTCGAGGCTTTTTATACATGCCATCAACGCAAGCATTTGAAACAACCTTAAATAGATTTTTTAAACCGGTCTCGTTCTTCGCTAGTAAAATAAGATGGTAACGAGGTTGTTTATAGTCTTTTGTGTCAGCTTTCTCTGCCTGATTATCTACTTCATAAACTTCACAGCCGATGATAGGCTTAATACCTTCTGCTTTACAAGCTTTAACTTGGTCAACAAAAGAGTGCATCTTGCCATGGTCCGTAACAGCAATAGCCTTCTGACCATTCTCTTTGGCAAAGTCTACAAGTTCCTTGACGGTAAGAATAGAGTCAAGTAACGAACCCTGCGCTGTATGTACATGAAGATTTACAAAATTATCTGACATCTATTCTCCTTTCACCATTAAAGCTGGTCGCGTTCCTTCAGACGCTTAATCCAGCGCTTGCGCTTCTCGTTAGCAATCTCATTCGCTTTCGATGTAAACGCCAAGATGCAATCCTCGTCATCATCATAGTATGCGTAAATACAGTTCAGCACATCCCCGAATTCTTCTACGAGGTTTTCATAAGCCTCGTTAATGCTTACGGGCGTTGGGTTCTTCATGTCGATTGCACGATAAAACTTTATCGCAGCTTTCGACAGTTCCGAACCTTCCTCTCCCATCTGAATGAGTATTTCCTTGCCATCAATATAATCAAGCACTCGTAAATTTTTATCTTTAACCATCACTCTTCACCTTATCTCCAAACTTAATAATATCGTCGAAAAGCATCACATAGTCATCGGTGTACTTGTTACCATGGAAATGGCCGAAGTACCAGAATGGTTTACAATCGTTAGGATAACATTCGTATATATTATCAAAGAATATTTCAGTTGACTGGTCTACTGTGCTTTGATCAATACCACCGATAAACAATTCAGTTGGAATGAACCGGAATGGACAAGTATGCGTGAGCATAACATCAATACCATCGATTTGAGGGTCATGTGTAATATTCCAGATCTTTTTCTTAGTCTTCTCATTAGGCTGTTCATCCGGCCACCAGTTCCATCCACGCTCCAACCGATAACATTTATCTACGGAATAAGCTCCGCCACAAACAAGACAGTTCAGAATTTTCCTATCAGCAAGAATCTGGTAAACTTCGCCATCGATAGCGAAATACTGATTGGGATAATGTGGGTCATGCCACACTTTGCCGCAAATATCTCCACTGATTTCCTTTGTCCTATAACCATCCTTACGAGAAGGGCGGCGTTCGTGGTTGCCATAAATACAAAACAGATTTGCAGGAATATCTGCGGCGATAGTCTTAATACTCCATTCGCGAGGGTCGTCCTTGCCGTAATAGTTCAAACCGACATCGCCAAGGCAGACAATCCAGTCATTCTTTCCAAGATTGTGTTCATGGCAAAACTTTTCCAATTCTAAAAAACGATTAAAATCACCATGAATATCGCCTGTAATGTAAACCATATACTCACCTCACTCAAAATCTTCTTTATCAATCACATAAGTTCGTGGATAAAATCTATCGTTTCTATCACCGAAAATATCAACAAAGTAGACTTTAACAACCTCAAACTCACGATTACACTCTTTACTTTTTAGCATTTGAACTGCATCTCTTGCATTTTCAGCGTAGATTTCTCTGTGTAAGTTGTGATATTTCTTGAGCGTATAATTATATGTACGGTAATCAATTTTGTAATATCTATATCGTCGTTTTTCCATTTTTCATTCAAAATCAAGAACAATCATATCTCCCATACCTTCATAGAAAACATGATCCATCTTAAATTTCTCACTAACCGATCCGTGGTCAGTTTCGATACAAATCTCCCAATTTGGATGCTGCTCTGCAAATTTATCAAGAATATGAGTCAATTCATCCGGTTCAATAATATGAGCACCATCATTTAAAATCTGATTAAATGCTGTGCCTTCCCGAAGTAGTTCTAAATCTGCAATAGTATGTGCAAGTGATTGATGTGCTTTGTCAAGCAAATTTAATGACAAATCGTAATTATCCACTTTATTCATTGTCAACCAACTCTCCATTCTTTACTTTTACAGCCTTATCGTCCCAATATTCATCAGCTCCAACCTTTCTAGGAGCAGTGCCAAAATGCTCTTTCCACTCAGGAAGACTCTCGTTGATGGCGTCAAACTGAATACCCCAATCAAAGCAAGCCTCCATTGCATCATACAAAAGCTTTCCTTCACGGCAAGTCCAGAGAATCAAACCAGCACCGTGCTTCTGTTCCTGAATTGCTTGATAAATGACATTCCAGTTTGGCTCACCGATATCAGGATAATTATTCTCACAGAGAGTGCCATCAAAGTCGATGGCGATAGCACGTTTCCAATTTCCCATATCAAATCACCTCAAAATCAACAATCTGTGCCTGCGGAGTCACTTTATTTCCATACTGATTTATAGATAACCGGCATACAGCATTGATATATTTCTCTTCCTGACCACCATAGAAGTCATTGTTGATCCAGCCAATCATCCGGCCATTATCAGCAAAGCACACAAAATCAATGCCTTTTTCTTCATCAGAATACTTCCACATATTACCGTTCTTGCCCATCGGAGCACATCCACTATGAATCAGCGGAATGTTTTTAATGTAGAAATACGGTTCGGAGATTCCCTGTGCCCAGATTTTATGCATTTCATACATGGTCTTCGGCAACGCAACGGTCAACCTACTATAGTCAAAATCAAAATCAACCACGATTGCTTTACTCATCGTGACATCTTTAAGCAGTTCATCGCAATCCGCAATAGCCTTTGGTACGTTTTTTTTCTTGATTTTTACGCCAGCGGCATTATCATGACCAAGAACCGACTCAAAATCTCCGGTACTCATCAAAAACTCCTTTAGACTTTCAATCGGAGAACCATCAGGATTTCTCATTGAACCACCAAAATACTCTTGATTTTCGTCTGGTTCTTCAGGGCAGGCCATCTCTCGAAGTAGTACGCAAGGTTTACCATACATTTCAGCCAGCTTGATTGCTACAACGCCAGTCAAATTACTGTCCAGAATGCCAGTGGAATTACAAAATAAAACTTTACTTCTATCCGCTCCATACTTAGAAATCCAGTTTTGAAGTTCCGCGACAGCCTTGTCCTTGGTCTTGTTTTGTTGATACTTACAAGAGGAGCACTCGCGAGCCACATGCTGCGCCAGAGTCTCGTCAATCGTAACACCGGCATTCTTGCCACGAATCGGAGTGTACTGGAAAGTCTGCTCTTCACCGACCATCGCACGGAACATCCGCTTCTTTTGCTCGGATGAGCCAACGCGAATCAGTGCGTTCATCATCGGAACGATGTAGAACTGAACATCATTGATAGTCGGGTCACCCTTGATGTTGAAGCTATTCGCTTCAACCAAAGCACAAATCATCGGATTCACAATTCGTGCCAGACCTTTCGTGCAAAGGCGCTTTGTCTCATGCGAGTGCATATCCATGACATCACCGATATTTCCGACTGCTACCAGATCAAGATACCGGTCTGCAACATCAGTCCAATTATCCTCATCAACAGCCTGAAGGAACTTATATACCACGCCAGCACCAGACAGTTCCTTATTAGGATATGTACCATTCTGGTTATTGACGATTACTGCGTAAGGATTCTCTCTGTCGCAGATGTGATGGTCAAGAATCAAAATATCAATACCCTTTTCACGAAGTTCCTTGCATTGCTCAACATCGTTGCTGCCAGCATCAGGAATAATCAGTAAGGTAGTTTCGGGTGGAACCTCAATTTCTTTAGAGAGTCCATGTTCCTTGCCACTATGATGCAGAACATTGATTTTTCCAAAATAACCAATCGCTTTCAAATACTGAAACATCATCGAAGCACTTGTAAAACCGTCCACATCACAGTCTACAAGGATAGAGATGATAGACTTTTTCCAAAGGTGTTTATTCAACATCATGACAGCATACTCGATATTGTCCAATTCCCACGGAGAATTCAAGCAAGAGTCATCCAGATTCATGTAGGTCTTATAATCCTTGACCCCTCTGTTCTCCATAATCGTTCCAATCGGGTCGGATAGGTCATTCCTACTCCCCTTCCAGAGTTTTACATTCATTTAATTCTCCTAACACAATTCTCAATCAATGCCTTAAATTTTTCAGGATTATCAGTTGGGGCTTCCTTTTCATCCAGAATCCCTTTATCATCTACTACAGCATACACACTTACGCCATCGACGAATCGATTGGCGAGAACCATAAGCTCACTAAGCTGAACGTCTTTATCAAAGACGAAACAAATATCAACGCAAAGACGTGTCAAAATTTCAATTTGATTCTGTGAAACCTTCTTGCCGCCAGTCGCTACGCAGTTGCAGACATCCATGTTCCACATCTGCATAACAGACTTTTCAGCTTCACCCACATATACCAGACCTTTATTCTTAATGTACGGCTCTGTCTTATACAGGCCATACAGAATACGGTTTCTGGCACACGGCTCAAGATACAGATACTTTAATTCACCTTCAGGCGGTTTACCAAAGTATCTTCCCTTTACACCAACCAGAGTGCCAATTTCATCTCTGATTGGAATCGTGATTCTATTTGTCAGTTCATCAAAGCCAATCTCAAACTCCTGCTGCGTCTCATAAGATATCCCATCGTCAGCAAAAATCTGGTTCACATAAGGTTTGTAATAACCGAGGATGGCTTCGGAGATGGGGACTATCGGACGGTCATCCTCGTGTTCTTCACCTTCATTTTGCATGGCGATAAGTTCTTTTAGAATCAACATACTTTTAGGAAGGTCTTCCTCGAAGTTGTGATAGTAGTCAAGACCAACCCATTCGCAGATTTGCTTAATGGCTTTTGGAAAAGACAGTTCCAGAAAGAACTGAACGACAGAAATCAAATCATAACTGGTCTTTCCATTGGCAATATCTCGTGTGTAATCTACCGCAGTAAGATTTTCATTCTCGTAGATACAAAGTGCCGTTCTATTGTCACCATCTGGATTTGCACACTGGTAATAACCAGTCTTGTGACTGATGTGATGACACCCAAGTTCCTCCAGAATCGGCTTAATCTGTTGTTCTTCAAGAATGTAATTTTTCAGATCTGCGATATTTACCATTGTAGTTCCTTACTTTCTGGTGCAGACACCGACCTCTTTCCAGACATTCTGGTTCAAATTCACTTCAAACATGATTTTCTTTTTCTCACCAAAACGGTTCTTATCGATATTTCCAACGTAATACCGCTTATCTGGATTCAGCCGATGGGCACAGTCACCGCCCCACTCAGGGTCATAAGAGATGTATTGATACTTCGCGAACTTATCTTTTGGAATCTCCTTGAACAAAACCATCGTCCAAGCAACATGCTTAATCATTTTTGACTCAGCAATGTTGTTTGAATTCAGCTCATCAGGAAAATACTCATGAGCGTTTTCGGCCAACTGGATACTACCATAGATAAAGATCTTCAGGTTTTTCGCAATCTCTTCAAGCTCTGTGGCTGTGACTTTAAACGCTGCCCATTCACCAATAGATGCAATGTCGTTCTTTAGAGTATCGTAGAACACATACTTAACTCCCTGAGTAAGAGCTGCCTTCTGGATTTCAAATCGTAGGGACTTATCACTATAATCAGCAGAAACATCTTTTGCGATAATCAAGCCTTGTGATTCGCTCTCAATCCACTGGCAAACATCAAGCACATTGCGATACTCTTCGCTTTCCTCGTAGACACGAGCGGTGAACTCGTCAATACTTTCTATGTATTCTCCGTCTTCGTTTTGCTTTCGGAAGATGAAGTTTCCATTTGCATCACGGTACATTCCAAGTGTGATTTCTCGCTCATCCTTGTGGAAGCGATGACCATGCAGCTCTTGAAACTCAGGATTATTGATGGCAGTGACCAGTAAGCAATACCGGACGGACTCAAGATCCATCTCGTTCAGCAACAGAAGAGCTTTCTGCTTTTGAACCAATGTGACGTAGGCAACAATTGCCATCATGTATCTAGTCTTACCAGCGTTAGATGGCATACCATTGAACATCACAGTGCCCAGCTTCAATCCTCGGAACAAATCATTCATGATAGGATACTGGAACGGCAAGCCCATATCAGGAACACTCAGACGTTCATTGACCATTGGCAACAGACCATTATTCAAAATCTCAGCATCATCGTTTGTAATGATAACCGTGTTGATCTTGTCGGCCTTGCCACGAATCAATTTGTAAATGTCCTGAGCACCAAACATTTCAAACTGTCGATGCTTCAAGATTCCTTCAATGTTAAATCCGTTTCTCTGGTACTCACGAAGTAGCGAATATTTCTTCAGGATATTGAAGTATCCCTTGATATCATCGTCATTCGCAAGGCTCATGTAGTATTCGATGGTTGACCAGCCCTTCAGCCGCTTATACTGGGACAATCTGGACTCGTCTTCAGCCATAAACGTTAAAACAGACGTTTTATTAAATTCTTGAGTCCTAGTTTCGTAAATAATCAACGCTGCATCGTAGAAAAATTTTGTTGCTTCATCGGCAAAATCGTACTTGCTCTTGACATAATGCCCATACTCGACCAAATAGTCAGGATGCTTGTAAATTGCGCCAACAAATAAAATTTCGTTCGGGATATTTGAAATGAGTTCCACTCATCCACCTCCCTCTTTTATATCTCATCGAGAATTGCATTTATATCAATTTCATTCTCGTTTTTACTCTGTTTCGGTGCTGTTTTCATCCGTTTCAGTACCGTTTCAGTCAGATTTTCCTTCGTTTTGTCTTCGCTTTCACTGCGAATCGAAGCAAGTCTTTCTTTTCGTTCGAGATAACTAGGGTATTGAGCCAATAAAACAGCCAAGTCGTAATTCCATCGCTGACTCATATCACAGCCCTTTGCTTCTTTCTCGGCAATTATTTTATCTAGTCGGGGTTTTGCTAGAACCCACATATCGTAAAGTTCTAGCGGAGGAATAGAACCTCTATATTTGTAATAATTACCGGAAATTAACTGCGTAAGTTTCGAGTAGAAGCTGCCAGGAACAACCGCTGGGGCGTATGTATCTCGAATATGGTCGAAAAGAATCTTTTTTTCTTCCTGTTTGATATGCGCAAGCTCACGATTGTGGTCTTGCTCTCTCTTTTTGGAAAGAAGATCATCGACTTTTTTATCCGTAGTATCTTTCATTTTGTCAAAAAATGCCCTTAGCAGGTCATCTGTCCAAGGGCGTTTTTGATTTTTCTTTTTTTCTACAAAACAATCCTTGTGGTAAAAACCAGTCTTGTCGTAAAAAAAAGTGCTACGGTCTCGCTCGATGAAAATGTTCTTCCCGCAAATCTTGCATTTACGGGTAAGTTCCATTAAGCCAGTTCCTTCTCCATGATTGCGGCAACCTTCTTCAGTTCCTCGATATCAGTCATGGAACGAAATGCGGTAGACAGGCCAGCCGCCTTAACAGCCTTCTGTGCTGCACTCTTCTTCACAGGAGAAGCGGAAGCAATCAGATCGTTCAGCTTTGCCTTGATGTCGTCCAGAGAAGGCGCCTTGGATTCGGAGGCGTTCTCTGCAGGAGCATCATCACTGATGTCATTGTCATCAAGACCAAGTTCACGAGCACGAAGCTTCATCTCGGTCTTAACTGCATCATTCAGACCATTCTTGATAATGACCTCACGGTTCTTTGCAGAGCGGTCAAGATACTCCTGATACTCAAGCAGAGTCAGGTCTTCGACAACCTCACCGCCATTATGAACACCTGTACGATCCTTATCAAAATAAGCAAAGTTGATAGACTTATCATCGCCGGGATGGTACATACGGAACTCGGTGCCGACATTGTACTCCTGGCCCTTGAAGCCATCAGGAATCTTGCGGCCAGTAGAAACGCTCACAGAAGAACCATTCACCAGCTTGGTTTCAGTCTCATCCTTCTCACGGCAAATAACGATGTAGCTCACGCCAGTTGCATTCAGATCAAGAATCAGGGACTGACCCTTAAAGTTCAGCTGCTGATAATCCTTCAACTCCATACCAGCACCCTCAATCTTCACCGACTTCTCATCACCGGTCAGACCCTGTGCTGCAGCCTTAACTTTTGCACGCTTCTGCGAGAAATTGGTCAAGCCCTGTTTCGTAGTCAGATTAAGAATGGTTGCGGAGTCAACAACGATAGCATCGGCACGGAAAGGCTTACCGTCAGCGTCCAGCCAAACATTACCATCCTCATCTTCGAAGTCCTCGTTGTCAGCAACGGTATGAATGAAATCCTGTACCTCTGCGAGAGACTGAGTGTAAACGATACGGAGATTCATCGGGTCGAGCCCATTCTCCATCAGTTCCTCACGATAATCGTCGATAGAACCAGACTCAGTATCCAGATACAGAACACGGAACGGACGACCTTCAGGAGTCTTCATGTAGCAGAACTGCATAGCAAATCGAGACTTACCAGTTCCCTGCTCGCCATACACAAGCATACGAAGCTTCTTACGAATAGCAGATGCATCACAAACAATAGCCATATATGTAAATTCCTCTCTAAATCTTTTCTTTTATTGGTATCCTGTGTCACTTAGTTAAAAGCAAAAAATTTTTAGCCCCAGTTGATATCTTCCTCATCTTCAGGAGTTACAGTAGACTTATTAGAACCACCCCACCAAGAAGTGTCGTTCTCAGCAGCCTTGCCGTCAAAGTCCTTCTTAGCCTGAGTGTTGGCAGCAATCTTTGCCCGTGCCTCGGAGATATTGTCCTCAGTGTAAGTGGGCTCTGCATCCTTGTCGCCGGGATTCGGATCAAAGGAATCAGGATTAACACCCTCGATATACAGCTTGCGAACTGCCTGAGTTCCCTGACGCTTCATTTTGTTGGGACCGCCCCAGATATTCTCAGTCTCAACTTCATCAACCTTCTGCTGATTGACGATGGGACCAAAACACTCGAAGCTAGTATAAGGCTTCAGACGCTTACGAATAGAATCGGCCAGAACCTTATTCTGAGCGTTTGCTTTATAGTCAATGAAGAACTCAGCGTCCTCGATGGTGTTGTAATTCACAATCTTGGCATCGACAATTACTTCATCGCCCTCATCGCTCTTGCGGCAACCAGTGTACACAACGGTCTGAGTAAACAGAGCCAGCTCCTCGAAACCCTCTGCATCGAAGTCGATTTCCTTGGAACTCAGAGACACCTGAGTAGGAACAAAGCGAATCTGGTGCTTACCGTTGTAAGTGCTGTACTCGATATTGCCACGGACATACACATTGTCACCGTCATGCAGGTTCTCGGAGATTTCCTTAGCTGCATCGAAGTCGGTCAGAGTCTTGTTATCATTGACGACCTTACCAGACTCATTCGTCTTCTTGGTGACACCGACCTTAACACCAATCATGTCATAGCCTTCCGGTGCAACATAAGTCAGACGATCCTTCCAAGCGACTTCCTTCTTATCCTTCTCGATACCCTTGTCCTTATCGGCACGGCGGAAGAAGTAAACCTTATCACGAGGCATACCAGCCAGATCAACATAAAAAGTGTTTTCGTTAGAGGTCTGAACGCCAAAGCTCAGGACACGGCGCATAGCACCACTCTTAGTCTCCTTCTCGTTGTAGAAGTTACTACGCTGGGTGCCGGTGACCTTACCAGCCATCTCAAAAGAACCACGGGTCTGAGGAAGATTAAAAATTCTATCTGCCATATCAAGTCTCCTTTATGTAATTTTGTTTCATCTGTAATCACTTATGTCTCTTTTTATTGTCTTGAATCAATTCATGCACTATTCATTTTATGTATTATCCTCCGTCTGGTTTATTGATGGCTTATATTTAACAACCCTTCGGGTCGTTAACACTGAGAATCTTCAATGGGATCGTATGTAAACATCGCTCGGAGTACTCCTGCAAACTTATCGGAGCACTCCTGGCACAAAGAGAACTGTAGCTTCGCACCATCCCATGTCGGGCTTTCATAACCAAATTCGTGATACATAGAGATTGTATCTCCACAAGGATTCTTGGAATATTCCTTGCCACACCAGTTACATACATGTTTACTTATCACCATAGCGGCATCACCCCATTTTTAATATTCTCTATCACGGAACATTTTAGATTGAACACGAGTCAGTCTGTTGTTCCGACCATACTTAGGTCTGAATGCGGATTGCAACTTGTTGTTTGCGTATTCGAGGTCACTCTCCAGAATCTTAGCAGCTTCTTCAATGTAATCCCGAATGGTACAATACTGGTCGCTATTGATACAATGCGTCTTTAGATAATCAAGCATATCGACCGCCTGATTTTTCAAAAGAAGAGTATCCTCAAGCTGAGTCTTGCGCCGTTGGAAGAAATCTATATTCAAGTGAACATCTCCTCCTTCTTTTCAGTAAACCTACTCCAATCCATCTTGCGATGACAATCAGAACATTCACGCTCGAACTTCTCCAGCTTCGTCACACAAAACGGACAAAGATATGTATTCTTTTCCTTTTGGAAGATAGGACTTGCCGGAATACTCAAAGAGCCAGGATCGATGGTTGCATTGACAGGAATTTTGCTGTTCATCGTGTCACCTCTTATTTGAATTAGCCTTTTATGAGATTTAGTCTTCTGGGAAATGCTTCTTCGTTACTGCAACGCAGAACGGTTCAATCTCTGATCCCCAGATAGCAGCACCATCACCATACATACTTTCAAAGACAAGCGGAAAGCCACCAATTCCATCGAAAAGACTGCCAAGCGTGGGATTTTCACCGATATACGGTTTCATTTTCTGGAAAATCCAATACCACTGAGGCAAAGCGATTGAATTACCGAGTGCTTTGTAACGAGGAGAATCGGCAGGTTTGTGCTTTTTACCATTCTCATCAAACCACTCGCCAATATCGGTCCATCCATCAGGAAAACCCTGTAACCGTTCACACTCAACAGGAGTCAGGCGACGAACAATCCATTGCAGATTCTTCGTTTCCTTCTCTGCAATCAAGTCAGTAGCATCCTTGTAGTCACGAGATTTCATCGTACTAGCTTGTTCACTTTCCTTGTATTCACCAATGCGTTGCATTGCAAAGGCTTTCTTTTCGGCAACAAGCGGCATATTATTGCCACCAGTTCCCCATTGAGCCGTACAAGCCGGACTTGTATTACCTTGCTGGGTGTATCGAGCATCTTGACTATGGCTCTCAAATACAATTGGTTGATGACCATGCTCTTGTGCTCTTATTGTTCCTACAATATCGTAAGAAACATTCATTACACTACCGCCCTGATCATTCAAGACACAAATCTTTTGTTTTAAATTATGTAAAGAGGTGTTGTCTGCCAAGCAGATTAGCGTTTGATCTTGCAATGTAGAAAGCGTTGCACTCTTCTCGGTCTGTACCAGTGCGCCTTTGCCACCACCTTCGCATCCTGAACGAATCTTTAAAGTATAGGCAACAGCATTACGGTCAATAGTGTTTATAGTAAAAGCAGTATCTTCTTTTACACCAGTCCCGTTCATATTGGTTTCTCTGTCAATCATGTTTCCGACAATACAAAAGCTTTTTTCTCCCACCACTCGATCATCTTTAGCAGTGCATTCTTCAGTAATTCTGGCAAAGCTTTGCCACGTCGGGATGCTCTCGTCAGGATTCCCTGGCACGCCCGTGCGCTCAAATAGTATTTCTGCGGCACGTTGTCCTCTAAAATCCATGACAAGCGCGATTCTTTGACGACGTTGGGGCACTCCCCAATATTGAGCATCAAAGAGTCTCCATGCCAAAGACCATCCATTACCGGAAATTGCGCCGGATTTAGACCATTTTCCGCCTTTTCCCGAAGGTTTAGGAATTGTAGCGTCTGCTTCGACGATGTGTGCAAATTCTTCCAAGACGCATCGGAAGTCTTCTCCGTTGTTTGAGGAAAGTGCTCCTCTAACATTTTCCCAGATTGCAAATTTTGGACATTCTCCATTGGTGGCATCCCTCATTTCCTTTATCACACGAATCATTTCCATAAATAGACCAGACCGTTCTCCAGCCAAACCTGCCCGCTTACCGGCAATAGAAAGGTCTTGGCTAACAAGGTGAACCACCAGTGATACACGAGACAGGCTCAATCTTAGAACCATCAATCTCGCAAATACTTCCATAATGTTTCACCAAACCACCTCCTTTTAGTATCCTGTGTTACATAGCTAAATCTCCGAAAATGAGCGAAAAAATAATAGACGTATCAACGTCATATTATTTCATCGCTTATAAAACAAAAATTTTATGTATACCCTATTGGGCTGGTGGGACAGGCAAGATTTGAACTCGCGACCAAGCGGTTATGAGCCGCCAGCTCTGACCAACTGAGCTACTATCCCATATTCCCAGTCAAACAGCTGCAACTATTCAACTGGGAACCTTCCTTATAAACACTATTGCATCTATATCATATAGACGAGGAAGGAATAACAGTGATGCACATTTCCTATATCTCTCCCCTTTCGGGGTGGTATCTCGCACAGGCGCAGCCGGATTTGACCGCTAAAAATCCTACCCATACGAGATTGGAGCAGCGAAAGGTAGTCGAAACCTCATCCTCAGCTTGGAAGGCTGATATACTAACCATTGTACGACCGCTGCATAATCACCCAGCTTACAAAGCACTACTGCACCATCACTGGTGAGCTGGGAATAATAGTGGCAGTCAAAGGAGATCAACAAACGGTACGCAACCATTCTATGATCGTGGTGCGGATAGTGGGCATCGAACCCACACGCCGAAGCACCAGATCCTAAGTCTGGCGTGTCTGCCATTCCACCATATCCGCATAAATTGCGCCAACAGGGGTCGAACCTGTGATGGAGGAGTCAAAGTCCTCTGCCTTACCGCTTGGCGATGGCGCAGCATATGCCCAGCTTACTACGTCACACTGCTCCGTTTCCAGAGAGCTGGGAATAATGTGAATGAAAAATTCTACATGCCCTTTCGGGTTGGTCCGAGTGACAGGTCACGATCCTGCGGCCTCATGCTCCCAAAGCACGCGCTCTTCCAACTGAGCTACACCCGGATATCAATGCTACCGACCCGACTTGAACGGGCACGTCGTTTCCGACAGGAGATTTTAAGTCTCCGGTGTCTGCCATTCCACCACGGTAGCTTATATAGAAGATCAGAAACAGCCAACATTTGTTTTACATTCCGGTTTACTGGCTACCTGAAGGGTATTCGTCCGACAGCTACTCGGCTTGCACCTTATTCCCCTTCCTATTTGGCTCGGCATCCTTTACCGGTATGATACCTGTCGTTTGCCAATGAACGGCCAATCCCCGATCTAGCCAGAACAACTGATCTTCATGGTAGGGATAATCGGATTTGAACCGATACGTCTTTCGACACTTGAGTTTGAATCAAGCGTGGCTGCCAATTTCACCATATCCCCATATTGCCGGTCTTTCCCGGCTGTCAGCCCCGCGCAGAGCATTTTTGGAGGAAGAAACATCACGATACTTCGTTAATTATTCTAACGAAAATCACGATAAAATGTCTATTTTAATTCAGCTCTTCTGCTGACTTGCGTAGAACTCATTCCGCAGCTGAATAATACCCTTCTTGCAAAAAGACTCCTGGTCTTTCTCTCGTTGCTCACGCATCCAACCATAGAACAGGTTATCCTCAGCAGTAAATAGCTTGGCAGTGTTTTCGTAATAACCACGCTTCTGGACACTCTGCATGACACCACGCAAGAACTTCCAGTGCTTATAATAAGGAAGCTTCATCTTAAACATAAAATTGTTGCTGTCTCGCAAAACAAAGCCTTCAACGTGTTCAAAGCCATGATGCAGATAGTTCTCGTTCATGACTTCCTCGTACCAAGGATAAAATTTACTCCAGTTCTCAAAAGTCTTAACCTTCTCCTTAATCTGCAAATGACACTTTTCAGCAACACGCTTCAGATCATCGTAATCCATCACACTGAAGTTCATATCATTCGCAATAATATCCAGCAAAACAATGTGTGGTTTCTTGTATTCAATGATATGAGCATCATTCACAGGATCAATCACCTCGAAGATGATGGAGCCATTCTCTTTTGCAACTTCTTTCAGATTCTTACGATCTTCATCAGAAGTCGTATCCATGAGAATCTTTCGGAACATATCTGCAAAAGGCCCTTCAGGAGTGGATTTACTTGCAATGAACAGGCCATCCTGTTCTGCATCATACGAAATGATACCAAGAAATCCGTTCTCTTTTAGATACGCAGTCACCGGGAACTTCAAAGTGTTCTGTAGGTTTCCAATTCTCGTTTCATTCCGCTCATCAACCGCAAAGAACTTATCATAGCTTCGAGCTACAATCTTATTCGTCTTTGTGTTAATGAACAATCCCCTTGCTTTGGTAGAAACCTCATCCCAATGCTTCTTATAAAATGCTTCACGAGAGAAGTTGAAAGAAGAAATATCTCCGAATCGCTTCTCAAACACATATTTGCTTTGACGCATCTTACTAACAAGTTCTGCGTTATCGAACTCAGTTTTCATTTCAACGGCAGATTCGGTCTTTGGTTCCTCTTTTCGGAATACATCATTCTTGGTTTCTACACACTTGACGGGCTGACCGTGTTCAAGTTCCACGCAACGGAGATATCCACCAAACTCGATTTTTCCTTCGAGGTTGTAGCACCGATGCCCCATATCAATAGGAACATCCTGCACATTTCGATGACCGAATATCTGAATATAGCTATCAGGCATCGATTTTTCCCAAGACTCAGCCACGGTTAGCATATCAGGATAGCGACCTACACCTTTGATCATCTGGTCAGCAGATACGAAAGGAAGAAAATAAGGCAGATAACTCAAACCACCGTGGCTCACGAAATACCGCTTACCATCATACTCAAAGTAGGCACACTGGCCGACTCTGGAATAGATCTTACGAGCAGTGTTCTTATCAATACCAGCTTTAAAAAGCTGCGGACGAGTGTAGTTTGCAAACTCTTCACTCTGAACCGGTTCATCATGCCCCCACTTGTTCAGCCAACGCTCGTGATTCCCTTCCAAAAGGATCACATTCTTGCGGTTGTTATTTACAACATCACACAAGAACTTGAATACCTCAACGTTTTCGATGCCACGATCGAGATAATCACCAACGAAAATATAAAGTTCGTCGTCCTTCATCTCGCCAAGGTATTCACTTAAACAAGTATAACAGCCATGAACATCACCGATGACATGGATCTTCTTCCACTGGTTGAAGTCATTCGGACAGTAATTCAAATCGGACATCACATCTGTAGTAGAAGGAAGAACTGTCACGCCAGAAGGAACTTTTTGAGTAGCAAACCGAGCGTACATCTTATCAATGGCCGCTTCAGGAACTCGCTTCAGCCATTCTCTCTGAGCGTTTCTTCGTTTGCATTCCTCAATCGGAAGGTCAGTCATGTCAATAACATACATCCGATAACGATACTGTTTTGCCAGATTCTTATAACGATTCATTTCGACCGTCTTGGAATTCGTTGCATCAATCACGGTAAACTCGCCATGACTCATACGCACCTCAAGCAGTTTGAAAAGCATCTCCCATACAACATCATCATTCTGCGGAGAAATCTCCATCTGCCCGGCAGGTGTTTCCTGTGCGCTCTGGCACATAAGGCGAAGTGTATCAGCACTCAATACGTACTGTTCAAGATTATGCTCTTTAATATAGGTGGACTTCCCACAACCTGGTGCTCCACGGAACAGCAAAAGCGTTCTCATCTACATTTCCCTTTCTAATAAGTATCCTGTGTTATATAGTTACAATGTTAAAATCAAGGGGCCGAAGCCCCCTGTTTTTAATTTTTGTGGAAGTATTCGATCCAGCCCTTGTATCCTTGCCGGAAACTAATGTAGGCAACCTTGCTGCACTTTCTTCCGATAATGTCCGCAAGAGGATCTTTACCATTTCCGAAACTAAGTTCTGCAAGATTAAATTCTGGATGAGTTTTACAGTAGTTATAAACCTTGACATACTCGCCGTTTCTAGTCAGATGTCTTCGGTCTAAAGCCTTTGAATGATATCTTCTTTCGAGAATATCATTCAAGCGCGTGAAATAACTATGAATTGTGTTTGTAGACATTCTTGAATCACTGTCTGCACCAGTTCTATCCTCTGTTTTGCGAAGGATGTAATCACCATTTATGACATAAAACGTTCTGTATCCTCCCATATTTGGAGCATCGTATTGTTTCATTTCATAACACTGCTTAATGATATTCATCAGTCTTGCGTCAACACCGGTCCTATTCAGAACAGTACATGATTCAAAATCAACATTGTTGATTGTCAGATTAGAAACCTCTTCAGAAGTAAGTCCAATCCAGTACAGTACGGCAATCACGTTCATACGAATCTGATATGGTTCTTCATACTTGTCCAAGAAATCAACAAACTCATCAACTGATGCAAAATACTTGTCCTCGTGAACTCACATCGCTCTCCGAGAATTCAGCTAAGTCATACATACTCGCTCGATCATCACTTTTGATGTACCCTGTAATTATCGACTTTACATTTCTGAACGACCGACTTGAGTTCACCCAATTGTATTTAGCAAACATCCTTACAAAATCATCTTTTGTGAAGTCAAACAACTCATATCCACGCTCGGCCTCGTAATCCATAACATGGTTAAGCGTCGATATAACAAACTCACCGCTTCTATCAGAATACTTTTCGGCAAAAGATTTGATTTTTTCTTCAGTAAGCATAGTGGCACACTCCTTCTTATTATGTAGTGTACCATTAAACCTGAGAACAAATCAAGCAAATGCGGCAAAATTCTGAAATTCCATAGTATGTTGTACACCGCTCAGAAATGCTGCGAGCAAAAATGGTTCATCTTTGCATCTTGCCATTGCAATCATATTCATCTGACGCTCCGACAAGACACCAAGTTTCTTGATGAACTGTCCTTTGTTAAGTGTATCAGTCTCTTCGCAGAGAACGATACTATCAACCTCTAGGAACTCGCAGTCTTCCTTTGAGAGTAGAACATGAACCGGAGAACGCTTATATATTCTTGAAGATAACGGATTCCCTTTGATTGTTGGGCTGAAGAAGTTACGCTTGTTGTTACTTGTCACAACGAACGGTCGAATGCCGCGCTGCTGATGACCTGTCGCATTGGATAGATCAACCAACCAAACCTCTCCGACCTTTGGGTCAATATTGTTATCCATAGTCATTCTCCTCTACAATGATGTAGCTCCGTTCCATAGCTACATTATACAGGATACAATCACAGAAGTCAAGAGGTTTTTGAAAATATTTTTAGTGCCCGTACAACTCAGGATTCTCTGATACGAACACACTAGTATTATCGAAGATCATCTCATACGCTTTCTCTGCACAGCCAGACCTAAGTTCAATTCTCCTTACTTCATGGCATTTTTGTCGCAACTCGATGTGACTCTCATTTCCGAAGAACCCCACGCCATTAACAATCCCACCCGTCTCTACGCCAATGTCGTCAATCTTTTTGCAGATCATGTGAATATCCACACCATTACAAACAAAGCAGACCCACACTCGCTTTTTTCTTATGTACTTTAAAAAATCATCAACCCGTATAACTTTCAAAACCTTTCTATCGCTCATCAAGAATAACCGCCTTCCGCTCACACAAACAACTTTCAAGATATATTATACACAGCCTTTTGTTTTAGTCAATATATTACACATCTTTTTGTTGTATTATTTATCAAAATTTTAGATGACACTCAGCATCATCCACAACCAACTTCGAATCATAATAGAACCTATGTGCGCCAAATTGTCCAGCAAAGGTTGCTCCACGCTCGTGCCAACTGCCGGGAGCTGCAGTCGGGGTTACAAACCATTGGATAGGTTTGTCTGAAATTTTAGCACCATAATCAAACACCATAGAGACAGCCAGCTCATTCTCTGCTGTAACCTTCCTATTATATAAGGAACTATAACCATACTTCTTAAAGACCTGCTGGATGGTTAAATCATCAAGTACAGCGGAATCATAAAGACATTGAGCAACGGCCATCTGGCCTTCCAAACTGTCAGCACCTGCTTCACAAGCAACAATCTGCTCTGCAAGAGCACGCTCATCATCAGTGAGTTCATGTTTACCCTGGCTAAAGTTCACCACCTTCGTTTCAACGATTTTCTTTACAAAAATTGTAGGTTCATCGTTCTCATCTTCTTTTGTTGCCTGTGTAACATTATGAACCGATTGATCATTATAATATGTATATGTGCCTCCAACTTCAGTATTCGGTAACGCTTTTATTACTAAATTCCCTGCCAGCAGGCACATTATACACACAATAGCAACGCTTTGCTCACGATTTGTTAACAACTTATTAGTGATAAATAAAACCTCCTTTCAACTTTCAATCTCCCAATCGCCTGCATTAAACTCAGTTGATGGATATACACAACGATCCGACATAAAGCACATGATATTCTGCCCTGTCCCATAAAAATCATAATCAATAACTTTCATTGTGTCCCCGTCTTCGGCTACAATAGTCTGTCCAACTTTTAAAACATCAAAAGTTTTCATAATATCACTCCTAAAATATTGGTTTTATCAAATCTTTAAAGACTCCTCATTTACAGTCATCACAAGCTCGTTGACCCGCTTCCAATCAACATTGTCCGGCAGGTAAGTCTCACTCTTGTCCACTGACAATCTGCTTTCATAGGCCGGAATCAGTTGCTGACGAATCTCTTTGTAATCATATTCACCGTTGCGAAGCTGCGTCAGGAAGTTATGATCGTTGTCTCGATAGGTTTTAATTTCACCTTTTTCTAAGATGTCAAAGAGCATCAGGTATACACGAACTGCATTCATTACCGTCTTGTGCATTTTCTTTGAGCCATGATAAATTGGATCTTTGTCCAGCGTATCAGCCTTCTGAATCAGCTTACCTGCAAAACCGCCAAACGAATAGATTACACGCCTCGACAGGAACAGCTTTTTATTATCCATAAGTAACTTTGTCATTGGATTATAGCTAATAACGAGTTCATCGGCGTTCCCTAGCTGCTCCAGCATATTAGGATTTCCACTGCACATTAGCTTCACAGCCTTATTAAAGCTGTAGATTGTAGTATCAGTTTGAGTATCCACATAATGTTCAAACTCACCAAGACCAAGAAGGTCTTCTCTTGAATTTAATGCCACCCCTCGGATGTCGAGATCTGAACCCTCAACATTTGTTCCATAAGCATGACTGCCACCGACCGTTACGAACATCATATGCTTGCCAAGATGCTCATTCTCCCGAAGAAAATTATATTCTGGAAAGCATAATGCTCCAAGCAATTCATTTCTTGTCATAAAATCACCTATATTAAAACTTAGTTTTACAAGCTACGCAAAAATTCATACAACTCAATTTCACCTTGCAGCCAAACGACATCTCCGCCAGCTTTCAAATACACCGAATAGACCTTATCAGGATGCTCGAAGATGGATTCTACCTTCTTAGCTGCGTTCCGATCAATAAGTACACTACTCATAGTCTTATTCTCCTTCTTCAAAACGCATATCCGGCCACCTTATTATGCAACGGCGGTTCAATCTCGAATGCTGTGTCACTCTCAGCATCATATTTAAACCACCTCGTCAATTCTGGTCTTGGATACAGACCTTCCTCGTATCCTTCAACGACTGCGTAGTTGTAACAATGTTCAAAGATGTCAGTCACGTTTTCTTTAACAACTCGAATAGCCTCTGCCAAATCTGTAAAGAATCCAGCGATCCAACTATCATCCGGCATCCAATAGATTCCTTTGGTATTTGACACTGGCGAACTGAATTTCGCATTCTGCTCGTTCTTAAACGAGTCAATCATTGTTACGGTATAAATCATTTACTCACTCCATTTCATCTAGTAACTCTTTTGCATGATTAAGTACGTCGTTGGTAACAACCTTGCCGCCACGATTCAGTAACAAGAATACACGCAACGTATCTTTCTTAGAAAGATTCCGCAAATCTGCAATAGCAACAGCGGCCTCATCAAATGTTCTCTTGTCCTTTTTAGAGAGTTCACTATACAGATATCCTTTGTAACGGAAACGATCTTCGTAGAATGCAGTCAGCGTCAGAAGCCTCTGCTTTCCATCAATGATTTCATAAAGGTAATTCTGATTTTCATTCCATTCGTCCATATCAATATTTTTTAAAACGAATCGACCAATTTCACCACCCATAAAAATTGTTTCAAGAAGCAGTTTACGGTCATCATCTGTCCACACAGATCCACGTTGATAACTCGGATTGCAGTTGATGCCAAAGAAGTAATACCTGTGGAGCAAGGATTCGATGGTCACATTTGAGTAGGAAATCTTAATGTCATCATTCTCTGTCAGTTGAGATTTCTTCTCAATACCTGCTTTACGAATGTTAAACCACGTTTCGTACCTATATCCATCATCGTAAGAAACACCGTAATATAAACCACCGTCGCAGACTTCATCAATCTTGCATCCGCTAAGATGACCAATCTCTACAGCATCTCCCACATCATAATAGTATGTAGGCTCACCAGCACGGCTTACCATCTCAGGAAGCTCCATAAAAGTAGGCGACTTACGAGCTATTTCTTTCGGCGTTAATTGCAGTGCTTCTACTGTTTTCCTTCTCGGCATAACTATTTCCTCCTAAATCTTAGTTCTTATCTGTTAAGCAGTTCTTTGATGTAAAGCGTCTTAAAATTTTTCAGATTAGGATGTTTGCTTCGAGCCATCTTTTCCGCCCGTTCTTCAACGCTCAAAATACTTTCAAAGCCATCATCTGCATCAACAACATAGCACATACATTCACGGTCGTGCTTATCATTCCAACCTTCAAAAAGAACAACGAACTTTTTCATAATGTATCTCCATTAAAACTCAGTTTTTATCAAATGTCTTTCCACCATTCTGAAATATCTCTCGAATCAATTTCCAGCTTTGTTGTGGACTCACGAAAACAACCGCATGAATTATCCCAATATGCAATAACAACATCCGTTTCTTTCTTAATCTCATACCCATAACATTTATGAAAATATAAACTCAAAAGATACGATCTCCCGTTTTTGAAGTATTCTGGAATTGGTTCGTCAAATACATAAACCCACATATATCCTCCTAAATCTTAACTTTTATCAACTCGTTTATTCCAAGCATTTACTGCATCCAAAAGCATATTATTATCTGGCATTCCACAATTAACAAGATTATCATAATACGCTTTTGTTCTCAGTCCACAATAATCACATATGACTTGCGCTCTCAATTTAAAAAGCGTTGCTGGACCACCACAACATGGGCACGATTTCAAATCATACATTTTGACCATCCCTTCCCTGTTCCATTTCCAGCCGCTCACTCTGATCATCAGCAATAGACGCCACTTTCAGTAGTCCCATTACAAAAATCCCAAAAGGAACAAGCAGTACAAAGTAAAATGCAATAAACGATATTATCATAATCCACATTATATTAACCTCACATTTCTTTTAGCTTAAACATCTTGTGCTGAGGTTGCTTAAATCATACACCACATGAATGTAATTTTCAATCCAACAATTTTATTTTCCAAAATTTTACTAATAATCCTACGTCATCAATAGTTATATCATCGGTCTACACATCCTTTTGTTAAATATCCACAAGAACCCGGATTTTATCGCCCTTGTCCATTGTATCTTCAAGCTTGCCATTGATAGAATCAATTTCACGCATTAGCTTACAGCGATAATTTCCATCCTTATCAAGTTTGAAACACAAATCCTCATCACCACTCTTGTAACCCATATAGCATCCAGAACGGCACAGGCTTGTCACATCAAGTGCATCTTGGATTACTCGTGCTTCATTAAGAGTCAACTCAATCTTCATCGCAGTCCACCTCAGTATCATCTGTTACACCAGCAATAAAAATCTTGTGACTTCCATTTTCATTACGCTGATAGTCGCCACCAAGAATGTCAATTGTCATAAGAATCGTGTTGTAGTAATCATACGCCCGAAACTCTTGCATCTTGTTTTGAAAAGGCTTTAGCCCTAAATCTCTCCAAACATTATCTAAGTGACGCTCCAGATTACAAATACCTTCACGCAGCGCATTGATTCTTTCTCTGTCCGTCATTTTACGCTCCTTTTTTACATATCCTGATTCACTGTATTCCATATCTCAGTCGAAATACTTTCATTTTCATCAGACAGACGGTTAACCCAAGCATTCAGTACCTCTCTGTACACCGTCATATTCGGGCAGAAGTAGCTGTTTGTAAATACCGGCATATCATCATTACACAGAATTCTCATAACAGCAGCGCACACGGCTGCGGATCTTGATACGCCAGCACCACAATTCACACAGAACCAATCAGTCTTATCTTCCTCATGGTTATCAAGAACAAAATTCACGATATTATTAGCCTGAATATCAGTGATACATGTGCCTTCCAAATCAGTAGTACAATCATCAAACTTCAGCGGTAGAAAAGTAATATTGCCCTCACACTTATGAAAATCAATATGATGGCCATTAGCTTCAGTGATCGAGATAAACCGAATCCGTTCAAAATGTGGCTGTCGGATAAAGTCTTCTGCGTCTTCTGCGCTCATCACCGAGAATTTCCATTTTCTTCGATACATAGTAATAATCATTTCGTTTTCCTCCACAGAATTTAGGTTTTATTGTTTTCATAAAGTTTTAACATGATTTCTAGCGAAATAGAATCCAGACTACCATGTTGAACCAAATTAAGCGCCATGTAAAAATTCCTTCGAATATTAAAGTCCACTACGTCCTTTATCTCACCGCCTTTTTGAGCGTGATACAAAATATTATTTAACTTAAACAGTTCCTGATAACTTAACTTGACAACGACATCACCATCTCTCCCTTTTGGATTTTCATTTCCATTAAAACTCAGAATATTCATAGTTACACCTCCAGTCGAATATCTAAGTCTTTAAAATCAACCACTTCTGATTCACCATCATACTCAACATCTACATTCGATAAATATGTTTTGTACATCTTTTCACGACGTATAGCAGCTTCCATGCTCGGATGTCGAATATCATAAAGCAACTGTTTAAGTCCTTCATCCGTCAAATTATACTCTTCTTGCAACATACTCATATCCACACCTCTCAATCAAAACACAAACGGATTACTATTCACCGTTATTATCAGTGCCACATTCAAAACAAACATTATAAACGCGGTCATTCTTTATCACCTCAATCTCTAAATTCAATGTCTACAACAATGTTTTCAGGCGCTGTCATGTACCTTCGTGCCAGCAGTTCTACCATGCGTTCCTTGTCCCCAAGATTGCTATTACGCAAAAGATACGAATAGACTTGTCTGCCTCTGTACAAGAACACAGCCCATGCATTTCTCCTCAATGGGTTTGTTGCGTTAATCATTCCATCGCTTCCTCCAGATAGGTAGTCACATCACCAAAATTAAAATCCAGAGCATCAATCATATCATCCAGAGCATCCACAGCATCAGACAGATTCGTGCAAGCATTATCTGCTTTATCATACCGCTCACTCCCCTGCAGATTCTCCGGCATGTTATCACGATACTCTTCTTCTTCCCACTGAATGCTCTCGACATCTGATTTTACACATTCGACCTCTGACACAAGCTCATCCAGTTTCTCACGGATAAAATCAAAACGGTTAATGGTCTGCTTGATAGCTTTTCTACGAGTGTTATTCATTTTCAAATCTCCTTTTAATCTACGATGCCAAGCTTGCAAATGTTTTTCGGATCAGTGATGTAGCCAAATGTCAATGTATTACGAAGATATCCCTTGTACTCAAATCCACGGTCACGAGCTGCCAAACGACACACATCTCGAATTGCAGATTCTCTCGGCCATGAAATACCAGCTAACTGATACTTCCACTGAAGATCTCTCAGCTTCTGCCATGTAATAACCGGTTCCCTCTCATCCTCGAAACACAAACCATTCTTGACTGCGTATTCAAGAGCGTTACACCGCTTATTCTCCTCTGATGTACAAGTGCCCCATTCGTTTTCGAGACGGCGATGCGCTCTATCAAACGGCGCTTGCTTTACTGTGTCAATACCAAACGCTGCGCCAAGCAGACCCAAACCAAGTAACAGTCCCATAATTCAAACCTCCAATTTACTTTTATCAACGTCAAACGTAAAACCATCCTCTGTTTTTTGATAGTTCACTTCGTCAAGTGCCTTATCACGTCGTCTATTCTCTTTCACTATTTTAGCAACATTAGGATGATGCAGATTATACACAAATTGCTTTGCTTCATCACCTCGCAAAACGATATCTTCATTCATCATAATCACGCTCCTAAAATCACTCTTTTATCATTTTCATTCTGCGAAGATTTTTATCCAAGGTTGCGTTTTTTAGCCAATCGGTTCCGCATTGAGTATCCCTACTCACTCTAAGATTACGACCATTCCCTATCGGACAAGCCCGGCGATAATCATCAGCAGTTTTACAACCAAGAGATTCTGCTTCGTCCAGAGCTTTTCGCACATAAGCCCATGTGCTACCGCCGAGATCAGAACACTTACCAATCACAGCAAGCACAAGTTCGTCACCCATGCGCTCAACATATTTTGCTAAAGCCTTTTGACCAGTAGCACCAAGCTTCCCAATATCATCTCGAAAGACATCCTCGATAGATTTCGTCGTTGTCGTCTTATCACTAGACGAAGACGATATCTTATCTTTTTCTTTCTCTTTTTCTTTTTCTAGCTTTGTTTTGCTTGCATTTGCTTTGTTTTGCTTACGCTTGCTTTCACCTCCAGCTTTTCCAGAAATGCGCTTACCTTCGATGTATTCGGCATCTTTAATTAAATCTCTCTTAATAGCAGGCCACACATACCGCTCATTTCCGTTGAGTTCAGGCTCCGTTCCAGACGATTTATATTTCATCATCGCCAATACCAGACGCCCCACCTCAGCAGCACTAAGTGGTTCAAAGTAGCTCTCATAAGTATCCCAGATTTTAATATAAGTATCAGCCATAACACACCTCAAGAGTTTTCACTATGAGTATTCACACCATAATTGATTCCAGAGTAATATCTCTCATCCACTTCTGAATCAAGACCAATATAATGAAGAGTGATTGCCTGACTACTATGATTCAAAGCGTGCTGAAGCCAGGCCAGAGCCATAACATCATCACGGTGCTGTACCATAAACTGATAGCCGAATGTCTTACGGCAACTATGTGTTCCAAGATTATATGGAAGAGCCATATCCTTTTGAACCTTTTTCATAATTCGTCCAAAACTATCCACATCAAGCGGCTCCCCGGATACCTTTGGATTTGCCTCGTGTGTATACATAATTCCAGTCTTTTTACTAATTGATGTCCCACCTGTGCTCCTCAGTGAATTGCGAGAGCTGCCTTTACATGACGGGAAAAGCCAATCGTCATAATGGAGCTTAACTTTATTGATATAAGTAGAAATCACTTCCAAAGCAGATTCTGGAAGAAAAACAATACGGTATTTTCCAGTCTTCTTTTCCTTCATTCGTATTTTTGCATTTGCATTTACTTGCAACTTTCCATTTACCCTCTGCGTTGTAACATCTGAAACCTTAAAACGAAGCAAATCGCTTGCACGAAAACCAGTACATACACCAACATTAAACAAACACCAATCACGGTACATCCCACGATTCCAAAAATATTCCGAAATTCGTTTAATATCCTCTACATCTTTAATAGGCTGCACCGTTCCATTACAAGCTTCCTTGCGTTTGATACTATAGTTCTTCGCCTGGTTATGTTTCACTTTGGGAGCAGGATCAACCTTTGGCGGATTAAACTCAACTGCGTTATTTTCGTTCTTTTCAGATACTGCGTTCATATTTGCGTCTCCTTTAGATTCCATATTTTAAACAATACTTGCCATAGGACAGTCCCTCTGCATCTGCCATTCTTGTAATTTCAACAAATGTCGGTTTGTGTTTCTTTTTATTTTTACATCTAATATCTTTTTCTCTATCCACAATCCTTCTGCAATTATCACAATAAAGCTTTCCACACTTTGGCCCATACCACGTAGCCCCACATCGTTTACACGTTATGTTTCCATATTTCATCATTTTCTTATACCTCAAACTCATCAATTTTCCAGTGATGGCGATAATAATTTCCAGAATCCCCACTAACAACGGATGCTTCAGTAGCAACGCACCACGTCTCGTCATCGCTTACCGGCTGATTGCTATCTTTACAGTCATTAAAGAAATGAACCATTTTATCAAGCGCCTTGAGCTTATCCGTTGTAACCGTGATTACAGAATCTTCTGCGTAGAAATCGCTATAATCAACACACTCGTGCAGAACATAAACCTTCATAATATGTACCTCAATTCTTTTCAAATTGCTCCTTCATCAACTGCTTTACAGTTTTCTTAAACAGTGCCAGGTTCTTTTCATTTTCAATAAACACCTTAGTCTTCGGATTTGGTGCTTTACCGTGAGCTTTTTCATAAGCAATAAATAAATTATTCATTTTCTTATAGCCAATCCGCTCGTAAATCAGAGTGTAAGTGTGCTTGTATTGCGGCTTATCATTAAGCTTTTCTGCCAAAGGTAACAGAATCGGAATAAGAATCTTCGCCGTTTCGCTCTGCTTCTTGAGCTTTTCTTTCGCAACCGGCTCAGACTCAACTTCATTAACTTCCACCTTAATCACAGGAGCATCACAGACAGCCACTTCAGGAGCTGCTTCAATAGTTTTTGCTTCAGGCAAAGCTTTCCGTTCAGTAACTTCTTCCTTCTTCTTGCTGACCGCTTCGGTATACAGATCCTCAACCAGAGCACCAAAGATAGACTTGTACATCGTACTTGCTTCAACCACATCAATCGTAGGAATGTGACCAGTACGACCAGTTTTTACACAATACTTTTTACGCTCTTCCTCGATGACAAAGGTATAAACACGATTCATGTATTCGTAAACATCACGGAACACATCCTGAACCTTCATCTCATTGATTGCCGCAATCACATTGATGCGTTCATACATCTTCTTACGCCAGTCACTCATTACATCCTTACGAGGAGTAAAGTTTCTGGTAGAACGAATCGCATCATCCATCTGCTTGTCCTTAATCTGATGGACACACTGAGATACGCTGCTAATCACATTCAGTGCTTCATTGCTGGTGGCGCGAGCTTCCTCAATCTGTTCACTGAGATCTTTGCGAGTGGAATCAAGTTCACTCTGAAGATTCTTCATACTATCAAACAGAGCATGAAGTCTTACGTCAATGAATTCTTTGCTCAGTGCAGCATCCATCTTATGAGTAGCTAAAACGGTATCGCCACGCATCAAAGATTCCATAATGTCCAAGCAGAAATCCATAAACGCATCAGCCTTCGGCTGACGGGACAGACGACAGATCTCCATAACGCCACGCAAATTGTAACAAATAATTTCACGCTCTTTCGTGATTCCGCCTTCAACTTTCCTTAGTTTGAGTAATGTTGAAAGAGGGTCAAGACGATCCGTATTCTTAACATGGATGTTTTGAATTGCCTTATTAGGATTATTGTACTCTAGCGCAGCACCAATCTGTTCACGGGTCATGTAATACTGGTGCTTGTCATTCTGGTACACATCCACATTCAGTGCACCAAAGGACTTTGAGGTTATTACGGTCATAGGATTATTGGTAATCATTTTGTTTTACTCCTTTGTATTTCATTTTTTTAGAAGAACTGTTTTATCAGATTGTGACATAATACCATCCAGTATACTTATCTACATATCCCATTCTCTTATCTTCTTCTGGATCATAAAAACCGGTAGCAGATATTGCTCGTCCAGCCTTTTCATCAATATAATCAGCGACCTTCTGTGCATCTTCATATGTTTTGCATAGAATATTCTCACCATCACACCAACGATCACAACCATCTTCTGGACAACAAGGCATATTTCTTACAAAACGATTCCAAACATCGAAAACATGATTTTCAAATTCACTCATAATCGTCACCTCAAAACTGATACTTCCAGAACAACTTTGCATTGCCTGTAATTGTCTGTAAGTAGTTAATGTATTCATTGAAGGAGCACACACCCTTCATTTTCATCTTGCGTACTTCCACTGCCGGGGCAGCAACCTTTGAATCAAAATCAACGGCATCAATAAATGCGCTATCAACCATCATCTGCTCAAACATCTTAATATCATTGATATCCACTTTTAATTCTCCTTACTTAAAATCCCACCATGCGTTAATAGACGTATTCGGAACATAAACCTCAAGCATATGGTAGCCATCACGAATCCATTCAGGTTCATAGCCTTCATCTCGCAGTTCTTTCATCAGACTTTCAAAATCATTATTAACAGCCTCTACCGCATCTTCAATTGTTTTGTACTCTACACGGTAAGGACCATTACACATCGTATCGTCATAAACAACAACCACTGCTTTATTTTTCATATCTAAAACCTCAACAACAATCAGCTACAATTTTCTCAAGCATATCCATAAGTTCTTTGAACGTTTTACATTTCATTTTTACATTAAAAATCGAGCAATAAATAACCTTTGCGTTATCACAAGGACATTCACTCTCGCCGTTATTGTACACTCTTATTAAGTCATATGCACTTGTTGTGATTGCACTCTTTTCTCCGTCCTCCTCAATAAGCAAAATACAACTTTCCCGAAGATAAATCCTATTAAAAGTCCACATTTTTAAAACCTCGATTTTATTAAAGTTTAATGCCTAACATATCGAAAAGACATTTAATAGTTCTAATCATATCATCAATATTGTTCACGGTATCGCCCCATGCACCACCACAAAGTCTTTCATTAAGTTCTTTGTCGTATGCTTCGCAAACGTGCCACCATTTGTTGTCGTCATATTCGTAATGGATATCAACATCGATATCGGGATATTTACCCACATGATATGTAACCTGCTGCTTATCATTAAAATCATCAGGTTTCTTCCCAACACCGTCCCAACCTGACGGGTTCATTGTACTGACGAAATTTTCTGCAATCTCACGTGCCGTCATAAGTTAATGTCCTCCAAAATAAAAGTTTTTTCTGAATCAAAAGGTTTTAGTAACTCATATTTGTTGGTTTCTTTATTAAAAATCCCAACTCTCACACCTTCTCTTAACCAATATGAAAGTGTATCAAGAGCTTCCTTAACTTCATCCACTGAATGATCCCATCCGCAATTTTGGATAATCATAACTCTCACTCCCTTAATTCCTCATTATATTATTATCTTATCTTCATTAAGTGTTTCGGTTTCATACGTTGCATAGACAAGCTCTGTCGGCTTGCTGTAACACGTTTTCATCCAGTCAAGTTCTGCATCACGCAGCTCTTTTGTGGGATAGACTTCATGCCCTCTATATGTATCGCCGTACATAAAGTGTCTGACAGAGTATTCAAGATGGTAATACATTATCGTTTTTTCAACTCCTCACACACTTTTGCAATGATAGCCAAACCTGTACGCCGAAAATCTGCATTGTAAGGATTTTGTGCTTGAACATCTAAATGGTACAGCAAATTTTCCAAATCAGAGCTATATTCAACGCCTGCTGTTTTACAAAGGACCTCGGCCATCGCTTGAGTGTCATATTTCATAATAAAACTCTCCTTTTATACCTCACTAAAATCCACATTGAAAAGGATCTCGTTACCATATTCAGTAAGAGTATCCTTAAACCACTTTTCGTTCTTCTGCCACCACTGTTCAGCTTGTTGCGGATTTAATACAATGCCTTTTCTTTTCGCTGCATCAATAACGTCATCGATACACCAACGAGTTTCAGCATAATAATATTGAGCATCGCAATCATCTTCTTCGTCAAATGCTTCCATCTCTGTAAATTCAGTGGATGGATGCTGCCAATCACAATTGTAAAACACTCGTTTTGCCTTCTTTTCATCACCTTCACAGATATCAATAATATCCTGTGCAGTGTAAAAGTTCGTATATGCGTCTGCAAGTTCTTGCAAAGTCATTTTATGGTCATAGGCAACACCATTCATATCGAGATCAGGAATATAAATAACGCTGTTATAACAGTCCTCTTCAGGAAAGCAATCCGCTTTAAATATCGTACACTCTTGCCCATCACTCATATCAAGCAATTCATCAAGAATAGCGCCGTTCTTCAGGAGATTATAAAGTTCGTCTTTTGTGTAAGTTTTCATGATATTTTTCCTCTTAAATTTTACACACTCACATTCTCGTAAACCCAGCCAACGCCTTTACTATGGAACTCATCTACCCAATGAAACCATTCATCCTGTGTAAAATTGCCAACGGGAAAGCCTCTCCACTTCTGATCAAGAACTAATTCTCCACGTTCGTTTTCAACCCATGCAAAATCCGTGTTCTCCTTCCAAAGACGTTCAACAAATTTGTCGCAATCATCTTTATTTTCTCTTAGTTTTAACATCCATTGTGCAGTAAGATATGTACTATCAAAAGACTCTGCGACAGCACATGGACAGTTTTTACAAGACTTCTCAATACATGACCAACAAGGCCCACCGTTATAGCTCATACTTTACGCCTCATAGCTTTCTTCCAAACAATCAATCAAATCTGCTACATACTCACCAATCTGATCACAATTTACATTTTTGTATTCCGCACCAGAATTTCCATTATCACTGATATAGACGTTAAATAAACCCTTTCCAACACGTTCAATATCAATGTCAATATTCATTTTCATACATTCGCACCTCATAAAAGATATTTTCGTCCGAAGATTCAAATAATATCATATTTTTCAAACCAAATATTCAACTCATCTTCCGACATCGAATCGATTGCAATATCCACTCGTCGTTCAATAACATCATCATCCTCATCTTCGTTCAGTTTATAACCAACAAAGTTTTCAATTGTATCAAATCCATCCATAAAAAGCTCACGCTTCAGATACTTGATTCTTTCCATCATATTATTATCCATTTTATTTTCCTCCTAAAACCGTTCTTTTATCTGTTTTCAAAATACGTTTTTATTTCTTCTGTATCATTAAAATATTTGCTTGTAAATTTTCCATCATCAAAAATTATCAATTCATAATCTCCACGGTTTACTGCTCCTGTCCCTTCTAATGTCTGAATTATCATGTCGTCATTACAATATTCTGGATATTTTGGTCTATACGAAGCACTATATCCGTCACGCATTTGCGTAAAAAATACATTTTCGCTATTCCATGTTTTGCTAATTTCTTTTACTCCAATCTGAAAATTTTTAAATTTACTCATGAAATTTTCTCCTTTTAATCGCTTAAAATATCCGATCTATTGTTTTGATTCATAAATTGAAATTTTTGTTTCTGTGTCCGTGATAAAGCATCCATCACTAAACCATGTACAATTGTCCTCAATCCATTCATTTCTTTCTTCTTCACTTGAAAAAACTTTAATTATTTCTTCCGTCAACCAATCTTCAATAATATATTTCATTTTGTTGTCTCCAATAAAATTCAACTTTTACAGAACTCCGCCATAAGATCCGTTTCTCATCGCTCTCATATATGCTGCCTTACGAGAAGGACAAGGAGAAGCAACGTACTTGATTCCACTATCAGTTAAACCTGCAAACCACTGTCCATCTTTCGGATTATCTCTTCCAATAGAATAGACCTGACCGTTATCAGGATTTGCTGCAAAAGCATACCATTTTCCATCAATCTCTCTAATGTATGTCATAATTCACACCTCATCAAAATTGTTTTTGAACCAAGCAATCTCCAGCACGAATATCATCTGTGTCTCAATTTATCTCTTTTAGATCAACAACTTCGGCCATTTCCATTGCTTCTCTTTCATCCTCTGCATCAACAATCACATAACCAGGACAAGATACTGTAACAAAGTACTTCATAATTTATACCTTATCAAAATTGTAAGTAACAGTAACAACTTTCTCTGCTTCACCGATATGACACCGATCTTCCTTTAATGCCTTTTCAAGACCACAACCAGCACTGTATGTGATACCGTTTTCAAGCACATCAGAACCGATAAATCCAAATGCTCTGTCAATCTCCTTCCATTCTCCGTGATCTTCTTGATAAAGCGTATAGCCGTAATTCTCACCGGAAAGATAATCGCTATAAGTCTTTACCTCATCACGCATGATTCGTTCTGCTTCTGTTTTGTAAACATCAGAACCGCTAGGAACTTTTGTAACAATCCAACCAACATTACTATCGTCCCACGAACCTCTGAATCGTGTATCATAATCCATAGACAGGCCAGAGTGGTCATGTAACCAGAGTGGAAGCCATACAATGTGTTTATCAAGAAGAATCTGACAATCACGAATAGAAAAATCACCACGAGCATACGTCGCAATTTCATTGTATTTCAAATTGGTATACCAAGGATTGGCTTGATCTTCACGACAACAAATCGCATAACGAGTTTCTTCAATACTACTGTTATCGTTGTCAATAACCACACAGGATTCTTCCAGTTTCATGTTAAAAAGTGCATCCAGAATTTCTTCTGGCTCGCACATCTCGTAAACAAGATTGTTCCAAAACTCTTCCGGTGTGCTTGCATCGACCTTATCACCAAGACGGTAACGAGGATGGAAACAAGCCATCACGGAATCGTGGTCATCCCACCAACGAGGGTTATTGTCTGCAACGTCGTCGTGCTGAATATGCAAGCAATACAGGTTATCGCCGTAAGTCCATTTTATGATTTCATTATCGTAGCAATACAGATATTTCATATCTAAAATCTCCCTTTTATCACCAGTATTTACATTCGTACTCTTCAATAAACTTCTCTGGCGTTGTCTTGAAGATGACCTTTATTATCCATTTGAGGTCTTTCAAATTGCAACGGTTTGAACTTTCACCAAAATGTCTCCAACGGATAAAGTTGCCATCTTTATACATAACAAACCAGAAATACGGTTCGATTCGCCCCTCATAGGTTTTACCATAAACCTTACCTGCCCTCAGCTCTTTTATAATCGTATGTAAGGCGTCCATATTGTCACCTCAAATGTCCATAAACACATTCATTGCGACTGCCGTAGGCAAGTCACACAATTCATTTTGCGCCCACACTCTTGCTTCCTGATATGAATTAAATTCCTTATGCATTTTCTTAAACGGAATCAATTCATCGAGAATATCATTGCGGTAAAATACAATTTCGTATTGCTGCATAACTCATTCTCCTTTACTCTGCAATCATCATAGCAAGAACCGGCTCACCGGAATCCTTCAACTGAAGTTCAAGAATATCACCATTATCCACGATTTCACACTTGCTTAGATAATCCTGAAGGAAGAACATCTGACATTCCTGCCAGAAGATTTCTTTCGGATCTTCATTCTCACCTACGAACACATTCTTGTGATGGAAAGATTCATTCCAAATCCAACCTTCACCATCAAAACAAGCGTGAACTTCCCTCAGGTCCCACATAATCATCGCTCCTTAAAACTCCATTGTTTCTCAGTTCTTTTACAAGTGCTTCTTCGATATTCTCTTTTTCATTCTCTGAAATATTAAGAGAATAAAAAACACGAATTGAATTGTGTAACGGCCTACACTTGTACATAACATCAAGATAACACCTATCACTTGTGTTGAACATCAAGGCGCAACCTGTTCCATCTTCTTCGTGGTAATTATTTATTATTAAATCCCACATAATCAGTCCTCCCCAAAAATATGACGCTTATTGAGGTCATCACGGATAATATCCTCAATTTTATTTTTGGTATTATCATCAAGTTCTCCGTAAGGAGCATTATCAAGATAATAGAAGTGAATTTCATCTCCAAGGTCCTTGTACATGACACTCACATAAAACCCAGCTGAAATTCCATTCAGTAAAGCATATCCAATACCGTATACTTCTGAATAATTGTTACCCATTAAATCCCACATAGTTAATCCTTCCAAAAGTTGAGTTTCTTTTTGATTGTCATCTCAATTTCGTCTTTATCACCATCAGATAGAATCTTATTATCGTACTCGGAATAGCAAAACATAACGCTACGGCCATTATATTTATACATAACCATTGCTGTTTTTAATTGTTTGTCACGAAAAAAGGTTGCGCACCCAATTCCATATTTTTTAGAATATTCATTTTCAATTAAATCCCACATTTTATCACTCCTCTTGTTATTCTCTGAATGCGTTTATCTTCCATCTTTTCATATAGTCAACTGCGTCAATTGCTTCTTTTTTAGTGGACACGTGACAACACTCGTCCCAGCATCCCATAGCCTCATTAAAATAAAGTAGTGTGTAACGAGCATCAAATTCATTACGACCGAAATCATTTAAGTGAAACTTGACTCCATACTTTTCAAAGTCACGTTTTATCATTTTGTCACCTCAAAATCTCCTTGAGCATCTTTACCATACCTTCGTAATCTTTATCATCTGCACCAAGCATACGAACCGTCATATCAAAATCAACCGTCTGACAATCACTGAAATCGTATTGTTCAATATCGTTGCTACAAGTGTCAGGGTAATGTTCTTCGAGCCTGTCTTTCGTACCACAGTCACAGAAGGTTCCAGAATAATAATCACTGGCCGATTCACCTGTTTTCATGTACACACGGATACCATCTGTGACAATCACTTTAGCGAACCGCTTCATATCTTCTGGCGTAAAGGTCTTATCCATGACATCATACGAATAGACCATGTAACAAGTTTTATCAGGCTCATAAATATCCTGTTCCTTATCTGCACCAAACGCTCTAGCGTATCCACCAGCCCATCCACCACAAAAAACAAGAATTTCTTTTCCTGCTTCGATAGCTGCCATATATTCCTCTTCAGGAATCGCTACAATTCTTCCGTTAGGAAAAATAAAACCTTCAAATTCTCTCATTTTAGACAATGATATAATCTTCGTCATCAACGCAATCATTGTTTTCATCTTCCTGACAATCCGTTGCATCCCAACCGTCATCCCACCATACGTCATTATCCCATGCGGTTTCCTCTGCATATTTTTCTGCCGTTTCTTTGTTTTTAGCATCAACATAAACAAATCCAGTGCGAGTAACGGTTACGCGATATTTCATAAACAAACACTCCTTTTAATATTAGATATTCCAAGCATCACAAAGATCTTTGGACTTATCATTCGGCATCCATACTTTTGCATTATCATTAAGGAAGTAACAGCAACCAAAAAATCCCATAGGAGAATCACAAAGATTCTGTTCACCATCTTTAACACCAACTTGATAAACAATATAGATAAACTCAGCAAGTTCATGTTTATCCATTCGCTTAATGCGGTCGTACATTGTTTCCATATCAATCGCTCCTTTTAGATGTCACTCTCTTCGTTTTTAAGACGACACTGTTCCTGGCACTTGTCGTAATAATCAATAACTTCGTTAATCTTCTCAGGAGATTCTTCTCTATATTTCTTATACATCTCCACTGCCTCTTTTGCTTTACAATCGTATGCCCACCGATAAGCCTTTACAAATCTCTGCTGACGGCGACCATAATTCTTATCCTTCTCTCTAGCTTCATATATCTTTTTAACAGTTCTTTCAGTAACCTTATCGTTATTTATCGAAACTCTGTGCATCACATCAGAAAACTCAAGAAACATACTTTCAGGTACATATCCATTGTGATCTCGCATCTGCGTCCACATCTTTCCAAGCATCTGAAAGTCCTTTTTACCGATATAAGCCATACTTAACACTCCTTTTAATATTTTTGTGTTTTCGCATTCTGGTAGCGGTTATGTCTGCCCTAGTACCGCCAATCATCTAGCATAATAACGTATTATTTTAATTTTCCTTTCAAATATAGCTCCTGCTTATAATGCCTATGTTCTTTCATGATTTTGTTTCGTTCTTCTAATGACGGTTTATAATCTTTCCAGTGACTCTTGATGTGATCATCGTTTTTCTTTTTGGATTCTGGATTAACTATAAGCAAAATAGATTTCTTACTCACGTTATATTCTTTCGCCAAATCCATTAAGCTAAATAATCCAGTAGAATATTTTTTTCGGATTTCTTCTTTCATTACAGATGTAATCTTTACTCTTCTATCTTGTTGTTCTGAAAGTTTTATTTTTTCAGATTTATAAGGCATTATGACACCCACTCCTGACTTCTTATATAATCCTTAATAGATGGATTGTATTCATTACGGTCAATGTATTGACACAGGACACGCTGCACATCACGGTTATCACCGTAATCCATCGCTAACGAAATATCTTCACCGTGAGTTCCAACACCCAGGCGTTCATACTTTCTAACTTCAAGATAAAAGTCATGTGCGCTGTAGTGTCTGCCATCCCGGCGATCAAGAATGCTATCAATAATCAAAATATTCACCTCTTAACCAAAAAGATAAATTGCAGACGTTCTTGAAGTCACAGCATAATAAACACCGGTTTCATGACCTCTTAACAACATTCCGTTACAACCATAAACACCGGAAGAATATCCAACTTGAGAAAGAAACCCTTCTTTTTTGATGATTCTTTCATAATCTTCGTCGTTTGCACGTGTAACATCCTCTGCCATTCCAAGAGTAACCATATTCTTCAATTCTTTCTGAGTGTACTTACGCATTTTCTTCCATCTCCTTTACAGTCTCATCGTCCCAATGGAACCCACGCTTTTCATAAAGCGGAATCCAATGAGCCTCGTAAAAATCGTAGCCACAACCATCAATGCCAAAAATGTAACCGTAATCTTCTTGCTCGTAGATGCGGAATCCGCAATCTGCCATTTCCTGAAGATGATTTTCGAGCCACCAGTTATCACACGGGTCATTAAACTGCCACATCGTTCCCCACATCGGAAGGAAGCCGTCACGCTCGACTTCAAAATCATCTTCTCTAACATCAACTTCCTCGCCAGTGCCATCGAGACAAATTTTGTAAGTGTTGTCATCTTCGTTGTAGCTCTGAATCTCACCATCTTCGCCATAGTGGTCACCGCTAAAGATATAGACACGATCACAACAAGACGGCGGCGTGATTTCAGTAATACCTTCGCCATCCTCTTCCAAATCGACCTTGGCGAGCTTTTCAATAACGCTCTGAGGAATCGCATTAAACTCATGAACCCATGCGTAAGCTGCATCCTTCTTAGTTTTGTACATAGCCATAGTCAAATCTCCTTTTCTTGCGTATCCTGTGTTATATATCTATATGGTAAAAATAAAAGCCCTATGACGGACTGCCATTTCTAGCTATAGAATACAGGATACTGCCGATTTTGTCAAGCACTAAAATGTAGATTTTATTAACGTCACATTTTAATGCGTTGATACGTTGTTTATTTGTAAGCATTTTATGAACATCAATCAACACTCACTTCATCAGGCCGTGCCCACAGAACATCCTCTATGGTATCATCGTAGATGGTTTCTGTTCCATTGCTGTTCATAATCATGGTCACATTCTGACCATCTGCCGGGGTTTCTTCCATGCTTGCATAAGAATACAGCCATTCCTCGCCGTTCTCATCAATAACATGGATGGTCTTAATTCCGTTGCGGAATACTTCGATTTCATCCACGCTACCGGCCAGGACATAACGATTATCCAGGCGAGTTTTCATAGGCTCTGCTGCGTTTGCAGTCATACAGTTTGCCAGAATGGAAACACCAGCCACAACAGTAGCCAGGATGACGGACAGCTTATTCTGAGTAAGTTTCATTTTATGTATCTCCTTTTCAATCTTTCAAACCAAATAATTTCATACCAGCAGATCCCATGTCTGCCGGATATAGATTCACAACACAATTGTCGTAAAATTCTGCAATCAGGTTGCCACTGCAGATATCCATATAAGCATCATCCATAGACAGACCAGAAAAATCTGCTGCGTTGTAGTCATCCACACCAGAGAATCCGTACAACGCTTCCTGATAGAATGCCCTCGTCATTCTTGTTTCATTATTATCAGGAGTAACAACAAACAGCTTTTTCAAGCCATTTTTACCAAAGACGGCAACAAAGATACCGCCTGCATTATTCTCGTAAACCTCAACAGTAGCACGCATTCTTGCGTTCTCCTTTCTTATCAATGACCCCAACGGCAAACAATAACGCCGTTGATCCAGATGGAAATGTTTGCACCCTGCCGATACCACTCGACAGCTTCACGATGAATATTAGTGATAACACCTGTTTCATCGTTCATAAACCACTGACCCTTTTTCATCTTGCGTTCTCCTTTACACTCTCATGCACTCATCAAGATAGATTCGTTTACCGAAACACTTGACGTATGCTCTGCCAGACGGAGCATAGATAATCTTCAAGTGATGGTAACTGTGATACTTTTCATCTTCAATGAGTACGCCAGACTGAGCATAGATATAATCATCAATGCCATACTGAACGTCACCATGAATCTG